ACGGCACAAATACTTATGGTGCATTAGGACAGAGTTCTCATTCGGAGGGCGATTTAACAAAGGCCGAAGGTGATAATTCACATGCTGAAGGTGATACGACTACCGCTACAGGTGACGCTTCACATGCTGAAGGTAATACGACGGACGCACAGGGTAATAATTCACATGCTGAGGGTAGTAATACTATTGCATATACAGATAATTCACATGCAGAAGGTTATAAGTCAAAAACAAAACATTTTGCTTCACATGCTCAATCTTCTCATGATTTTATCGGACAAGTCGGGAGTGCTCAGTTTGAACGTTTTGTTATTTCTGATGTAATTGAATTAGCCACTCAAAATGTAGCGTATATTGGTATTGACTCTGGCGACACTTTTACTGATAATTCAAGTGCATACGGTGCATACGTTGCTGATGGTAATAGTTTTTCTATGGATATTGGTGCTGTATATTCTTTCAAAATAAGATGTTTAGCCGTAAATGTAGATAATACGACAGATTTAATTTTACAAAATCATATGTATTCGTCAACTATTCATGGAATTTTGAGACGATTTAATGCGGGATATGTACAGAATTCTGTAGAAACTGAAGATACAGATGTATTCTCTTCTGGATGTAGCTTTATTTTTGAAATTTATTCTGGCCTGCCATATATTGAATTTACTGGCACATTGGGAGAATCTTATCAGCTTCAATTTACAGTGGAATTTACAGAAATAGAAACTAAGGTCGCGGTCATATAATGGCTACATTTAACGGAAAACAAATAAGAGATGACGCCGAGATTGCAGTAAAATCAGTAACAGTAAATGAAGATCGTAGTAGTACAACTCCGGGAATTGTTGCCAAACAATCAAACCCCGCAAGCCCCGACATAGAGTTACGATATAATGAAGCTATATCTAAATGGCAATATACTAATGATGGTATAATTTATTCTGATATTGGTGGTAGTGGTGGCGGGGCAATTGCTGATTATGGAGATGAAACTGCCGATTCCTGTTTGGCTTTTTATAAGTTTGGACTTGATTCTGTACATCCGGGAAAAGAATATGTTTCGGGAACATCATATGAAATAACTGTCCCGTCTGACGCTAGAATAGTAACGGTTCCGGGTGATTTAACGGGTTTGCAAGATATAAGTGATATTATTGACCTTGGAACAATTGTTCCTGCATGGCAACTCCCCGGAGCAATGTCTGTTTCTGTGGTCGTATCTTTCCCCAACACTTTTACCACAGATACTAATTGGATTGCTGCGATGGATGATACGACAGGTTATAGTCTATCAGAAAATGCTCAATGGAAGTTCGGAATTGATAGTAGTTATTATGAAAATAGTACACCATCGGTTGCAATCGCAGATAATACTTCTTATGGGTCTCCGGGGACACAATGGCTATATAGGTTGGGCAGCTATTATTTAAAGGCTTGGAAAATTACAAATAATACCGGTTCTGATCATATTTTGGGTAGTATTACTACGGCTCTTCGATGTGATTTTACTAACACCTTGGATTTGGGGTTTTATATTGCGCCAGATTCCGGTGGATTGCCAGATTGGGGTAATCGTGTAAGTTATCCTGTAAAAACATATTCTGGAATCGGCGATATTGACATTACCTGGGATAGTTTAAATTATATGTTGCCAGACACAGAATCGCATTGGATATTATATGAAGGAATTAGTGGAACGGTTGGGATAGATAAAGTTGTAACAGTTAGGGAGGTTTTGTCTCCAAACGCTGGCCTTTTAACAAATATAACAACTACTAGAAGTAGTAGTGTTGATGGCGGAACGACTTGGGGTGCACCAGCCGATACGGATAGTTTTTCGCACGGTATATTATCAACAGTGGCAGGAATAACGCTAGATTTTTCGCCAGTACCGCAACAATTTGTGTGTTATGGAAAGCCTGTTCATTTGTTATTTACAAGAAATGCCTCTATGGAAACAAAAATATATATGAATGGTGTGTTGATAGGCACGACAACTACTGACTCTCCGCCAACCGGTGGTTCTAACACTACTTTGAAAATATATGCAAAAAATAAAATAATAACTTCTTTGGGGATTTATCCAACAGAACTAAGTGATGTGGTTGCAAGACGACAGTTTGTTGAAACTGTTGGGCCATTATATAGTGTAGCCTCGTAAAAGGGAAAAAATATTATGTTAGAAAATTATGAAAATCTAAATAAAGCTGAATTTGATTTTTTTATGATGCTTTTACAAAAAAAAGCAGAAATGGAAGCGCAATATAATGAATTGAATAATCAAATTAATTCTTATATTGTTGATTCTATTGAAAGTAAAGGTGGGGAAACTATAATAGGCGATACATATGAAATTGATATTGCAAATAAAAAAATTGTTTGTCTTAGTAAAAAAGAACTGAAAAGATAATGACTGTTGTAGCAGATTTAACCGATTTATTTACGCCTATTGATTCAGGTGTAAAGTGGCTTGAAGTTATTGGTTCAATTAACGGATCAAACAAGATTTTTGCTGCATTGGAGGATATTGGTGACGATTACAAAGATTTTGTCGTTTCCCATAATGGACAAATTCTTAATTATGACGCGGACTATGTTTTTTCGGCGCCACGCACAGTAACTTTTATAATAGCACCATTATCTGGCGATTATATCAAAATAATTCGATTAGCATAATAATTATTTGAATCGAATATATATATAGAGGAAAATTTAATGAATTATGTAACAGTAAACGAAGATTTTAAACGTACCGCACCGTTTTTGTTTAATAATAGTACGAATAGTGATATTCAAACGGTAACATGTTCTTCAATTAATGTTGAAGGCTATTTCGAGGAATTTGATGTAAAAATTCCGCTTTTGCCCGAATCTCCACTACCTTTTGACGTTATTACTCATATTAATGTGATTCCCACATTCCCGGAATTTACAGAAAGCGAAGTCATTACTGGTGATTCGACAAATAACAAAGACATTAAATTGCTTACAATGTCTCAAATGCCAGTACCGGGTTTTGTACGCGGAGAAGTTATTACTGCTGTAGGCGGAGCAACTGCTATTATTGGTAGAAGATATGTTACAACAGATACTTATTTAGTATATGATGTTGATGAATCTGGTGGTGCTTGGGGTGGAAATGTTACTGGCGGTTCTGGTGGTGGCGCCACAACACCGGGCACTGTAAGTGCAAATACGGCATTTAAGGCCTACTATGATAGTTCGATTAAACATGGTAGGAATGTTTCAAGGGTAAGAAACATAGGCGCTGTTTATTCTGACGACGTTTTATTGCGTGGTTGTAATATGTTACCTCCACCTGGTTCTACTATTGGTGGTTCGACGTCTGGCGAAACGGCAGTAATAAATTCTATTACTCCGCCAGGCATTGTAGCAAGTCTTAGAGAAGCTAAATTGCATAGTTCTACATTAGTTGCTGATAATCTGGGCATTATGTTGAGGTCTGCACTTATGTACGGCGATGCTTGTGATTTGCTTAATCCGATAGCAGTAGATGGCATTGAAGCGAGAATGAGACGTCAGGAAATGATTTTTATTGATGACCATCCGCACCATACCAATGAAAGTCTTGATTGCGCATTTGATTTTGGAAATTCTCAGGTTAGTGGAAAATGGTCAACTTCTACAAGTTCAGTGAGAGCTTCTTCTGAAAGTCCAATTAGTGGTGAGCCATTTGCTGACGCACTTATTTTTAGATTATATGTTAGTGGTAATATTCCGGCTGAAGAGCTTACCGACAATATAGTATTTCGTAGGATAGTATATAATGAGGGTTGGAGATATCTCCAGCATAAAGGAGTTAAAATCTAATGGCTATTGGAAGAGGTCCGGTATTTGATGCGGAAGCGGGTAATGTTTGGTCTGATGTAGTTGATATTAGTGGCAGTACGGCAGTTTATCTGTATTATCATATAAGTGCGGCAGCTACTATTAATATTAAAAGTGCTTTACTAAATAATCAGGGTGTTGTAGATGTCCCAACAAATTTAGTTTATAATCCGGCAACGCATGTTGGCGCAATGGATATGACTTCATTCGCAACGGCGGGTTATCAAACGGAAGTTCTACTTACCAACCACGCCATGGATAATATTGTGTTCGAGGTTTCCGGTAATACCGGAACCGTAACGCTTTATTATATAGCAACATAGAGGTTATATTATGGGTACAAAATATTGGAAAAATGGACCATGGCCTTATTTAAGTGATGCCGCTGGCGGGCATGTTTACGATGGCATTTATGTTGCTGCTGATTCCGGAAACGATGCAAATTCTGGAACGAACCAGGAACCTGTAAAAACGCTGCAAGCCGCATGGGATTTGTCTTCTGATAACGACATTATCGTTTTATCGGAAGCTGGTTCATATGGTGGATTGGCTGTTACGGCTGTAAATAAAAAGCTAAATATCAAGATTGTTGATTCGACTAGCACAAAAACTTCCAAAATAACTAATACAATTGATATTGATGATGGTGTTTATGGTGTTGGGGATCAATTTATTTCTCTATTCGGGGTTGAATTTTTATTAGATATTGCCGATTCCGAACTTTTTGATTTTGGGAACAATGATGTTTTGGTAGATTTGTATGATACTAGAATATCTGCCTATTTAGGCACACAATCACTTATTAGTGCTGGAACTGTAAGGCTATACCTTGAAAAAGGTTTTATCGTGGTTAAACAGTGGGGTGCCGGAACTGTATCAAACTTGATTGGCTATGATGGTTCGATTGTCAGTGACAATGGCGTTACGTGTAGCTTTGCCGTATTTACCGATTTTAACATTGAGACAAGTTTGGCAGTATCTGCGGCTTCATTGACAAGTGCAGGTGTGACATATCTTGCGCGTTCAAAAGTATTTGCGACTGGTTATGTACCGGGCGCAATTGTAACTACAGGATTATTTTCTTCTACTGAGTCTATATGGAATACACAATATTCTACTTATGGTTCGTTGGAATTATTTGGTATTCATGATTTTTCTGACAATGCTGCTGATATTCGGGCAAATTTAACCACTGAACCGGGCGCGCTAGGTGCTACAGCAATGGACTCTTCTGGGATGTTGGTACACGACGGATCTATATGGCGACCTTTTGATATATCTATTGCGAATGTTGCTCTTGACCCTACAGGTATTATTGACCGGACTACGTCCGAAATAATTTTTACGGATGGCGGAACTGGCTCAATAACTATCCAGCCTTTAGCTCCAGCAACAGAATTTGACGTTTATATTAATGGCGTAACTCATACTTATAACTCTGCTCAAACAACGGTTTTGGATGGAGCAGAAGGTATTCATTGGGCATATTTTGACGATACCGGAACTCTGCAGTCTGTGGCAAGTGCAGAGCCTGATTTTTCAAACGCGTTGGTGGCCACAAGCCACTGGGACGCAACGTCTAGTGTTTTTACAAAACGTGCCGATGAACGCCATGGGATCATGCAATGGATTACACATAAATATTTGCACGAAGTAATAGGGACTAAGGTTTCCGGATTTACTCTAAGTAGGCTAGCTACGGGCACAGGTGCTGCGGACAACGATGCCAAGATCCTTTTGGGGAATGGTGTTATTGCTGATGAAGATTTAGTGTATAATATTACCGATGGTTTTCCGCAGGATTTAAGTCCAATTGCACAGATTCCGATAATTTATCGAGACGGAGCTACTGGGGTATATCGCAAACTCGCTGCAGACGATTACCCACTAATAACTGCTAGTAAGGCTGGGTCTGGCGCCAGAGCCCACTACAACGAGTTTACCGGCGGAGTTTGGACATTCTCAGAGGTTCAGGACAACCGATATATGTGTATGTTCTTGATTGGGGATAACGATTTGTCAGAACCTATTTATGCTATCCCCTCCCAAACAGATGGTCGATTAGATGACATGCAGGAACTTTTGTTCTCTGACTTAAATCTCCCGACAAATATTTTGCCGGAACGAGTATTGATGTATAAGCTGATAATTCGAACTCGGAATTCTTATGGCAACACTCCCAAGGCATACATTGCAGGGGTGACGGACTATAGGAAGTCCGGAATAACGAATGCCACGGCTATTACTGCGACTGATCATAACACCCTAAATAACAGGGATGTCTTGGGGTCACACCCTTCGCGGGCGGTTGCGAATTCTTATGTAACTGTGTCGGACACCGACCACGTGGTTGCCTCAGATGAAAACGGTATTGTATACGATACTTTAACAGCAGCCCGGGCGATTGCATTGCCGGATGCTGCTGCTTTTCCGGGTAGACGGATTATGGTCAAAGATTTATCTGGTAATTCGGGCACACATAATTTAACTGTGACGCCTTCAATTGGAACTATAGATGGTTCTGCGACTTTTGTTATTAGTACAGGATTGGCTAGTTTTCACTTTGTTTCTTATAATGATAATTGGATTGTGGAGTAAAATATGGCTTATATACCATCAGGTGCCGCAAGTTCCCCCTATGGAATTGTTAATACGTTCGATAATGATGTTGATCATACAGTGTTTTTGATTGATGCTACTGCGACTAACCCGTATATAGATCAATCAAACACCAGCGCTGGTGTAATTACACCGCCTTCAGATAATATCTTATTGCCAGTCAATGGAAGTTACTTGAAAGTATATACTACTGTTCCAAGTAATCCTACGTATACGTGTGGAGGGACATCTTCAGTTCCTGTGCCGACTACATTAACTTCAGGGGTTTCTGCCACCGACACTACAATGGTTGTGGCCACAGCTACAAATTTCGCTATCAGCAAACGATTGGTGATTGCGCCAGATACAGCAAATCAGGAATATGTAACCATTTCGAATGTTGTTGGAACAACAATAACTATTGAAAGTCCGGGGTTTGTGAACCCTCATTTAAGTGGGGTTGTAGTGCAAAGTCCCTTGAGATTGCAAAGTAGTTTGACCGGCGAAGCAATCATTATAGCCCATAGTCAAAACCCCAAGATAGCTATTGGGTTTTCGGGCTATCCGTCTTCTGGGCAAAATCACAATCATCAATGGCAATTTACCATAAATCCAACTAGTTCCCAATATTTTGGAATGTATTGGGAAAACGGGTCTGCCGTACAAATTCTGGCTTTCCCGACAAAAAATCATAGATTTAGGGTTCCGGTAGGCCAACCGATACATCTTGCATGGGTTCGCAACGACCTTGGAACTACCAGTACCGTTACAACTTATCTAAATGGTGCATTGATTGGTGTTAGTGCTGCGGTAAACAATCCAGACGGCGGCGATGATGCAATGCAGGTATATTTTGGGGTTGTCGAAGGTTCGTTGGTTTCTGCTAGAGTAAGTGATTACGCCATGGATGCAGCGCAAGTTGCTGCGTCTTATAGTGCGCTTGTGGCATAAGGATTTTATTTATGATTGACATTCAAAAAACTTATCAACGATGGGGCAAGTCATATAGATTACGTTTTATGCCATATAATAGTGGTGTATTTGTTTCTGGATATGAGGTGTATGCGTACATTATGCGCGTAAGTGATGGTGCATTTTTTGATTTTTATAGTTACGATGCCAATCCGAATAACGATGTTTGGCTTACAACCGGTTCTTTTCCGGGAGATTTAACGCATTTAAGAAAGTTATTACCGGAATTCAAAATTGGCACAATACCGTTTTATTACGGAATTGAATGGAATTTTCCCAATAATGTTGAAAAAGACGATACAGAAACGTATCAAGTATTCTACTATAATCCTACAAGTAAGGTTATTAGTACAGAAGAAGTAGTTTATATACCTAAAACAATGAGTTTTAACGTTTATGAAGCGCAACCGGCTGTGTCAGGCGACATAGTTTCGGTATGCGGATAAGAATTTTTATTACAACCGAAGATAATTATATAGAAGAAGTTATTTTACTATAAACGATATAGTAGAATTTTAAGGCAGAAAAACAATTAACTAGTTAAGAGAAAGTAAGAGAATTATTATGCCGGGACCTTGGACTAATACAAGAAAAAATAGCGTATCGGGAAAATGGGAATATTCAGAAGATAGCGGTGCCACGTGGTTGGAATTTGGTAGTACAGCAGATATTTCTGTAGTTAGTGGGGGTCTTTCAACACTTGACGGAACAGTAACAACCAATGCAGCCGCATCATTAGATATTGGTGGATATTCCTATGTAAATTTGGAGATGCCAACACAACCTACCGCTGCCGATACTATCACCATCGGTGCTACCGATGTATATGAATTGGATGGAGGCGGGGTAAATATTAATGTTGCTCTAGGAATTGACGTTGCTGCTACTAGAGCCGCATTGGTAGTGGCCATTAACACCTTGGGTACAGAAAACGTACTTGCTGGTTCTCCGGGTGGAAGTGTAATATATCTTCGAGCTGCTGATGCCCCCGGTGGAACTCCAGTAGTCGGTGTTGGTCCAAGTTTGGCAGTTTCGGTAAGTATGGCTGCCGGTGGCAATGTGTTGCGTCAGACAAATTTTAATGAGTCTGGTCGCGCACCGTCAAAGCACTTTAAGACAAGTATTGTGTGTACCGCGGAAAACGTAGCCGGAAGTTTTGTAATTGGAACGCCAGAAGCTGTTACAAGTGTTACCTGGTCAGCATATACTGCTACAGGCGAACTTATTGAGGCTACTACCGGAACTGTAATTGCAAGCGCCGGAAATATTGTTTGTAATTTTAGTACAGGTGGTTCGCCATTAATAGCAACCAATGTGGTTAAAATTTTTGCTTGGTAATAACAATATAATTTGAAATTATTATGGACTAGCTCTGGGAATTATTCCGGGGTTAGTTTTTTTGTATCGAATATAAAGTAAAGTGCGATTATATTTTTTTATTAAGGCAAGGTAATATGGCTTTTTCAAGATACGATGCTCGTGAAGGACAAACTGTTAGATTATATATGCGGTTTTTTGCAAATGGAGTTTTGGTGGATCCAGATTCTTTAGGTAAAGTATATATAACACCCAGTAATGAAGTGGGAACTATCATAGGATATTTTAGTGCACCCATAAAATATGATACTGGTGTTTATTATATTGACTGGCGGGTTCCATCTACAGATATTAATTCTCCTTACTATAATGCTTTATTTGCAGAATATGTAAATATTAGAGGAAAAAGAACATTTAGTGATGTCTGGACAAATATTACTATAAACGGGTCTACTTTTACACAAACGGGAGATTTTTATATTTCTGTTGTACAATCGTCCGAATTTAGTACAGATAATTTGTTATCATTTGATTTTGAACTTTTAAATACCGAGATCCCAAAGGGGTCTATTGATTATATAGTAATGCGCGCAAGTGAAAAAAGCAATAAACTTGTAAATGGCTCATCTGAATTCCCCGAAGGTGAAATAGTTGTACAAAGAGACGAATCTTTTATTCGTTCGTGGAGCCCTGCATCTCACAATCAAAATAGTAGTGATTATGCATATTTGTTAGATACTAGCAATTTAGATATCGGGCGTTATGCTACAAAAGTACGCTTAAATGTACCTGAAAAAACTATTGACAGTGCAGCGGAATTAATTGGCACTCGATCATTAGTTGGTGGTTATTCCCCCAATTCAGATCAAATTCAAAATTTAGATATAACTGTTGATGGTGTCAAACGTTCTGTGATTTTTGACAGTAATGCAACAAGGGGCTCAATTCAAGGTGCATCTCAAACGTGGGCTAATTATGCTCGTTTGGAGAGTACTTCTGCTGTGGCAAGTAGTTCGACATTGCTAAATGGAATTACTGCTACATTTAAGATAAATGGTAGAACATTGCCGGTTACTTTTGGAAGCACCCGAAGCGTTATAGCCTCCTCTCTGAGTGGCGGTAAGGTTCTTTTGCAATTTTCTGCAAGTCGCCCAGAGGCTTTACAGCCGGGCGATACTATTTATCGTATTGATAACCCTGCTGTTTTTTCAACTGTATTTAGTTTATCAGCAAATACAAATGAAGTTATTTTGGATACAGTAACTTTAGGTAATTGGACGGCACCATTTGACGTTGGGTTAAATATCGCTTTAACACCTGATGATATTGTTTCACAAATAAATACGCAAGCTATTGCCAATTTAGGATATTCTGTTGCGGAAACATTTAATGATGGTGGCGTAAAACTTAGATTGTTTTCAAAAGACAGGGGAAGTTTTACATATAATGAAACTATTCCATCAACTTCGTCTACAGGCATTGGTTATGTTGAAATTGTATCTGTATCACATGCCTCAAAAACTGCAGATTTTCAAAATACTACAAAATGGACAGTTGGTGATATTGCATATTGTAATGATTATGTGGCAACCGTTTCTCCAAGTAATATAAATAACTTGTTAAAAATAGGTGTTGACCCTACGAATATCGGATTTACATATCAGAATATTTCATTTCCTACGGGATACTGGGATAGAGGAGATATAGTAGATTTTATCAATGGTTCGGCCCCATATAATCAAGCTCAAATTGTTAGTGAAAGGGCAACAGACATTTTTGCCACGTCTGGCAAAATATTTGCAATTACGTCAAATGCAATTGCTGGCGGCACGGTTTCTGAAAGTGTAACATTTACTGGCACTGATCCTATAGGTATTGCCGATATTGTTACTCAAATGGATACTGCATTTACTTTGTTAAATGTTACTGTTGACACCGTATTAGTTGGCGGGGCAAATAGATTGCGAATAACTTCCAATGAAATTGGTGCTAGTTCTATTTTGGTAATTGCAAGTGATAGTGGTACTGGTGGAAATTTAGAATTAGGATTTACTGAGGGCGATGAATCAACTGGCGGTGATCGTTTGTATGGTGCCATTGCTGAATTAATAACAAATAATAGATTAAAAATAACTGGGGATATTGCTGGTTCTGATTCTAAATTATATTTAGACTCTGAATCAAACGGTTCTGTGGCAAATAGCATTTTAAGACTTTCTTCTGGAAGTGTAACGGTTTCAGGAACTGATTCTGCTGGCGCGCAGGTAACTGGAAATAATGGGAACCCTATTGTTGCTATTTCTCCAAGCACAAGTGCAAGCGTTAATAGTGCAATTATCCCGACAGCAGGAATTGATTTAAATGATACTTATTTAAATTTGCAAATTGATGACGCGAAATTTTTAGTTGAATTTGAAAATACAAAAACTGCTGCAAGCATTTTGGGCGATTCTACTATTTATAGTACAACATTTCCGACTTCGTTTAAGCACTACTATGAAACATCTGGCATTACTCATAAGCCTATTCAGCGTTATTTAGCTACTACTGCTGGTGGCGGATTAATTGACGCTGATGGTAGTTCTGATGATGGTTATTTTGGTGTGAATCCGGGTAATTCTGAAACTGACTTTAGAGGTTTTATGCATGTACCGGGCTCACCTATTTATGGGCATTGGTCATATATTACAAAATACCCAACACCGGCGTCTTCAATAAGTTATTTAGGCTGGCCTTTGGCACCGACATTAGCTTTAAGCATAAAAAATGATGTTGAAAGTATATCTTATATAACCAAAAATTATGTTGATGCTTCAAATCATGTGGATGTTGGGGGTGTTATTCATGGAATCATGAAAGTAACAGGCGTTCCTAATACTACAAGTTATATTAGTGCGTTTGAACCTATATCATCACTTGCAACAACATTAAGAAGTACTAGCGGATTTGAATTAAATGCTTCATTTGGTAATTATAGCATGTTTGATATTGCTGTTAAATTGGATTTACAATTAACACCAATTGCTTACGGGAATCCTGTTGTAAGAAGTTCGTCTACAATTGGTGCATTCAGATATAAAACGGCTGATGATTGGTATCTATTAGACTTATCTAATGTAAATGATACTATTGAAATTGGCAATATAATTACAATTAATGGTGTGGGTCCCGCCATGATTACAGATGTATATTCTCGTGTTGATGATATTCTTATTGCTTCAAGCGTAGAACATACAAATAACAAATTAAGTATTCGTGCCAATAGCGTCCCTGTATTGCCTTTAACAAGACTTGCTGAATTTGATACTACTTCATCTCAATCAATTGGGGATATTGTAAGCGAACTTAATACCGAATTATGGTCATATGGTGATAGTATTCGGGCGGACCAATCAGGCAATAAATTGTTATTAGAAAGTAATATTTTTGGCAATGATTCTCATGTGGAATTAAATAGCGATATTTTTGACGGTGGTGCATTACCTTTGTTAGGCATACAGCAAGATTCTACTGTCTTTACATATGATACGGCGGCTGTCACTACCTATCAAGTTTTATATGTTGAATTTGATGATACAGATTTGTTTTATTATATTGATGATATTGTAGGAGCAGAAACTGTTGCATTAGCTATTACTGATAGCGCTTTGGGTGCTGGCAATTTAATTGGTGGTTTTGTATACGCCTCTAATACTTATGATGTTTTTGGTAATGCAATAGGCGTCAATAAAGGCAGAGCATATTTGTTAGTCGAGGTAACTGTGCCGTTTACAACCGGAGCCACAATAAGTGGGATGTCCGCCGGTACAGCTCCGGTTACAACTAAGGCTGTAACCCAAACTACATCGGCGGCTTCTTATGGTCAATATGTATTTGAAATGTTTGGTGTTATACCTGAATTGAATAATGGATATGGCGGTTATATTACATCCTCTAATGCGACAACATTTTCTGCTCTGTCTAAAAGCGGAGCAAGACCGTTTATTGGTGCCGGACAAGAAACTATATATTTTGTTTTTGATGATTTTTCTGGTGGTGAACCTGCGGGATTTTATATTGTAACTGATATAGATAGAACAGGCAAAGAAAGTATCGGAACTGATACGCCTCTAGTTTCTGGTGAAATCACAACACAAATTAATGCTGCCGCATCTATGGCTGGATTAACATATTCGCCCGCAAGCGTAACAGCTGCAAACAGAATAACACTAGATTCGCAATTATATGGTGAAGATAGCATTGTAGCTTTGTGGCAAAAAATACCTGCTTTAACAGTGGGAGCTCTTAATGCTCAGGCTGCATTAGGGTTCTGGAATGATATGACAGATATTTTTTGCCCGGTTTCGAGATTAAATGATCCTTCGCCGGCCGGAATTGCAGCAATACCTACATCTGTTACTATTACAAATGATAATACAGCAACGGCAGCAGCTCCCAGCAATGCAACAATTGATAGTATTTCGCCATTGTACGACCCAGTTACATTAACAGATATGTTGGTGTTGGATGTTTCAAGTGTTAATCCTGCGTTGCCTATAACATGGACCGGCATAGAAGCATTTCCTGTTGCTAGTGCAACTCCGAGTGGTTCTGATTTAGATATTACAATTACAGGTGTTATTCCAACATGGTTAGATATTGGAAGTTATGCAATTATTAGTGATACTGTGCTTGGTAGGGTAATTAATGCTGCTACTATTAAAATTGAAGGTGAAGCTGCAAATGCAGCATTGTGGAATGGCAGTACGGTGAGATTTAGTAATGGTTGGCCAACAGAAGGTGATTTGACAATTGCTACAAGTACCAATTATTTGCAAGGCGGATATTGGGGATATGGTTCATGGGGCACAACTGGAAATGATTTATGGAAAATAGATGTAAACGGTACTGAATACTCAACTCGTATCAGCAGTATTACAAGTTATTCGCAATTAGCTTCTTTTTTAACATCAGATTTAAGTCCGGTAACGGTTTCTGAAAGTAGTGGCGACTTATCGTTTTTGACAAATGCTAGTGGCGCATCAATTGAAATGAGGGTAAAAGGAGGATTGGAAAATTCATCCGGTTCAGAAGAATTCGGGTTCGGAAATAATGCAGTATTAAAACTGGCAGATTCAAACGGGACTCTATTTACAACATTTATCGGATATCAATTATATTGTACAACAGATCCAACATGGAGTGCCATACTTTTAGAAATTGTTGATTTTAAAACTTTGATTATTGGTGGGGCTACTCATTCATTGGGCTCAGGCCTTACTATCGGTGTAATTGGTGACACTACTGGCTTAACTTCTATATTAGCAACTAACCCCATGACAGATAATAACTTTTGGCATTATGCCGAGCTACAAAGTTTAGAACCGATTGATATTTCTACCGATTTTGATATTAATAACGATACTTTATCGTTAAAGGGCTCTGATGGGAATACTGCAAATATTCGTATGGGTGATAATACGTATACTCGGTCCGGATTGTTAAATTTTCTAAATATGGACAGAATCGGTACTACACTTTATGACCCTGCTTTAATAAGTGGGAATATGTTGATACATGACTATGGTCTTGTAAGTGGCGGTGGTAGAATTATTGACAGGCTTGAAGGTACTAATACGGTAAGATTAAAAACAGCAAAAAGCAATGTAATTACCACAAGCGGTAATTTAGGCACAACATTAGGGAGAAAAGTAAGTTATGGCGTTGGACCGTCATATGGTTGGATTGTTGGGTATTATTTATCCGGTGGCGTTCGTCATTATGGCATTTTAGCAGATTTAGCATATAATGCGCCACTAAACGGCGATTCAATTACGAATATTACAGATTCCTTGTCAACTACGGTTTCTAGTATTTTGGCAGATAAATCAAAATTTCAGTATGGCAAGCCAGTTGAAATTTATGAACTGTTAGGTATTGATTACGTAAGTGTTGCTTCGGCTGGCAATACTACATTTATTCAGACTCCAGAATTTTATTGTGACGCAACTTTTAATTTGAATATGCGTGACAAGTGGGTTGCGGGTAGTTTTGAAGCCGATACTGTACCACATGAATATTTTGGTTCTTTGACTGTTTTAGACAGTTCTGTGACAACAGCATGGGGGCCACTTAAACTTGATTCGGTAATGGGCAATGATGGACTGTATTACCGTGTAGGTGGCTCAGACATTGAAAATCTGACCCAATACCCATATTCGCGCGGTACAGCCGCTCTACCGCCTGTTCTGATCGGTTTAGAGCCTATTGACCCAAGTTCGTGGATAACTGGATATGTAAATTCTGTTGGTAAGTTTCGTTTTGATGACGAGGCAACTTTGGTAACATCAGAATTAAATGCAGGAAGTCCTCCGAAACAAATGACGTTATGGAGTATTGTAGATGGATTAAATGGTTATGGAACTGCTTTAGGTGTAAATGCCACATATCCTTTAACGTGTCTGTCGGGCTATAACGTGCTTATTTTTGATGTAGATAGTGTTGCAACGAATGTTAATGTTGTTTTTACGGTTGGGACAACATATACACTTGATTCTATTGTAGATATTATAAATACTGCAATAACAGGTACGGGCGCAACTGCTTTAGCTGTAAATTTCGATGGGCAATTACTTATTAAGTCAACTACTTCGGGCGCAACTAGCAAAATAGTCATTTATGACTATACAAATGGTTCGACAATTAATGGCTGGCTGGGATATTCGTGGTTGGGCCAACAAAGTATTGCATATGCGGGCAAACAGCTTGACATAAGTGGTACGGAACGCGGACTTGCATTAATTAATCAACATATTGCCGATAGTGGTCAAATAACTATTGCATCACTGAATCTTGCTAGTTCATCACAGATATCAGCTGTTGAAGTAGAATCTATATTTAATGGTTCAAATATCAATAAATTGTTAGGATTTAACCAGTTAGGATTTGGACCGGGATATGGTTTTGTTTCTGACACTACATATTCAATAGATAATATTGTTAGCTTAGTAAATGCTCAGTATGGCGGACTAGATGTGGCAAGTAATTCAGGGAATGCCCTGAAATTAACATCACTTGTGCAGGGTTCAACTGCAAATATTACTATTTTTGCATCATCAAGCGTAGAAGTTAAACGGTTATTCGGATTAACACCACAAACTGTTATTGGCACAAGTCAGTCATTTGTTAACCAAACAATAGTTTCACCGTGGGTATATTTCGATGTCGTGTAGCAAAAAATTATATTGTTATCTTGACGATGTTGTTATAACAACACCAAACGTTTTTTGCCAAAAGAGTACTAAACTTAGACCGGTTTTAGATATTGAATCGGTATGTTATATAGGAGATTGTTTTATGCCAGCAAATGAGTATAATTTAGATATGGTTAGAGGCATGTATAAGGAATTCGCTTTTGTGCTTGAAAGCCAACGTGATATTTCAGATGCCGTAAATATTGTAATGACGCTAAAAAGGCATGTAAATGACGAGGATAGTGCAATTATATTACAAAAGTCATATGATTCCACAAAATCGGACTTGGCTGCCGGGCACATTGTCTTTAAATTTGTTAGTTCCGATACAAAAAGTTTGGATTTGCGTACGTATTCTTATGACGTACAACTTGAAATGACTTCTGAAGAAATCTATCAAGTTGCCGTTGGCAATCTTGCTCTACAGAAAAACATTTATAGGCGATAATGGACTACTTTGATAATAAGACGATAACGGCTGCAGTATTGCAGTATCAAGCAACTGGAAATTACAGAATTTTGGAAGAATGCGCTGATTCATTTAGGAAACTTGTGGTCGGCATTATACATACGCATAAGTTTTATGCGTATCAGAGCATAGTATATGATGATCTGGTGCAGGAAGGTTTAGTAGCAGTTTTAGAAGCTATTAGTAAATATAATGATCAAACGAAATCGAGTCTATTTTCTTATTTGTCTTTGGCTGTTAAATATACACTCATAGATTATACAAAGAAAAATGGTAGAGAAACTAATCATTTAGGTACTTCCGAAGATTATTCTTGTAATACAGATTATTTAGATGAACTTGTTGGTTGCATTAACAAAATTGGGGATATTAGATTATCATTTCCGAGACCATTACATGATCTTATGGAAGTTGTATTTGATCTAATTGACAATCTTATTGACCGTGGCTATTCTATTCCGTTTGGTGATCTTATTGTGTATTTAATGCACGAAACAAATGCATCGCGTTTGCAAATTGAAAATATCATGAAACATATTCGTACGAAAGCATATATTAAATAATGAAAAAGAAAAAACCAATATCTAAAGAGGAAATTGCCAGATTGGTAAAACAAGCCACGGCACGTTTAGCAACGCCAGAAGGTCAAGAAGAACTAAGAAAAGCATTTGAAAGGGGCAAAAAGGAAGCTAAAAGAATTCGAGAAGTGGCAAAACCTGGCCCTGAAATAATGAAAATACCTTTCAGCCCTGTTAATGGCGGTTGTTGGTCTGATTATAAATAACAATTAGTATGCAGTATGCGACATATACAAGGGGGAACTATTAAAAGACGGCTTATTAGTCGTCTTTGTTTTTATTAAGGCTTTGTTTTTACTGATAATTTCTTTTGCCATACCCTCTTTGTATCTCATTTTACAAAGATATGTATCACCTCTATAATGTTTTTTGTTTATACGACATTCTACCATAATTCCGGTAGATGCATCTATATATGCTATATCTTTAGATTTTTCGTAATTATGGTTACATACTGCTATTGTAAAAAATATACCGAGTGTACAGGCTATCAGTATAATAAGAAATCCTAGGCCAGTCGTGGGATCTGACGAATCATTGTCCGAATGTCGATGTGCTAAGGGCATTTAATGTGTTTGTTTGTTCCTTGTATTATAATTCATTTATTTATCCTTTCGGTATAAGTTTATTTTTTAATACTTAATTAAGTATAGCACATTTTTTTCAAATGTCAAGTAAAAAAAGTATAACCGAAGATAAAGTAGAGGTTATAGATATGGAAGAAACTAAAAAACGCATTGTATTACCCGATGGAAGCATTACAACATTGGACGAAATTCTGACTAGTCTTGTTGATTTAACAGGCGATCAGCAATTTGACATTTTCATCACAACCATTTTGAAAGAATTTAATGACTTGCGCGAAGAGGCCGATAATATTTACGAAATGGCAAGAGCAAGTTCTGAATCAACTAAAGAATTTACCTATATGAATGTACAGCTAAAGGCATTAAGCATTAAGCAAAAAGCTCTTGAAAAAGCTGCTGAAGTAATAAAAATGGTTGTAAACTACAAAATACAACTTTCAAAGAGGGCTATTATAAGTAAAGTATCTGATTCTGAAGACGATTCTGAGAATGAAGGAAACTTATATGGTAATTTGCTAAAAATAGTAGATGGCGGTAAAAGCTAATGAATGTAAAAGATATATTGAACGTAGCTAATTATAATGGTGTATCTACCATGTTGACAAACCCCGCGATTAACATGACAGGTGCAAATTTGCATACTCTGAATCAGTATGGGGTTGTATTTAAGGATTATACGTTTAAGCAAAGGCCAGACTTATTAGCTGTTGTACTGGCTATTTATAATCGTGAAAAAATAGATTTTTCAAAATACGAGATTCTAATACAACAGGCATTAGACCAAAAACTAATAATGCATAATCGCAGTAGCAAAATACCTTATGCTATAACGTCTTTGGGCAAAAAATTTGCCACAATGAATAAAACCAACATTGACAGTATTCCGTGGATGGCGGGGTATTTAGCGAGGATTTAAGATGAGCAGAGTAGGAATGCCTAAAGACCAAACACAGTTTTTTATTGAAGAGGTTCAGGAATTAAAGAGCTGGCACCGTATTATGTTAAGGGGTGCAATAGCTGGTATAATGTTTGGAGTAGTTTTTGCAGTTTTTATTAGTATATGGGGGAGTTCTGTAATTATCGGGGCAACCGGGGAATGGATGCCCGAATTTGCAGAGCTTTCGAGGGTAGTATCTAAAGTAGTAGAGTTATTTGCATTTTGTGTTTTTGGGATTGGTGGTGCAGTTGCAACAAAAAAAATGGGAGTAATTGGATTATATTCATTAATCAAGGAACATATGGAAAGAGTAGATAAGAGCCCGCAAAAAGATATAGATGACGTTATCGGATTTACTTGTGAACGTTGCGGAACTTTTATTAGTAACGGTGAGCTCGAGATGATACAAAAAGGCGCACCTATTGCCCACCCTAATGCTATGTGCGAAATGGCAAATGGAACGGGCAAATGTTTATATGCATGGGCGCGCGATAATTATAAAAATAATCAAGAAAAAGGAGAATAATATGCCACGCGATGAAGCAAATAATACAGAAAAATATATTCACGTTGGAACCGATAAAAGTGAAACTGGCGAAATCCGCACAATTAATATCGAAAGAAATAGCGGTATTAAAGCATTATACAATATAACCACAAAAGAAATAGTATCATTCCTTTTTTGCAAAGAAAAATGGGACGAAGGGCGTGCAAAAGAGTGGGTAAAAAAGAAATTGTCAGAAGAAATTGAAATTCCGTTAAGTGAAGTAGAATATTTAGCAAAAGAACTTATTAGACATAATAAGTATGAACTAGAGAAAAGTATTAAATAATGATAATTCCGCACAAACTACCAAAAAACGGGACAATTGGTATTATTACAACGTCTTCGTCTATTAATCATAGTTTTTTGTCTGGAGCGATTGAATATTACAAAGAACTTGGCTATACAATTGTATTAAGTCCGTCAATAACGGATTTACAAGATACTATTTTATCGTCTTCAAGTGCCAAAGCCAGGGCAAACGAAATTAACAATATGTTTGCAAATAACGAGATTGATGCAATTATATCTGCTCGTGGTGGTTATGGTGCACAAGAGATTTTGCCACACTTAGATTATAATTTAATAGCGAAAAATCCAAAACCATTTATAGGGTTTTCGGACGTTACAGCAGTTTTAAACGCTATTACTACTCGAACCGGATTGATAACATTTTTGGGCCCAACATTTGAATTTGACATGAAAGACCAGGCAGATTTAACAAGTGCCGAGTTTATGATTGAGATGATAAGCAAGCCAAGAAAATCTATCCGTTTAGCGTTAAGCGGCTCAAACGCTTTTGTGCGTAGACTTGGCAAGCCTGGGGACGCATATGGCACACTTTATGGCGGAAACTTGACGTTAATTTCGCGTTTAGTCGGAACTCCATATGCATTGCCAATGAAAAGCGATATAATAATTGCGATTGAAGATATTAGTGAAGGTGTTATTTCTGTTGATTCCATGTTGCAGCATTTAGATATGTCTACATTAATTACAAAAAATACTCCATTGCTAATAGGTGAATTTACTAATATACAGTCGGAAACTGGTTCAAGCAGAACGCCAGAAGACGGAGACCCATCAATAAATGTAGCTTTAGTGGAGCGTTATGGCGCCCACAGTGCACCGATGCTTGTTGGATTACCGTTTAGCCATGGTAAATACAATTTAACGCTTCCTATAGGCGCCAAGATAAAAATATCTTACAATGAATTTAGCGCTTTTACAACGGATTATGTTGTAAAATAATGGCAAAAAAAACAAAGAGAAGAAAAACAAGGGCAAGACGGCCGAAAATATCATTCGGCGCGACTATTCCGGAAAATAACAACAATAGTTCATATATTTCTGGTATGACAAAAGAACAAATTGAAAAGTTGTCAAAACGCAATGCCCAGAAGATTATAAATGGAACTGACAATCTAAAAAGTCGCGGCCATACTGGTAGTATTGTGCTCCCAAGGTTGCGTAAACGATTAAATTACCGCTCTGGGCTTGAAAGAAGAAGTTATTTAGCTTTAGATGCTATTCCGGAAGTGGTTAATATTGAAACTGAACCGTTCATGATAGAATATGACTATCATGGATACCGCTTAAACTATGTGCCGGATATTATTATAAAAATGCACAATGGAAATATTTGGTTATTTGAGGTAAAACCGCAAAGTCAGGTAAATGAACCTAAAAACCAAGCAAAATTTGCTGCTGCTAATATATTCTGTGAAAAACGCAATATGCAGTTTGGTTTAATAACTAATCCCGCACATGTAAAAAGGATGATATCAGAATAATGATGGATTTAGATGTTAAAAAAACAAAGGGGCTAACTGCTAAGGAAAAAGTAATTGAATTTCAGAGATGTCGGGATGAACCGGCTTACTTTGTCGAGAATTATGTTTCTATTGAACACCCAGCCTTGGGTGTTATACCGTTCAAACTATATGGTTTCCAGCGAGAACTAATAGATGTAATTATGGGAAATCAAAAAGTTATTATTAATAAGTCACGACAGACTGGTATTTCTACATTGTCATCTGCTTTAGGCTTATGGACAGTGTTATTTCATTCACACAAAAATGTAGCTATTGTTTCGCGTACAGATAAAGAGGCAGTTGTTTTCTTGGAAAAAGTAAAACTTGCTTATGATGAATTACCTATATGGATGAAAATTCCGTTTATTAAGAAAAATGACCACGAGTTATTATTAGAAACTGGTAGTCGAATAGTTGCTGTGGCAGCATCTAAGGATGCAGGTCGTGGTAGATCATTAGCTATGCTTATACTTGATGAAGCCGCATTCCAGACATGGGCTTGGGATATCTGGAAAGCCGCAGCGCCTACATTATCACGTGGTAATGGAAAATGCGTTGCTATTTCTACTCCTAATGGTGCAGGAAACTGGTTTTATGAAACGGCTATGAATTCACAAAAAACTGGCGAGAAATGGAACGGATTTAAATACTTTTTTTGTAACTGGAGAGATGTTCCGGAATATGACGATGAATGGTATCGCAATATGCGACCTACATTTTCTGATGAAGATTGGGCACAGGAATATGAAGGCGATTTCTTGGGTTCCGGACGCAAAGTTATTGATGCAGAATCAATGAGGCGTATCCAAACCATGACAACGGCACCTTATATAAAACTCAATACTGATTTTGAACTTGATGCAAAGGGGAATTTGTGGATATGGAAACGACCTAAACAAAATCATTATTATGTTGTTACGGCTGATATAGCCACTGGCAATGGCGAAGATTTTACTGCAATTACCGTATGGGACATGGTTGCAAAAGAACAAGTAGCAGAATTTTATGGCGATATAAATATTCACAAGAGTTCGCGCCTAATACATGATATCGGTATGGAGTACAATGAAGCATATGTTATTGTAGAAAATAATACATATGGACATATTGTTGTATTAGATTTATTAGATAGATTAGATTATGAGAACTTATATTTTGAACGTGACATTTTAACGTCAAAGGTAAATTACAAAAAGCCAGGATTTAAGACTAGCGCGCGTACACGCTCGCGTGTTGTAAATGGCGTAAAAGAAGCGTTTAGAAGCTGGAATATATATAGTGAGCGTTTGTTTAAAGAAGGAACTTCATTTATATGGAATAACAATAAGGCAGAGGCGGATAAGCGTTGTCACGACGATTTAATTTTTGCTACTGGCTTATGTATAGGTAATATTGACTTTATTATTTTGGATATTCCAGGACTCATGGATCTTGCTAATAAATTATTACCAGAGTTTCTTAAAACAGAAGTTAATACTATGGAAGGCATAGATGATATGTCTGACAATGTTGAAATACAACATATTGATGGTCCTGTTGACCCATCATTATTTATTAGATATGATGACGGGAGCAGCGATATTGAAAATGCATTTAACGAATTATTCGGAGGATAACAATGCCTAATAACTTTAAAAATTTACCATATATTGATTACCTGAAAAGAGCAAAGAAAATTGAAGACATGGATTCAATGAAAGATATTTTTGAAGCTCTTGGACCTAAAGAGTCTATTAAAACGATGAATAACTCTGGTGAAATTGATATTGAAATACCCACTGTGCCTTTAAGCGTACTTATGGGAAAATCCAAGAAAAGAAAAAACGTATGGGTATCAAAAAAAGATATCAAAAAAACGTCAGAAATGGATGATGCAACATTTGACAAATACTGGAATAAAGCAAAGCAGCATAATTCTCGGCATCGTCATTATGAGTTTGGTAGAAATATCAATGGTGATGAAATTGTAACTATGGGTAAGCGTAAAACCTCTGTTAAGGAGATGCTTGATAACAAGTTATTAGATGAACCCATTGATATGGTTCAGGTGGGTGTTTATGAAAGACTTGGAACTTCCAATGTCGATTTAGTATCTGGACTTGGAAAAAACAATAGAGGTTATCTTTTCGAGGACGAAACTGATACTAGTTCTATGCTTAATGGTGTTGTTGTGGATGCAAAGTGGGTAGATGGCTCGCTTAACATTAACATAAATGTTAATGGAGAAACAATGTTCTTTTCTCTTACAAAAGATCAGTCTTCAATGTTGGTGCTTAGTGTTGACGATTTGGAAAATAATGCTAATATGTTAGTACAGAAAACACTATATTTTATGCCTGATTATAGTGACGGTGTAAATAATATTGGGATGAAACAGGTAGTCGTTAAATAAAAAATGGATATTATAGATAATATTTTTCTAGGGTCAAAGCCAAAATTATATTGGCAAAACGATGCGGCGTTACAAAACGGTAATTCTGACGGTTTGCTTAATTATACTCCGTTTCTGGAAATTAATTTTGGTGCTGGGCTTCCATTTTACAATATAATAAATGACCATTTGTTAAGTTTTTCTTTAGACAATAACATAGGGACGTTAATCTTTTATGATTCTACAAACTTTATTTTTGAACGACTGTTAAAATATGCTTTTGCTAAGAATAAGGGCAAAGGGTTGTTAATGAGATGGGGTTGGACAAATGGTGCCGAAAAGATTACACAGCCTGAAGACAAGTGGACAACACTTATTGTTACAAAAATTGCAAGTACACCAGATACAAATGGTACTCGGTGGACTTTGGTATTAAGTAATTTTTTGTCATATGCACAAGACCTTATTAAGATATCCAGGTCCATAACTATTTCTAATCTGGCCAATTTAGACGATTTAGAACGTGAAGTAAATATTATTGTTGCAGGTTCCCCTAAAATTGTATTTACTAAAGGTTTAGCTCTAAAGGACGCCCCTAATTGGGCGCAAGCTGGTGTGTATACTACTACTGGTGACGTATCGTTAGGCGAATTTATTAGAGATGTGGTTCAAAAACGTTGGGTTTCGGAATCAACAGGAAAGCCACCTGAAATTTCAATTTCAAATGCCGTATTTGAAGGCCAAAGTGCCGAACCACAAATAAATGTATTGCTTTACGACATAAAAGATTTATTAGATTCAAGATCGGCTAAAAATAGTAGTGTATCAGCGACAGATTTAGATAATTTTAGCAATTGTGATTTTGTTTTGAGATATCCAACAAATGAAAATGGCATTTTGGGCCTTTCGTTTGGACAAGATTTAAGTTGGTCGGATCTTGCTTTGGCACGAAACTTATATGTAGATAATTCTGGCAATGTTATTGTTACAACATCCGAATCGGAAATACCAGCTAATGCAATTGTACAAACAAGAAATCGCATAGGCGAAAATGCTGTTACTGCAACTGCTGGTGCAGATATAGGCCGAAGCCAGGAAATTGGCGACAATGAAGCAACCCCTGAAGGTATTGCAAGAGTAATGGAAAAAGTGCGTTATCAATCAATGCGCATTGTTTTGACGTTAAGAGGAGAACCAGAGCTATTTGATTGTGCTTTATTAAAGGGACACAGAATAGGACTTATTATAAACATTGCACCATTTGTGGATAGTAACTTATTGTCATATGGTGATGATGATGCTTCATTTGGGCGTGCATTCCCGATGTTCTCTGGGCCTAACAAAGAAACATTTAATATATTAAAAGAAGTTTTTCAACACAATGATGAAAATTTTTACAGCCAATTTACTGGAATTTGGCTTGTACAGAATTTAAGACAAAATATTTCTGCCGGTTCTTATGTAACTGAATTGGATTTAGTAAAATCCGGCTATGAAGGATAGGAAACATTTATGGATCAAATTTTAAACTCGACATTATTCCAAGATATCCAAAAGCAAATTGATGATCTTGGTTATATTACCGTTCGTGACGTTACCGGTGCAACAAGCAATGATATGTTAACAGCGCCTATACCGGTGCGAGATGAATCTGAATGGTATGAAAATGTTATGTCGGTTTCACAGGGCCGTATTCAAAGATACGGTGACTTCGAAGATATGGACAATCATCCGCTTATGGCTAGCATTTTGGATATTTATTCTCAGGAGTCAACCCGAAAAGATGCATGGAATAATGTAGTTAAGATTAATACAAATAATTCTAACATTAAATTAGAGTTAGAAGAATTACTTTTTAAGCGCCTAAATATTAATTTTAGAAGCAAAAGTATTATTCGTGATATGTGTAAGTACGGAGATAAATTTCAATTCCTTGTACTTCAAAAGGATCGCAAAGGTATATTATATCTTAAAGATATGCCTGCGTGGACTGTTTTTAGATTAGAGCATCATGATAAGTTGGTAGGATTCGTCCAGTATCAGCCCACTGGCGTGTCGCCGGTGTTAGACCCGTTTTCTGTTATACATTGGCGCCTGGGGCTAACTAGGGAGCGTTATAAGCCATATGGCACAAGTTTGCTTGAGCCAACTAGACGCCACTATCGTCAATTGAAACTTATGGAAGACGCAATGACGGTTTATCGTGTTACAAGAGCGCCAGAGCGTAGAATGTTCTTCATTTCTGTTGGACGTCTTGCCCCACAAAAAGCCGAAGAATATATCCAAAAGATTGTCCAAAAGTGGCGTAAAGCTCCTATGACAAACAAACAAACAAATAGTATTGATTGGAAGTCTCACAGCATGGCCCCCGACGAGGATTTTTATATTCCGGTTCGTGATGGCCAGGATGGAACTCGAATTGAACAGCTGCCCGGTGGGCAAAATCTTAGCGAAATTGATGATGTTAAGTGGTTTAAGGACCAGATTTTATCATACGTCAAAATCCCTCGTATCTATCTTAATGATCCAGAAGGTGGTGCAGCAGAACGTAGAGAAAATCTTGCACAACAGGATGTTAGGTTTGCCGCTGCTATTGACGATGTCCAGGAATATTTCTTGGAAAGTCTAACAAAAATATGCGTTATTCATTTGTTACTTCGTGGATACAAGAAATCTGATGCATTAGATTTTTCACTGCAAGCAACACAATCTTCTTATGCAGCAGAGCAGCTCAGGATGGAAGTGGAAAACTCAAGATTCGCATTAGTGGGCACGATGGTGTCAGCAGGATTGCCTAAGTCGTATGCTATGTTTAGAGTATTACAGCTTCCAAAAAATGAAATAACTAAGTTAACTAAAATGCGTAGGGCTGAAGATTTATTTATGGCACGGCGAGAAGCCGAAGTAGAAGCTTTTAGGTCTACTATGGGCGATGCACTGAGTGATTCCATGAAACAATATATTGAAAAGAATGGTGTATTTGACCCTAAGTTGTCATTTTTGAAAAATTTACCAAAACCTGACTTTTCGGATTTTGAATCGCCTGATACTGGTGATGTGTTTCAGGATAGAGCGGTAAGTATAGAACGTGATAGGTTTGAAAAGAAAAAGGAAAAGAAATGGCAAGATTTTGAAAGACCAAAAGAACCGTATAGAAGTGATGGCCGAAATGACGATAAATCACATTTCCAGAACCCAAAACAGCAGTTTAAGAAGGTTGCCGGCGAGGATAATGCTATGGAAGATATAATTTCTTTGTTATCAGAAGATAATATTAGTGGTGGAGCAAGTTATTCCGCTAACATAGAGTTATTTGCTAATGGCGATACAACACCACTAAGTATTGATAATTATAAATTAATGGCTGACACAGCCAATGATAAATATGAAGGTTATCTTGACGGAGTTGATGAAAATTATGACAATTTCCGAATTTCACAAGATAATAAACTAAAAGAATTGATTATAGAACTTGACATTGAGGAGACTTCTAATGAGAAAATATAGTTTAGATGCATTTAAGACCGTTTTGGAACAGTCTATGGAATCACGTTTGAATAAATTGGATTCCGCATTAAGGTCTGCAAATCCATCATGGAAGAAGATTGCGACAACTAATAATCATTTATTTGTTGTTGATGAAGATACTAATGAATATCTTATTATGCCATATACAATTGAAGACGGAATTTTGACTGTCGATAAATGTGAAAATGTCGGAGTGGAAACAAGCGAAGAAATTTTGGATAGTAAACGTAGCGAAGCGGTAAAATTATTTGTTGAAAGTGTTTTTGACGGGGAAGAAAATAGTAGCAAACTATTTGAAGATATTCTCGAAACTGTAAGATATGAATGTCGCGCAAAGACACAGCCGCAATTTTTTGGCATTAGTATTCGTGATATTGTTGGCGAAGCTCTTGAAAAGGCGCCGAAACCGATAGTTGAATATGTAAAAATGCTTGGTTCGGTGCCCTCTAATTCAATGACAATGGGATTTTCTACTAATCTCAATGATCCACAAGTTTCTTTAAGTAACTTTATAGATAATCTGCCGCAACTTACTAAAATTGCTGTAGCAAGACAATCTGTACGCAAAATTTCTGATTCCGAATCACAAATGAAAGATTTTGTGCAAACTTATTTAGATAGTTATGACGATGGCGATCTTGACAAAGTAGTTAATAGTTATTCTGCCGAATGGGTTTGTTCTACATATGACGAGAAGAAAACAATGTTGGGTGAATGTGGCTTGGAATCTAATTTTGAAAACATTATTAATAACATTGATAGCGTTTGCGAATCTAAATACAAAGGTCATATTGATAATGTGAAAAATGTTGTTGAAAATACATTTGATCGCGAATTTGAATTAGCATTAGAGTATGTTGATAATACTGTAAATCTGGAAGCATTATATGGAATGGATATTTCTGATATTCGCAATACTATGCAAGAAATTTTAGATAATTCAGAAGATCGCCATATGATGTCACAATCAATGGTAGAACAGTTCAAATCAACTATTAATGGGCTAACAGCACTTATTGAGAGAAAAGTTCATGACCCTGTTTTAATGGTTAAAGCTATTCATTTAATGAGTCAATTTTCCCCTTTAACGTTTAGGCCGGGAACTAATCTGAATAACGAGGTTCCTGGTGGCTTACTTGACAATAAAACTCCGGAATCTGGAAATGTTATTGCTGAAGCAAATAACCCTGCCAAATGGCTAAGTGATGTAGAAAAAAGAGTTAAAGGGTTCAAAACGTATGCCAATACTACTGGCGAATTTTCCGGTACTATTGGAAATTATGTCGTAAAAGTAAATACTGCTGGTATGCCTGCCGTAACCGTTACTCGTGGAAATGCAAAAGCTAATCTTACATATAACCCCGATACTGGAAAGTTTAGAGTCAGTGTAATGGGTGATAAAGTAACCGGTCAAAAAGCAAAAGAAGTTCTTTCCGCGTTTTATCCTAAATGGGTACAAGAAGAAAAAAGTAACAACGTAAACGAGGGCGAGGGTTCTTTTGTAACAACAAAAACACCATCAATGACTCCTGAAGTAAAAAAACTCACTGAAAGTGTAATTGGGAAACTAATATCTGTACATAAAATTTCAGATAGAATGTTATTAGATGCTTTGTTGCCATTAAAAACACAACATAATCTTAAAGGCGAGAGCTTTAAATTAGTAAGAGATTATATTGTAAAAAAAATTGCAATAAAAAATAAGACCTTTAGGGAATCACTGTCGAAAACATATCTGGAAAAATTGGGATATAGAGATGTTAAAACGTATGCTGATCCAAGTGGACGCAAAGTAACTATCCCGGAAACGAAAAAGAAAACATTAGCCGATGATGACCCTAATGCTGATAAAAAAATCGACCCAGATCGTGATGATGATAAAGATGACAATCCGGATGATACAGTGGAATAAGAGGCAAAATCATGAGTAATATGGACACAAAAGAATTGAAAAAACTATTAGAAGGTTTTATGAAGCAATTGGATGAATCTAATGCTGATACTTTGCCGGTATTAACCGAGGGGCGTCAACTTTTAATTGAAGACGTAGAAGACCCTTGTTGGCTGCCGACTGAAAAAAGTCTTAATGAGGCAAGTAGCATTTTGTTAGAAGACCCTAAAGCTCCTATGAAACTAAGAGGATTATTTCAAGAGGCTGGCAAGCGTAACCAGAATGGCCGCGTATACCCCCTGAATGTGCTTGTACGCGAAGTAGAGCGCTTACAGCCTATTATCGAACAGAAACGTCTTACGGGCGAAATGGACCATCCTGAGACTTCTAAAATTCGTATGAAGGAAGCCGCATTTTATATTACAGGACTGTGGGTGGAAGGTGATAAAGTATATGGCGAAATTGAACCAACAACCGGCCATCTAGGTATGGAGATGCGTGCGCGTATTAGAGATAAATCTTTATTTGGTATTTCAAGTCGTGGTGTTGGTAGCCTCCAAAGAGAAGGCAACGACATTATTGTACAAGAAGATTATCATATGTTGACCTTTGATGCTGTAACTGATCCGTCAGTGTATAAGGCATTTTTATATAATGAAACGTCAAATGATGTGACTACCGAAGATAATAATAGAGCAGAGAATATTACTAATAATTTTTTTGAATTAATGGACAAATACTTCTCACAGAAAAAGTTGGAGTTAAATAATGACTAAAGAAAACGTTGTCGATACAAAAGCAGTAAGTGCTTTGCTAAGAAACCTTGATGGTGAAATGACTTCTCTACGAAATTATGTAGAGGAAAGTAAGAAATCAGATATGCCTAAAACTGATCCTAATGTGGCGCCTTCTAATTGGAAACGCAAGAAAAGCGAAGAAGAAGAGGAATTGCGTAGAGACCAAGTAGAGGCAGACAAAGATGAAGCTAAGCGCAAACGTAAGCAAGCTGAAGAAGACGAAGAAGAGTCAAAACGGAAACGTAAGAAAAGCGAAGAAGTTGAAGACGATGAAGAAAAAGCAAAATTAAAAGCCTGCGCTGATGAATTGGAAAATGATGCTAAGCGCAAAACTGCCGCAGCTGATGATCTTGAAGAATCAGCAAAACGCAAAGAAAACGAAATTGAAAAAGACGAAATTGCTGACGAAGCTGGCAAAATGCGTCAAGATGCATATGCAGACAAAGATGAAGCCAAACGTAAAATGGACCAAGCCGAAGAAGATGACAAAGAAGCCGAAGCTAAAGAAAAAATGGCAGACGAAGAAGACGACGAAGACAAATGTAAGAAAATGAAGGAATCGGCTTCTGTTTTGCGTTCAGATGCTACGCGTAAGCGCATGGCCGCAGTTTCATTAGAAGAAGACGCCGATGCTAGAATTGACAGAGCACAAGAGCTTGAAGCTTCCCTGTTTGTTTATGACGGTAATGTACAAAATAATGTCGAAGTTAGTGATTCAACAAAAGAGTTTTTAAGCAATGAAGCTATTAAGTATCAGGAATTCTTTGAATCTAGTTCAGTTAAAGTAAATGAACTATATGATGCTTATTATGCAATTTCTGAAAGCCTAAGCAATGGTGAACCGCTCCGCAAATTTGCCGAAATTCTAAAAGAGTGGGACAATTTTGTTAGCAGTGAAGAAAATGATTATGATGCAGGTATTGTAGAGACTAAAAAGTTATTAGGTTCACTTGATAAAGATATTTTAGGTGAAACTTATAATGAGCTGTCCGCATTACTAACTTCACATATCGAAGAATCTGAAAGTGTTATCGGCTTTTATGACATGGCAAAAGCTCTTCTTGAAGCTAAAGAAAAAGAAGACGACGACGAAGAAGCTAAAAAAGAAATTGAGCCTAAAGACGATGACGAAGCTGAAGAATCTAAGGCAAAATTAAAAAAAGCCATTGAAATTGTTGATAAAGTAAGCGAACACAATAGAATTCTGCAAAGAAAACTAGATAATGTAACAGCAAAAACACAAGATACTATTACTACAATTCGCAATAAGTACGAGTCTGTAATTGATTCTCTAAAAACTGATGTTGATGAGTCAAAAGACCGTGCCGAAAAGAAAATTGTAGCATTTATGGAAAATTATGTTCCTCGTCTAAAAGAAATTTTAAAAGAAGAGGAAGCATTATCTCCAGATTATATTGATTCTACCAAGACATTGAACGAAATGCGTAAAATTCTTGGAATTACAGAATCTATTAATGTAACTGTTCAGGGCATAGATGAGTCTCGTGTATATGACCTTGAATCAAAGAATTCACTATTAGAGAAGAACTTAGAGGATTTACGGGATCGTCTATCAAGGAAAAGTAGTTTAGTTGAAGCGCACAAGGCGCAAAACGAACTTATTAAACGTATTCATGACGATGTTAATTTCGAAGACATTATGAAAAAAGTTTCAGACAAAATTCAAAATGTTTCTCAAATTGACGAAGCTCTATCAGATTATCGAAATCAGAGTTTAATGGATGAAGCTGTGGATTCTTCTTTTGTATCACCAGAAGAAGTTATTAAGGAAAATAGTAATGAGGAAACCGTTGGTATGCCTTGGACTACTAGACTACAAGACCTTGCCGGTATTAATGGCAAATAATTTTTAGACAAAGGAAACAATTATGTATAATAACAATGAACACGAAAAGATTGCTCTTAATCTGATTAAAGAATGGGCTCCATTGCTGGAAGGCCTAGAGAGCGAAGAAGAAGTAATCAACATGGCAATCATGTTGGAAAATACTTATAACTGGCATGTAAATTCTAGTCCTGATGGACAGATGTTGCAGGAATTTACCGGTTCGAGTACTACAGGCCCTAGTGGTCAGAGCCCTCAAATCGCAACCTTCAAGCATTATCTGATGCCACTTATTCGCAGAATGTATCCGGCATTGATTACCCCTACTCTAGTTGGTGTAACTCCAATGACAAGCCCGGCTACTCAGGTATTCTATCTGAAGTATTTCTACAATGGAATGGTAAATCAGCAAGATCCATGGGGAACTACTCCTGCTGCTAAAGGCCGTACAACTGCAGGTACCGAATATGCCAACTTTATTGGTGATACATGGAATGTTGATCCATATTACTCAATGCAGACAGTATATCGCGAGCCGCTTTCAACTGGCGGTGGAACTATTGGTGCAGGACTTGACTTTAGTGGTGCCCCTGATACTGGAACTCACGTTGCCGTACAAGCTGCATCTCCAATTTTTGATAGTAGCACAAAGGTTTATCTGATTGCAACTGACGCTGCAACTCATGCTGCTTCTACAAAAGTTGCTCTTATCGAAGTTTCGGGTTTTGCTAATGGTACTACAACCGGCACTTTGGCAGTTTCACAAATTGCAACCCTAGCAGGTTCGGACGCTTTCGATAATGCCGTAACTGGTGGTATTACTGCTGCAACTGGCACATTCTCCATGACTGTTAGCAATATTGGTAATTATGATTTTATTCTGTCAAATACAGAATCACTAAATGTTACCACTCATAACGGCCTAAATACTTTGACATACGACTTCAATATGGAAAATAATCCTCGTATGCCTGAAATCTCACTGGAAATCGCCAGCACCACAGTGAACGTGGAAACACGTAAGCTGCGTACTGTATGGTCAATCGAAAGTGCTCAGGATATGCGTGCGATGCATCATATTGATGCTGAAAAAGAATTGGTTTCACTGCTTTCAAGCGAAATTGCAGCTGAAATTGACCGTGAAACTATTAATAACTTAATCACTAATAGCGGTCATCGTCGTAATTACGATTACAATAATCCGTTTATTGTGGGTGGTTTTGCCGTTGGTGGTGGAACTGGCCTGCTTAACTGGAATCAGTCAGCTTCTCTGCCTGCAGCCGGTGGAAATCCATGGTTCCCGGTTGGTGGTTCTGGTAATCTGCGCGACAGAAATGAAGCTCTTATGTATCAAATTCTTGAAATGTCTAATGATATTTATCGTCAGACACTTCGTGGCGCAGCTAACTTCATTATCACTTCGCCGGAAATTGCTTCTAAGCTGGAGCAACTGAGTGAATTCGAAGCAACTCAGAATAGTGTGATGGATTATTCTCTGGGTATCCAGCAAGCTGGTGTTATTCAGGGTAAATATCGCCTTATTAAGGATCCTCTATTCCCGAGTGATCTGATTCTGTTAGGTTATAAGGGTGCTAACAATATGGATGCTGGTTACCACTATTGTCCATATGTACCTCTACAGTTAACCCCAACCATGATGGATACTCGTTCAACAAACGCAGTGAAAGCCATTATGACAAGATATGGTAAATTTATGCCTGAGAATGGTAGTAGATTCTACGGTATCATCAAGGTTAGCAACTTAACCGCACAGGGTAGCGCAACACCTTCAGGATTCCCAATTCAGACTAGCACCAGCATTTCTGGTAGTAATCTGATTGACGGCGACTCTGATCTAGTTTAAACCCTTAGTATGGAGGGGAAATCCCCCTCCATACTTTCCTTTTAATACTGATAACTTGTGAAATAGTCAAGAGTACACTAAAGAACGATAAAGAAGAGGTTACAATGCCAAAATTTTTAAATCCGTATAGAGGACGCGTTGAATTTATTTACAACGACACTCGCATTCGTTTGATGCCTAATCAAATTATGGAGCTTCCGAAAGCATTAGGTCAAAGTCTGCAATTAAAGCTAGTAGAAGAAGTAATTGTAGAACCCGAAAAGGCGCCTGAATTATCACCAGAAAAGATTGAAAAGATTGATTCTGAACTTCAAGACATTAAACATAAAATTGATTCTGAAGCTACTATTATTCCGGTATTTGATGCTAAAGAAGAGGATATAGTTAAACATGCAGAAGAAGTAATTCCTGCAACACCAGAATCAGAAAAACAAATAATTGTCGATGTTGACAAAGACGCAGAAACTTTAAAAGAAGCCTTGAAAGAGGACAAAGAAGATGAAAAAGAAGAACCAGAACCCGAAAGTAAGCCCAAAAAGCGCGGAAAAAGAAAATCAAGTAAAACAGTCTAAAACTGTAAATGTTTTAGAAGACAAAACTAGAATGTTGTTGACGGATGATTCTTCAGAAGTATTACTTCCGGTAATTTCTGAATAACTTAATAGCATAAAAGGAAAACATTATGCCTTCAGATAAATTTAGACCTTATCAATATATGCGTGAACGTAATCTTTTCAGTGAATCTGATAAAGCTAACATGAAGCGCTTCTTGGGTGATATTATTCCAGAAGAAGGTGGAGAAGGCACACCACAGCCAGCAACGCCCGCACCTGATGGTTCTCCTAAAGAACCTAGCAATCAGCTACCTCAGCCAGAGAAACGCGCTGACGGCGGCTCTGGGACTCCACAGCCGGCAACCCCGGTGCCACCTTCAACACCAAGTGATCCGGAACATCAATTACCGCAACCAGAATTGCGTTCGGATGGCGGGCCGGGGACTCCGCAGCCATCTACTCCTACTGAAGCTGTTGAAATTAATAAAACTCAATATAATAGTTCTAAAGCTAAACTTCTTATTAAAGATATTATTACACAGTCGGTGATAACTATAGCTTTAAATGATGTAAATGCTAGAAAAAAGTCTCATGAAAAGCTAGTCGGGTTGACAACGGAATTGAAAAAATACTTAAATATTAAATAAAAAGGAAAAGATTATGTCAGAGCAAAGAAACAAAAATTTCGTATACGAATTCATTAACAAAATGGAAAACAGAACAGGAATTACCGAAGATAATTTCAAAGATGCAGACCGTTCCCCTGGCGGTATTTTTGCGAAAATCGGTAGTGAAAAAAATATCGGTAAAAAGTATGAAATGGTAAGTCAGTGGTACATTGGCAATAAGAATAACAAAGACATTGCCGGTGAAATTATTGACATGTTTAAGGCATTACATTTCGTAAAGATTGCCCTACAAAGACTGAATCTTCTTGGAAGTAAGCACTTTACCGGTCTTGTTGATGAAGTTATGGTAAAAGCAAAGCAAAAACTTAAATAAGTATCTGGGTTATAAGAGATTTTACAGTATTTTATAACCCAGATAATTTTTAACTGGTGCTCTGGAAAATGTTCCGGCGCACCATTCTATTGTAGGTATTATCTATGAAAAGTATGAAACATACTATCGCTGAATATGCAACAGGGGCGCTCAACGTATCTCGTTTGGTAAAGAAATTTTATAGACAATGGGAAGATATGCCGAAATATTTCGCAAAAGCGGATTTTGCAAAGTCTTATTCTGGTAAGGATGGATTAACTCCGTTCTTTGAACCATTAGATACGCTTATAAAGCTAGGCGATGACGTATATGGTAGCTATAATTATTTGCTTCCACAAGAGTTAAGGATAAGTCATAGAGCATTAAAACAGGCTATTCAGTCAAAACTTGATAGTGGCAATTTTGAAAAAGAAGAAAATATTAGACATACAAAAGATTTGTTTCGAAAAACTATTCCGTCCGCTGCCAGACTTGGATTAGCAAAAAAAGCTAGCCAACTAAGTAAAGCTAAGGGTAGTTATACTCGTGAAGATTTTAGTGAATTATTTGCTAGTTATTATTCCTTTTTGGAACATGTATTACCTAAATTTAAAGGTAAAACTATTACAAATTTTGCCACAGTATCTAGTATTAGTAAGGCAGTATAATGGGAAACAAGAAATTATTTATTCAGTTGAAATAGAGTGCCCCATTGAAAATAATGGAGAGAATTTTAGATAGAGTTGTAGCTCATGTCTTAAAAATTGAAATGAAGAAAAACTAGTATTAGGAAAATATAAATGCCATTAGTACAACCGGGACTAAATTTAAGAGACAGAATTAAACAACATATAATGTTTGAGTTCGGACATGGTGTTGTAACTGTTGAAGTTATAGAACCTTGGGTTGACCAGGCAATTGACGTTGCAATACAAGAATTCTCTCGTTTTTATCCTAATGCGGAAGAATGGTCGGTATTTAATGCAGTTGCTGGAGTAAACAAATACAAAGTAGATGATGATTATTTGTATGTTAGGCGCGTTGTATATCAGCCACAACTTAATGTATATGGTTATTACAATATGTTTTCAGCATTCGGCGCTTGGGGACCATGGATGCAATGGTTTAGAAATATGTCATTGACTGACTATACCATTACAGATATGTATATTTCTCAGACGCGTAGAACTATGGGACTGCAAGGTACATGGCAGTTCGATCATCCGTACATTTATTTGTACCCTACACCAACAAATGCAGTACCCGTTTTCGTTAAATATACGAAATTGTTAGATTATGGTAATGATAGTCGCGATATTCGAGAAGAATCTTGGGTTCGTGATTATGCCACGGCTGTAATGAAAATTCGCTTAGGTCGTGTGCGTAGTAAATATAGTTCGCTGCCAGGACCTCGTGGTGACGTCAGTATGGACGGCGAATCATTAATTTCGGAAGGTCGTGAAGATTTAGAACGTTTAAGAAATGAAGCGCGACTTGAATATGAAGAACCATTAGGGTTTTTCGTCGATTCTTATTTTGGATAAAAGAAAGAGAAAATAAAATGGCAAAAGCAGGACTTTTTAAATCAGACACTGAAACACAATTTATGCGTACTTTGGCCGGTTCCGGCGATGGTGCAAAAGGTGTTGTACGAGAAGAATTAGCACGCATTAAAAATGGCGAAACCACAAATGAAATAAGTGCAAAATTTCAATATGACCCAAGTTATAATGAGGGCATACGCATTACAAAAGATGTTTTAATGCAAAGTATTATGGAAGTAATGGTTGGCATTCCTGATGGAGAAGCTCAAAAGCTGACTTCGCTTTTATATGACAGGCTGGAGAAAAAAGGTTAAGGCTAAATAACAATGGCTAAAACATATATTAAAATAGAAAATACATCAACTAGTGGTACTTATAAAACGACTTTGATACATGACTATAGTGATTGGGAGCATTCTGAAATGCTCAGAAAAACTGGCTATATTGAAGTTGAAATTGGTGGTACCTTTACTGTTGCTGTACCTGTATATGGTAGTGTTACTTTGACGTTAGCTAGTAATGAAATAAAGTTTCCGGACTCGTTTCCGCAAACCTTTCTATCTAGTGTGGAAGACGCCGGGGGTGACTATGAATTGGCTGCAGCAAAAGCTGACGCATGGCGTATCCACACTTTGGAAGAATTGACAACAGCTATACAAACACGTTGGACAGCCACCAAAGATATAGACTTTGAATCAGAATCTACAAGTGAAATTATAAGTACATAGCATAATATGCTCACATGATAGATAATATTAGCTTGCAAAGCCTGCCTTTATGGTGGGTTTTTTTGTTTATCCGAAGATAATACATAGAGGTGAATAATGGTAAAACAACCGCCGATATTTTATACTAATAAATTTCCGGAAGACGATAAGAAAAAAAGGCCATATAATACTGATGGTAATTTCCTAAATAATACCATAGATTATTATCAGCCACCGTTTCTTAACGAGATGTCCGGTAATTCTCCTGATGGTACACTTTCTTTGTATAATCCCGATGGGGAAGACCGAAAGTTATTTGATACAGTAGACCAGGAAGTTATTTTTATTACAAGTGACCCTTTATGGTGGTCTAAATTGGATAGAGACAGAACAGAAACGGATATAATAACCGGTGAAGCGCCGGTAAGATATTATTCAAAACCTGTAGAGTTTAAGGGCAGTTATGAAGACGCAATAGGTGACATTAACTTGTCAGCGTTCGGCTTAGATCAGATAGCAAGTATTACTATATACTGTAATTATAATTGGGTACTAAGAAAATTTGATGACGCTCCAAAAACAGGAGATTTAATCTTCCTCCATGATGGACGTATTATGGAAATTATGGCGTCTTATGTAAATGATCCCCAAAAGGGTAGACCGCAACACTGGGTATTGGAAACGCAAACTGCACAAACGGATAATTATATTATTGAAACCGAAAATGGCGAGATGAATTTAAGTTATTCGCAATTAAAGGACAATACTCCGGACGGGTTTACAGAATATGAAGAATTAGATAGCGAACTTAGTGATTTAACAGAAGATGACAATTATGAATCAAGGTGGAACTAATGAAATTAGATGCAATTTTGACTGAGGCTGGGTATTATGTCCCTACTTTGACACAAACCGATTTTATGAATATGTGGAAAACACTAAAAGAAAGTAGCGAAATACACCAATATCTTGCAGAATGCGGAGCGGGTATTGCTATTAACATATATTTTAAGGAGAATAATGTAAATGTCAAAGTGTTTGGACGAAATGGAAGTATTAAAGGTGCTGACGTGTTTGGTAGATGGGATGAAACAAAGAAATTTGACGTTTCGACTTTGCCTTCATTAATATGGACATGGATTGATAGAACAACAAAAAAATATTACAATAAGTATTAAAATGAATATTGAATGTATATCTGAAATACTTACAGTGGGCGGACTTAGAAGGAATACACCTATTTCGACTAGAAATGCTGCTGATGGCGTTTCTACACACTTTATGGGTGAACGGGCAGGAAAAGACCCGAACGGCGCTTATAGGCAGTTTTCCTTTGACGTAAAGGGCAAGTATAAGCCTAAAGTAAGGGTATATACTGACAAAGCGGTAAATTCGCGCTCTGGTGCGTGGGTAACTTGTAACTGTAATGATTTTAAGTATCGCTGGGAAGTAGTTTTGGCTGACCGCGGATCTTCCAAGCTAAAAAGTGCTGATGATGTACAGCCTGAAATTAGAAACCCTCAAAAAAAAGCTGGTGTATGTAAGCATATTTATGCAGCATTAGTATATTTAAGAGACGAACATGGAATATAGCGACGAAATTGATGAGTTATTAGACGATTTATTAGAGGATTTGGCGGAGCGTTTGACTGTTAATTCTGGTTATAAATTTATTGTGGACGAAGATAAAGACATGGTAAAACCTTTAGAGGCAACTGAATTTAAAGCGCGATTATTAGAATTAGGATCAACAACGATTCCATCTGAGCATAGTCCATTTTTCAAAAATACTATTGCTGAATGGAAAAAAGCAAATAAGATTAAATAGAGGCAATAATGAGTGGAGCTACATACGATCCTTTTAGCCACAGATACGATGGCCTTTATTTTTTAGCATGGGATAGCTATAACCGTGCTATTTATCATTGGTTGTCGGGCATTAAAGTTTACAATAAAACGAAACATAATGATGTAAATGTACTATTTAATACGCCAGAGCGTGCGCACGCAAGACTTATTGCACCACAAACGAATCAAAGAGTAACAATACCAGCTCTGTCATTTTATATAAATTCTGTATCGCAAGATTTAAATAGACAGTTTTTTCCGACTGTACATCCATGGACAACAATACCTACATATGACTCGGATGGGAATGTAGTATCCTGGCAACGTCACTCAAAAGCATTGCCATATGATCTTAGCTATACTGTAACTCTGTGGTATAAATACGATTTTGAAATGCAACAAGTAGAAGCAAATTTATTGTGGCGATTTACACCATTAAGCTATATAATGGGCAACGGCGCAGTATCACCTATTTACTTGGAATCTATTTCGGACTCAAGCGATTTAGAGGTGGGTCCAGAAACAGATAGAGTGATGAGAAGAACATATTCGTTAAGAGTAGACGCATGGCTTCCGCTTCCATATCAAGAATTCGATCCACTATCGAATATAAATATAGGAATGGTTGGTGCCAGTGTTTTTTCTGATGACATTGGGGCAAATAATATAACTGGAGATTCAGAAATTGACAATATAAATAGTCAGTTATTTGATAATTTAGATGAAAATGTAGATATAAGAGATATTAGTTTGATAACAATCGCTGAAGCCGTACCTGGTGTGATTACATATGAGACGCCTGTATTAGGTGGCGATGTTTTAATTTAAGAATGGAGATAAAATGAAAGCAATTCGAAACATTTCGGGTCAAACTTTAGGGTTAATTGTTAATGGAGAAACTGTTATCATCCACCCAAGAGAGGAACTTATTGTTAAAGAATACACAGCACAAATGGATAACATGGCATCTGCTCGCAAGAGAATGCTAAAAAAAATTATTGTTAGCAATTAACGGAGGACAAATATGACAACATTACTAAGCCCCACAGTTGTTACTAGTGAAACTGACTTGTCTTTTGTGGCACAGTCAATTTCGACAAGTATTGCTGGAATTGTTGGTGCTGCAAGTAAAGGTGCAGTAAATAAAAGGATATACTTGTCATCACAAGATGACGTTATCATTAAATTGGGTAAACCACTATTGACAGATTACGGTGTTCAAACCGCTTCTCTGTTTATGAAACAGTCAAGCAACGGTTGGTATAATCGTATTGCTTCGCTACGCGGAAATGATCCTGTGGCAACTGCAAATACTGATACGAGGGCTCTGTTAACTCAAACCTCGCTTACAGCATTTGTAGCACCATCAGATATTATTGCTCTGGCTGGCGGAAGTTCTCAGAATCTTAGGTTGCGTTTTGATGATACTAATGATATTACAATAACTTTTACAACTGCTATTGTAACTTCTTTGGTGCGCTCAACAATGCTTGACACTATGATTGCGTTGACTGGTTGGTTGGACGGCGTACTAAGTTTAAATGGGACTGCTGAACCACGCTACGGGTTTACCGGCTATACTCAACTTGGTGATGGTTCTTACGTTCTGACAATTCAGAGCGAATTAAAATCCGGATTAAGCAAAATTGAAGTAATGGTCCCAACTGGAACCGATGCTGCAAGTTATTTTGGCTGGACTTCCGGTGTTACCAGTGAAACCGGTACGCGTTCGATTGTATTGAATACCAATTTGACGTCCGCTGTCGTGACTTCTTTGGCACAAGGCGTAAGTGGATATAACCTGGGAACATCTGCAACATCGACATCTGTAAATTCTGCTACATATAACCTTGGTGTTTTAGCAGATGGTAGTCTTGATGTAAATAATATGGGCGCATCCCCTAATGCATATTCTTTTGTATCAGTTTTGGAAAGCAATACGACTACTACAATGAATCTTGACAGTGATGGAATTCACGCACAGGCTCAAGCTGCACCGTACGCATTTAATCCGGTTGTGCAAATTGTTGTTGACGGATATACAACTTCTATTGAAATTCCATTAACAACATGGACAATTGGTGCTATTACAAATGCTAATATGCAAGATTTTGCAACTGCTATTAATACAGCTACTCCTTCTGGGTTGGGCGATATTGCATTCTACAATACTGCAACTAAGAAAATGTATTTGCAATCTCCGGGCAAAAGCGTTGGCTATACTTATATTAGTGTACCGTTGGAACAATCTGATACGGTAGCAGGAAATGCTGCTATGGCTATTAGAGCAATGAATTTTTTAGGGTTTGATTTTCAAGACGTTAAGGTCCAAAATCAAATAACTATTGAAACTGAAACAAGTTCTGAAACAATTTCGTTTGATTATACTACTGTACATTCTTACGGATTGTCTCCGGCATCATTAACCACAGCACAAGTTGTTAGTCTTATTAATGCACAATTCGGATCTACTATTGCAAGTATTGATAGCGGATTAAATATTTCTCTGGCTAACGACTATCGTGGTATTGACGGGTTTGTTAAGGCAAGTGGATATCAAACAAGTAAATTGGCTATTGATTCTACTGCCTTTGACTATACTAGCAGTTGGTATTTACCTTCAAGTTCTCCGATTCGTTTAATCGGCGCCGAAACTGCTACTGCGGCTGGGTTAAATAATACATATCTAAAATGCAGTTTTGGAACGGATTGGGCAATTGTGCGTATTAATAATACTACATATGCATCTGATCCTGTGGCAATTGGATCTGCAAAACTAGATGTAGAGGCAACTTCTTTTGCTGCAACTCCTACTCAAATTAATGCATTTAAAATTGCTTTGGCCGCTGTATTATTCGGGCATGTTATAAGTTCTCCGGGCGATGGATTTGTTATTGGCGAATGGACTGTTGGAACATTAGTAGCAGCAGGAACCGAATTGAGAGTTTATAACGGTGGTGGTCTTACTGCTGGACGAGTAAGAGTTGTTGATAGTAATGATAATACTGCAACTACTTATCCAGCTTCTCATGAAGGTAATATTTCATATGTTGTAACAGCATTGCCTGCACCAGATACAACAACAGTAACACTTCGGGATGCCGGTGGAACAAATGTTCTTACTGTGACATCATTACATGATGATAGAGAACTTCACTTATATGTAGATAATACGCCAGCATTGACGTTTGCCGGTAAAACAATGACCGGATTCGCAAGCTCTGGTAGTTATGCTACTTGGCTACAAAAATCATCAAATACTGTAACAGGTGATGAAACAGCCGAATTGACAATTGGCGCAGGCGGCGATTTATCTTCTGTAGGTCAACTTTCAGTTAGTACAACAGATGCTTCATGGGCATTAGTATTAGACTTATTGTTTGATGATGGTGCCGGAACTGATTATTCTGCATTGGTTGCTGTTGTGCCAAGCGGAACTACGGCATTTACAACTTCAATTAAGGGTGGACATAGTATAGCAGTTGCGGAATGCCCTGTTGACGTTATTACTCTTGCACAGGGTAATGGATATGATGTTACATGGACTGCTGGCACCGGTTCTTATGCATATGTTAATACTGCAACGGGTACTTTAGATTTTGCTCTTGATGCACTAAAATTAAATGGTCAGGATTTACCTTCTGCTGGTGCTGGCGGCAAAGCCAAGGGTTATTTGATTGGTAATGCCGACATTGAATATATTTTCCGTCCATCAACTGTTACACCGGGCGCATATGCAGCTCAGTGGCAGAATGGTAGAATTACAACTTCTCGTGTAGCTTATAACGATATAACTTCAACATTTGTTGCCACTGCTCGTTCGTTCTTCCCGAATGATGATTGGGGTGGCGGCTACAATAGGTTTGCTGTTGTCGTAGATGATGATTATACCGTAGATATTGATTTTAATGATTATACATTTGTTGATCAAAGTGCTGCAACCGCAAGTGAAACTGCCGATGCTCTTAATGCTCGTGCAAAACTCATTAATAGTACGCTAAATGGTTTTGCCACAGCAGTAAGCAATAAGATTGTATTAACAAGTCCTACAAAAGGCGTTTCAAGTCAGCTTCGCGGAGTTATTGATAATACCGCATTAGATTTTTCTGCTATTGTTAGTACACCTGCAACTGGTAGTGGTTATCCCAATCTATCCTTTAAGGTGGATGGCGGGACTACAAATACTATTGATTTTACTGACTATGCAGGTATTTTGATTGCAGATCAAAGTGCGGCTACTGCTGATGAAGTCGTTGCTTCCATTCTCAGAGGAACATCTCTAAGTAGCAGTCTTGTCTATACAGACGGCGTTGGTGTTGCAACTACAGTAAATGTCAAGAGTCTTGTTACCGGCACAAGTGGTACCGTGGAAATTCTGACAGCTAATCAGGCACTGGGTGACGAGTTTGGTATTCAAACTGTTTATACTGGGACCCAAACTGAAGTTGCTGCCGGCGTTGCTTTTGCAGTAAGTCCTGGTACTTGGGCAAATGCTGACGAGGATGCTCTGAAAATTAAATTTACTGACGAAAATCCGCTGTTCTTTGCGCCTAATACTTCTCGTGTAGATATTTATAGTGGTTCTACTATTTTAGCATCATATCGCGAAGTTTCTCCTGATCCTGATGCTGATGGCAGCCATGGAACAACCGGAGAGGGAACATTCATTGAGGACGAACTTGGTAATAGCAATGACGTTGCCAACGGAACTAATCCTAATCCATATTTCGCGTTTGACCTTGACGAAGATTTAACTACAGACGTCATTGATTATAATGGTGGAAAATTTAAGTCTGGAACTTATTCGTTAAGTGGCGGAGCTGATGGTATCAATGAATTAACTGGAAGTGATTTTGTTGGTGTTTCTTATGATTCCACATATGGTGGACCTACAGGAATTCAGAATTTTGCTGATAAGCATTCATCATTTATTAACTTCCTGGTTGCCCCAGGCCGTTCAGATAGTGCTGTTATTCAGTCATTATTCTCTGTAGCTGAAGAACGCGGCGATTGTTTGGCCCTTGTGGATCCGCCTATCTCTCTGAGACCAGAACAAGTAGTGGATTGGCACAATGGCCTAGGTTATGGTAATAGTGTGGCATTTAACACAAGTTACGCAGCATTATACGGTACTTGGTTCTATCATAGTGATCCGTATAATAACACGAATATTTATTTACCACCTAGTGCATATCTGCTAAAGCAGTATGCATATAGCGATTCCATTTCGGAACCATGGTTTGCAGTAGCAGGTGATACGCGCGGTAAAGTTACCGGTGCTATTGGGGTTGAATATTCACCAAACGAGGGTGAACGCGACTTAATGTACGGCAATGGAAATGCAGTGAATCCGATTGTTAATTTCGTACAAAGCGGAATTAAAATCTGGGGCCAGAAAACCCTTTCACGCACAGAGTCTTCATTGAATCGTATCAATGTGAGGCGTTTATTCTTGTTTGCTCGTAGAACCGTAGAATTAGCCTCACAAGTTATATTGTTTGAACCTAATGATGCGTTGACCCGTAAGAAATTGGTGGAAATAATTGAAGGTGCTATGTCCGATATTCTATCAAGACGCGGTATTACAAGATTCCAGGTTGAAGACAAGACTGATGCTTTCCTGATTAATCAGAATAGAATCAAGATTGTTGTGTTTGTTGAACCACAACAAACTGCTGAATTCATTGAGATTCCGTTTATTGTAACCGGTAGCGGACAAGCATTTATCGAAGGTTAAGGAGAATAAAACATGGGAATTTTAGGAATAGTTGGCAATTCGCGAATTGGCAATGAAGTTGATGGCATGGGAAACTATGACGTTAAACGAAATAATATGTGGGAAATGAAACTGGCCCGTTCGTTTGGCTCAGATGATTTTCGCAATTCCTTTACTCTACAGATGAATAAGGCTGCAAGACCTAATTTCACTTTGGGCGAAGTCGAATTACAAAGGGGTAACGAACGTTGGTACGTTGCCTCTAAACCAGTCGCACAGGATTTGGCAGTTTCGTTTTATGACGCTTTACCATCTCAGGGTGTAAGTTATACTTATCAGCGTGAAGGCGTACAAAGTCCACACCCGGCTGGTAATCCTGATATGCGTAGTGCATCGCAAATATTGTATAACTGGTATTTACTAATATATAATCCGTCTTCTGGGTATATGGGATTAGCAAGTGAATATCAAACTAATGCATATATTACGTTATATTCAGGTAGCGGTGAACCTATCGAACGTTGGATGTATCTTGGTTTATGGCCAAGAGAAGTAAATATGGGCGATTTAGACCATGCCACTGAAGGCGATCCTCTAACAATCGAAGCGACTTTTAGATTTAATAAAGTCTATCGTATTGACCCAGGTACAACAGCAGAACCTACAGATGGTGATGCTCAGTTGTTACCAGAAACAGCAGAGAGTTCTTTTAATATCCTCTAATAACTAATTAAGCACAGCACTTAGAAAAAGTTTAAGTGCTGTGCTTTTCTTTGAAACGCGAGTAACAAAATGTCAAAAATAACAGAATTTAGTACATTTTCAGAAAACAAAATTGACGCAAAGACAATTAGGGCAGTCGGCAATAAGTTGGGTATTAATTGGAATAAAATCCCATTTTCAGAATTTGAAGCGGGATATTATGTAGAATTAGAACACGGATTACAAGACCCCGAAACAAATGCAACAAATGACGATCCTGTTATGACAGCCAAAATTGCATGGGTTCATCTAAAGGAATTTTCAGACTATTATACTCGTCTCAAGAAAATGGAACGAGAAGGCAAGGAACAAAAAAATAGGGAACATTAAGAATTTTATTAGTGATATAATTAGTGAAGGCAAAAAACCTCGAAAATTTGATGTTGGTGATATTGTTAGAATTAAATTATATGATGATGGCCCACTATCAAAACAACCGCTAGGCAAAGTTTTTAGTATAGTCGGCTATGATAATTATACCGGAAAATGGAAATATAAAGTAAAAGAACAGGGATCCGGAGTACGTAAAACCTGGTCTGAAAACAATTTAATTTTAGTAAAGAAAGTCAAAGAGGGTGTCAATAAAGTAGCCGCCCCTAAAGATAAAATCACAAAACAAGTTAAAGATTTAAGTACAAGTTTAGATTATTTTATAAAAAACGAGTTAGTAAAAAATGCAGGCAATCCTTCAAAATATTATGCAAATATAGCCGATATTTTGGGTATTTTTGTACGTATATTAAAAATAACTAAAGACACAGATATCATAAAACATATTGAAAGTACAATAAAAATTTTACAAAATCGTAGCGCTTCATATCGCAATCATACTGATACATGGGAATGGTAAAACTTGACAAATATCTAAAAGTATGTTATAGTTCTATTTAGGCAACTGTCTTGTTTAAATTTGTTCCTTGTCAGCGATAAGGAGCCTACAAAGGTTTTTCGGTGTACCCGCCCAGCGAAACATCGGTTTTTGTTTTATCATGGGTTCGCCAACTTTTCCGTTGTGATAAAATGTAAGTGTCAAAAGGCGTATAACGACACATTTCCTATGTACCACGATGTACAAAAGGAAACAGCCTCGTCATCGGCGGGGCCAGCCCCACCACGGATAGTATCTGTGGCCCTACCCCCCTTCGTTCGAAAGTTGGGGGGTTTCTTTTTTTCTTGACAAAACGGCCGTCTTGTGTTACTATACAACCATAAGGAGATTAGATATGATTTATTTTGTAATGTTTGTCGTTGCGGCCACGGTACACTTTATAGTAGACTTTTTGTTTCAGACACACGAAACGGCAGTCAACAAGAAACAAAATAATTCGGTGTTATTCAGACATTGCTCATGGTATGCGGTTTGGGTTAGCTTGGCATTTAGTGCGGCCCTTTTTAAGTTTGGCAATTTATATTATACCGTTGGAGTGGCAGCAGTTTTCGGAGCCCTTTTGATATCCCATTATTACATTGACAACGGGTTTTTAATGATCCTGTGGGCAAAATATATCCATAAAAATCCACGCTTTGAGGGTGTAAAAAGTATGGATGAAGGTAATAAGGCATTATTCGAAGACTGTCTCGAAAATCCGTTTAGACCTACAATTTATATCGCCGTAGACCAGATTATGCATATTAGTGTAATCGCAATTATTTCTTTAGTTATATGGGGTATTGCAAATGTCTAAGGCAGTGGTAAATGTTGAAGGCAATCTTCAGACAATAGTTCTTCTTGTGCACTTATTGGAATTTTATACTATTGATAATATTATTCCGATAAGAATACCGCAAAGAAAACGGGAATCAATGTATCTTCAATGGCGGATTTTAGAATCGTTTGGCATTGAAAGCAATGACAAGATTTTGTATATTCGCGATACGATTGACGCATATCTTAAAGAAAATGAAGATATTGTTACTCCGTTCGATGAGAAACGGCTTGAAACGTTCACTAAAAACGTGACTACAGCGGCTTTGGAAGACATAGCATTGTGTGAGGACGCAGACATGTATACAGTCGATAATACTGAAATTTTTGGCAGTATGACAGCTAATGAAATAACTGATGAAATGGCAATAAAATATTGTAAAGACAAAGTTCCCGAAAAATTAATTACAAAAATTATGGGAGAACCAAAATGATGGATAAACTTGAAAGTCTTTTAGCGCAACTTGATACTATTGAAGCGAGAATGCCGCTTATTGACACTCAGGACGAAGCACAATTTGCCTTTGACTTGACGGACAATCTCATTGAGCAAATTAAAGCTATCATGTCAGGCAAAAATTACTTTTACGGTAAAATTACAAACAAGACCGATAAGGAATTTGATGCATCCGGTTTCCCGAGTGATGTTGTAAAATGTATTATTGACCCCATGGAGACATATTATTTCCCGTTTCCCAATTCCGATACTCAAACACTTATTGATACTGCCCGTGGCTATCGTAAACACGGATTTACATGCGAAAAATATACCGGGCGATTTGGTGAAAACTATTTTATTATAGAATTCGTTGTAAATTCGTAGTTCTCGGCCATAATAGGATCGTTAATGGCCTCCACAATAGGCTTTAAACGAGCCACGATTGCCTGTAAGGCACTTTTCTGTCTATCAGTAGGTATTCGGCCTAATTGGTACCAGTCTTTGATCCTACCGGTAATATAGATGATATGTTGGTTCGCGTAAATATGTTTGTTCATGAGCATTAGGAATCTATATAGCAGGATAATCGAAGCAATAGACTCATTAGATGCGTTTTTCAAGGTAAAGGTGTCTTCATTTAGGATATCAATTAATTCCTGCTCAATAACAAAGTCATCAATTCTGATACGACTTTTCTTGACAGTTTTAATTTTCTTTACAATACCCCCGCATTCTAATATCGAAGTGCCGTCTTTTGTATATTCATTTAGGGTAATTAAGGCACGTTTTAGTGTATTATTATTTTTGCACCTTGCCTTTTTGTCGCCATATAAAATAGTATACGAATAACTTTTAAGATCGAGCTTAATGTCAAATTCTATAGACCCCGCAACAGAAAAGAGAACCTGAAACTTGTCAGACTGTATTTCAACACTTACAGATACGTTATCAAAAATCTTGTTTATGTACTGTACTACTATTTTATATTGCCTAGGCAGTTTTGTCATTGTTACCTCCCATCAAGTATTTGCTATACGATTCTATTTCGGCCCGCTTTTCGGGTGTAAAACTGTCAATATCATAAATATTTATTAGTGTTTCAAATATGATAGCGTCTTTTTCTGGCGATTCTGGCATTTTTCTTGTCAATAAGTATATAGTGTTTATCTGGTTTAGTAGCGCGAATTCATTATTAACAACTTTATTCTCTATATATAGTAGTGTTATAAGCCGTTTTGCAATGTTTACGATTGAATGTTGTATGTATGTCATGAGACCTTCTTTCTGTTTTCTATAAATAACGTACGATAACTTATGAATTCGATAAATTTGACAAGGAATAGAAAATAATGAATGTAAAGCTAATTAAGACACGCCCGAATATTGCAACAATAGCGTCAGCAAAAACATGTTATAACGGTATGATTTACCCAAACAAGATTAAAAATTCTGCTAAAACTGATAAATTCGTTGTTTCTTTGCTAAATAGTGGACACCATACGACATTTCAGCATAGCGACCATTATTTTACATTTGCGCTTGAAGGGATAAGTAGATATGCTGTATGGTCATTTTTCCATAATTTCGAATACTATAATTCAAGTCAGGAAAGCCAGCGTTATGTATCCATGGCACCGGAAAACAATTATGTACCAGAAGGATTAACAAATACACAAAGAAGAATCTGGGACGCAGCACTTGCTGACTCTTTTATTGCATATACAGAATTGACTCGTCTATGTACTGACAAAACAAAACAATTATATAGTAAGACTTTTCCGAATAAAGATCAGAAAATTGTTGAAGATAAAGCACACAAAATGGCAATTGAAAACGCTCGGTATATTTTGCCACAGGCTGTTACAACGTCCATGTATTATACGATAAATTTAGCTACTCTTTTGCGTATGCGCGCAGTAGCTAATACATATGACTGTAAATGGGAAATTATACCTATTATAGAAAAAATGTGTGAAGCTGTAATCGCATTTGACGAGAAACTAGCAGTTCTTTTTGGACGTGTAGAAATCGGAGCTTTTTTTGCAGACTACGAATATAACAATATAAATGCCAAGCTATTCAAGAAAAATTTCGATGCTCAATTTAATGATAACTACGGCAATGAATTCCAACACTCGAAACTTATCAGCCATAATGCTTTACCGGCATCGCTAAATATTTTTGATGAAATCTTCGGCATTAAATACGGCTATTCAGAAGTAAAAGATTTATCTCTAAATGTTGACAATATGCTTACTGAATCTCGTTTGGGCAGCTTATTAGTATTTACATTCGCAAACCGAAATTCATTATCATGTGATTCTCAAATGCAGCGACATCGCACGATAAGTAAAGCAAAGACATTTTTGCCGGATCAAATAGTTACAGATGATATTGATTATGTAGTGCCTATAGTGATCGGGTCAAGAAAAACACTAATAAGTCGATATAATAGATTTATGGACAATCAATTGACAAACTATAGATATGCAATTAAAGAAGGGATTGCCCCAGAAATTGCTGCTTACCTTCTTCCTAATGCAACAATGACTCGGTCTTTTTCGACAGTAGATTTAAATGGATTTAAGAATCAGGCTAATTTGCGTTTGTGTTTTAATGCACAAAAAGAAATATGGGATTTGACAGCAGAACAGGCAAAACAAATAAGTAAAGTGGTCCCTGAAATATCACGTGTTTTGCATCCTAAATGCAAGTTAAGAAAAGAAAGCGGTATAACACCGGTATGTACAGAAGGTTCAAGATTTTGTGGAACACAGACCTGGAACATAGACGACTTTTACAATCATGAACGGGAGTTTTAATATGGGCTTTGACGAAGAAATTAATGCAGTATTTGCCAGGTTTGGCCAGCTATTAAACGGAACAACAAGAGAAATGTTTGTTGAATTTATTGATGAAAATCGTGAGATTTTTACAATGTCAGGTGATAATCTTTGGAGTGTATATAAACAACTGAATTTGCGAGAAGAAAATGGAATCTGGAAACTTAGAGAAAATTAATGTGCCTCTGGAAACCATTGAATTTCCAGTAAGGGGGGTTTACAAAACAAGAGATGGTATGCTACCTAAGCGAATGTGCTATTTGCACCCAGATGCCATTAGAAGTTTTTATCAATTACAGCGTTATACCGATTTTAAGTTACGATATTCCGACATTTTCAGAAAACCGGAATCGTCTTTTTTGGCCCGCAAGGAGAAGGGGCGAAGTGTTGCGCCGCCGGGCAAGTCTGGACATAATTATGGGGTATCATTTGACATTGATGTTGAACACGCCCTGAGATTATTTACAAATAACAAAAATCCTCGCGGCAAACGTCTTCTTGAATTGCAAGATAAGTTTGTAATGTATGATTGGTATCCACTAAATAGCGTACGTAACAAGTTATTAAGAGACCCGGGTAGAAAACGTCAAATATCGGAAGAATGGCATTTTAATTATGGTGAAGAACCAATTAGTAGCCGTGTTGAACAGTGGTATTCGGAAGTTGAGTTAGACGTTGCCGAGTTACAAAGTATCTTGTTAGACCTTGGATATAATGCTTTTCCGATAGACGGTATTTATGGTAAAAATACTCGAAAGGCAATGAATGCGTTTCAAAAAGATTGTAGAATCCCGAGAACAAAATATCCAGATCGCAATACAAAACTTATTTTAAGTTCTCTTGATGTGAAATATACTATTACTAACGGAGCAGCAAGTTATTAATGTTTGAACATTTTGGTCCAGAAACAATTGATATTACTTATAGTACAAATATAGCATTGCAGAATCTAGGCACGGCAAGCGATTTAAAAGCCTATTTAAAAGAAGAAATAGATGAAATTAATAAGCATTCTATTGACGTTTTAGCATTAGGCGATGACATTGAAAATCCCAATAATATTCTGTTATATTATTTTTTGGGTATGGCAAAAATACCTAATAAGTTACAGCATTATTGGAGTGAGGGTGACTTCCCTGATATTGATGCTGATTTTGCACCCGAAGGTAGAGAAGCAATTAAAAAATATCTGGAACACCGGTTCGGCAAAGAACATGTAAAATCTGTTGTAGCTTGGGGTAGAAGTAGTTTTAATAGTGCTTTTAAGGACCTTTGTGACGCGCTTGGCATTCAAAGAACATATGTAAATAAGTTTACAAAGATTTTGGATGAAGAAGAAGGCCTAGACGAAACTGAAGATAAGATTAATTATCTTAAAGATAAGTTTCCAGAAATGAAACAAATTTTTGACAGTAATCCTAAGTTATCTGAATGGCTACCGGTTTATTATGGTGTTATTAAGAATATCGGCCAACATGCAGCGGCCATAGTTGTAAGTGGCGATTCGCTTACAGAACATTTGCCACTTATTAAAAAGGCCAAAGGCGATGAAATTCTTATCGGTCATTCGGAATCAAGCAAGCTAAAAGAATTACAACCGCAAGGGTTTATTAAATACGACTTTCTGGGACTCAAACATGTTTCTATTTTGAGTACTGCTATTGATTATGTACAGAAAAATCACGATATAATTATTGATGAAAAATTCTGGAATGATGTTGGTATAAAAGATACAAAGACTTTTGATTTGGCTCAATCCGGAGAATTAGATGGTATATTTCAATTTGAAGGTGGTGCCGGTTACAAATGCATTATGGAAATTAAGCCTAATAACTTAGATGATTTATCTTTTGCTAATGCAGGTATGCGCCCGGGTGCATTAGAAGCTAAATTGCCGCAAATATATTACAAGAGAATGCACGGTATGAGTGACGAGAAGGCCCTTGATATCAATGGGTTATCTCAATATGGCGTTAATGAAATGTTTATTAAGTCATTGTCTAAAACATATGGATTAATTGTCTATCAAGAGCAGATTATGCAGTTCTTGCATTATGTCGGTGGTATTGATTTACCGAAGACTAATAAGGTGCGTAAAGTAATTACAATTGAAATGTCAAAACGTCGGCCGGAACATACTGTAATTATGGATGACGTTTATACAAAGTATATGATACATACAATAGAAGCTCTTAATATGCCTAAAGAATTGGCACAGGAGTGGTGGGATAACGTAGTTGGTCAAGCTGGCTATTCTTTTAATGCTTCTCACTCATACGCATATGCCATTATTGCATATCGCGAATTATATATTAAAGCCCATTATCCTGTGGAATTTTTTCTGGCCCTTTTGGGTCAGTCTAAAAGTACCAAAGACAAAATAGGCGAATATATTGGGGCCGCTAGACGTTTTGGCATTGAAATTTTGCCGCCCGACATAAACAAGTCAGAAATAGAGCATTCGCCCGAAGGTACAAATTCCATTAGGCTCGGCTTATCCCTTATCAAAAGTCTTAACAAGGCATCAACTGCCAAGATTATGGCAAAGAGACCTTTTGTTTCTTACGAGGATTACCTTAAAAGAGGCCCAACTTCAATGACCGCTATCAAGGCTTTAGTTTACTCTGGCGCGTTGGATACAATGGGACGTCGCGGCAATATGATAGACATGTATGCTGAACGTGTGAAAAAGAATATCCCGCAATGCCTAGTTGCCGATTATTTAAGGTTAGAACAAGATTATATAGGATATACGTTTAGTGCAAGTACATTTGTTGAAATACCAAACGAAGTATTAGCGATGGAACATTTAAAGCGTTTTGATGAAATTCCGGAAGTTATTATTATGGGGTTTGTTGAAAACGTCATTGAATCAAAATTAAAAAGTGGCAAAAGTGTTGGCGAATACTATGGCATTTACGAAATAACAAATTATAGAACCAATATTACCGGCGTCAAAATGTGGGCGGAAATATACAAAGAATATGGATTCAAACTTGTGCCGGGAAGTTGGTTTAAGGCTGTTATGCAAAAAAATAAGTATGGATGGTCTTTTAAGAGAATTTTAGAACATGCAGAACATGGCATAGAAGAACTTACGGAGCGTGAAACAAAAAATGATTAAATTTACTAATAAGGTTGATTCTATTCTAAAAAAATGGCATAGAATGCAATCTGAAAATCCACAGTTGTTTAGAATTACCAATCAAGTAAGATTCCACAATGATGATACTATTGGTTTGATTACGTACAAATTTAAGTTTGGCAAACGCGAACTTTCTTACAATATAGTTGTTACAGAACGTGACGATGGTATATATAGTCTTGCCGGTACTATAATAAGTGCCAATAATATTCCTATTGCACGGTCACGTCTAAAATATAAGTCATTTGAAATATATATTAGAGGGGCTGATGATCTTATGAATGCGTTGTTTGTCAAAATATGGCCGGAAGTAAGATACTGGCAGGATGTAACACAGTTGAGTTGGCTGAAAATCAACACATTTGAATTGTTATATGGTAAAGTTTCTGGATTGCTAAACAAATTAAAGAAAGAAAAGAAAGAGCGGAAATAAATGGATAACCCAAAATTGTTATATATGGCTTCACCTTATATGGGAAATAATCTCAACCCCCTATCTATTGAAGTAAATGTCATAGAAGCTAAATATGAAATGCGAATTATTTTACGAAACAAGAATTTTGATAGTTATGTCGTTATTTCCCCAGTAATTATGTATGATAGGTTTGGCTTATATATTGATAATAAACCTGAGTTTTGGTATGAATATACACTTAGGTTGTTGTCACGATGTGACGCACTATGTTTTCATCAGGGGTGGGAAGTCAGCAAAGGAGTTATTGGCGAAGTTCAATTTGCTATTGACCACGATATGCCGATATATTATAAAGGCAAATTAATATCATTTGAAGTAGCACAAAGAATGTTAGATGAAAATGATATTACTAAATAACGAGACATACAAAAGGACTATGTTTTGTACAGATCAAGACGAACTCCATATGATAATGGAATCATTAATGGATTTAGCAGAAGAAAATGCGGACAACGACTTATATATTACTGAAATATATAAAGCAGTTTTAAATTTGCTAAATAATGAATGGTTAAAGCCGCAAGACTTTTTACACATTGTCGGTACACTCCCTACTATTTTATATGATGCATTAGAACAGGATATACAGTCTCTTGAGGTCATTAAAGTGGTATTTGAGCATTATCCGCAATACTTATTTAACAATGAATATGAGTTAAATAGTTCTTTATTGTATTTAATGATGATGTATAACTTGACAGACGAACAAAAGTATGCTATAATACGAGATAGCTTAGAAAATTATGTTAATTCGCGGCACCTTTTAGCAGTCTTCAGGAAATATAACGAAGTACCGAGAGCACTTTACGAAAGTATTAAGGCCTTTTGTAATACTGTCCCGGACAAGAAACTAAAAAGCAAACTAATTAAGGCTTTTCGAAATGTTAATATTACAGAATGCAGAGACACGAGAGAGGATTATAAGACTTTTCATTGATAAGCACTTCTCCGACATTCGATATGCTAATAATACAAGTGGGCGGTGGATTAATGTTCCAAGTCCAGAAAAGCAAAGAGATACTGATTATCGTCTCGGATTTAATATAGATGCTGGATATGTACATGATTTTACAATTTCAGAAACATGGTCATTCAAAGACTTTGTAGCAAGATATCTTGACATTCACCATAGTGAGGCTGAGGGTGTCATATTTGATATGGCAATTAAAGAAAAAATTATTTCACTAAATAATATGCCAAGAAAAAAAGAAGTGGAACCTGAAGTTGCCCCACCGACTAAGCACGTAAAAATATTACCAGAAATATCAATGCCACCACATACATTATATGTTGATATGTCAAACAAAAATGGCATTTTGGGTGCAGCTGTTTCGTATCTTGAAGGGCGAGGTATTACTCAGGAATTAGTTGATAAATTCGAAATTCGCTATTGTATAGGAGGTCGAGATGGAGGACGAATAATTTTCCCTATTAGAGATATTAATGGTAAAATTGTCATGTATCAGGGGCGAGCGATTAGTGACGATTTAACACCTAAATATTTATTTTCTCAGAATGGTAACAAGAAACAAGTAGTATATAATCTATATAATGTTCCAGAAAATCAGCAAATTATTATTTGTGAGGGTATATTTGATGTGATTGCCGCACATAAGGCAGGATATCATGCTGTAGCAACTTTTGGCAATTCTTTATCTTTTTTTCATCATACGAAGATAAGCATAAGGAAACCTAGTAAACTAATCTTAGCTTACGATGTAGATGCAGCAGGTGTTTTAGGTCTAGTGAACGCAAGTAATCTGTTGGATGATTATTTTGTAATTAATTACCCTAATAATATTGAAGATTTTGGTGATGCGAATGTTGATGAAATACACAGTCTGGTTAAAAATATTGTGCCGTGGACTTCTGGAACATTTTTGCAATTTTTGCTAAAAGCTGCTTTATTGGAGCGTGAAAAGAAAAATGTCTTGTGATATTATTTTGTTATCTGCCGACGCTACATTAATAGGTATGGTTATTGGTATCGTTACTATATTTTATTATATATTAAAGTAAAGGCAGACAAACATGGGAGAAATTAAATTTAGGTTATTGACCAAAGCCGAAGCCGCTGTGTATGGCTTAAACGGTGGAAATCTTTATTTACAATGGACAAACGGTTTAGCCGATCCAGTTAACCTTATAGAAAGGGCAGAGAATTTTCTATGGGAACAGAAACACATAAGAGCAAAAGTAGACATTTTACCGATCAGACGGAACGCGGTTCTACTGAGGGCGCAGGAATTACCGATAATGTAACAAGTTTAATATCAAACGCATTATATGGTGATAAGGGCTCAAAACTAGCGCTAAAAGCAGTTTTTATGGATTCGCTTTTAAAACTTCAGAAACATAAAAGTATAAATATTGTCGATTATGTTGAATTATTATTTGTATTAGTTTCATCTATCGACACATCTCGTACGTTATCTTTAGAGGAGGGCAAAGAAACTCCGCCTCAAGTACCAAAATCAGCTTTAATTATGCATAAAGGTGAGCCGTGCTTACAAGTATGGTCATTACCTGATGCTTCGGACAGTTATGTCCGTAAATTAACTGATCTTGAAAATGCAATTTTTATTAGACAACAAGGAAAAAATAATGAAGAAAGCGCCGATTAACGTATATAAAGAGTTATTTCCCGCAATGAAAAAGAAAATGCAGGAACATGAATTTTCTACCTCAAAATACTATATTCGTCTAGGAATTGAAGACGGGAAAAAGACTATTTATCCTATTCTAAAGGATAAAGAGAATGGTGAAGTAACTGATACTGATATCATGAATATTGACAGTGAAACAGCGGTATGCTTAGTTATTGACTCTGCACAGATTAGATTATATGAAGGAACTGTCATTGGTCCGACTGACGCTTTTATGGAAATTTTTGAAAATTCACTAATTACTCGTAAAAGTCGAGACAGTTTCAAAAAACAGTATGCGGAAAGTGCAAATGTGCCTATAACTACTGTTGATTTTTGTGCAGAACATAATATCGCACATCCTAAAAGTTTCGGGTGTCCTCAATGCAATGAAAATTCTCTAAAACAAGCCGAAAAGCTAAAGAATACAGTAAGTTAATGAATTTAACAGAATATATTGACAACCCGCATAAAATATCAGAATTAAAAATACACGATCTAGTTGTTTTTAATAGTATTGATAATAGTGGCTATGAATGGGTACAAATATTTGCCACACCGTGGTATGATATTCGTTATAATCACATAGTTATACCATTTTTGCGGAAACATATTCTGGATTATGTCTTTGTAAGTTCTAAAAATGTCAATTTACAAGAGTGTATTTCTGATACAGATATTAGTGAAATATACAGAATTATTGGAAGTTGGCTGACAGTTGTAAAAAACGAGATCTATTTAAAGACAATATTCAACAAGTTGACGAGGACACTTCGAGATATTAACATAAATGACGATGTTATATTAGAAATAGTTAGATTATTTGAGGCAGACCAATTTGCCAGACAAAAGCGTAAATTTGAAGAAAGGATTCACCATGGCGCAAAAGCGAATAAAAAAAGTAGATTTCGATAGAGATTATTTCAACTGGAGGGATGACAAAACAAATACTATTCGTCAGGAAGTTTATGCTAATAACTTGTATGAAATATCAGAACAAGTATTAATAGACATGCGCATATGGGATTTTAAAAAGGCAAAATTTTTACCTGAGCTTGTCTGCAAGGCAGTTTATGCCGGGGATAAATGTAGGCCTGAAGCTAATAATTCAAGTCCTTTTAGCTATATATATGCTGCACTATTTAAAACAGTTTTGTCACTAAATAAGGTGCATATCGAAGAATTAAAGCATAGTTCTATTACAAGTGTAGACGACGAATTGGAGCGATATTTAGAATCGAAAGCCAATAATGGCATTGATTTGTCAGAATATATTGAGGCAACTAAACTTAATTGCGCGATAGATTCTTATATTGCATTAAAAGAAAACTATCGTACTGACATGTTTGATAGTACGTTTATACAGTGTTGCAAAAATATGGCGGCTTGCGGTCTATCGCGCGAGGAAAGCGATTTAATTGTTAGCAATTTTAATGTATCTGATAGCCCGCTTTTTGAAAAAATGCCACATTTAAGTAGCAATTTTATGTATAAGTTAGAAGTCTTGTCGGATTTAATAAATAAGTTAGAGGCAACTAATTTTACAACAATGACAACTACTGCCAATGTTTTAGCACGATATAATTCTCTTATACGTAAAGGATATATAAAAATTCGGAAAATTGAAACATTGCACAGAAACCTTTCCAAGTATGCCGAAAGTAGGGGATTTACACTTATACAGCGTAAATACAATGATAGTTATTTGTTATATTTAGAATTTAATATGGAGAATTTAAATGTTTAGTATATTAATTTCGTGGTCAATATTGGCTGCTGTAGTGTTTATTGTTTTGTCAGTTTATTTTGTAAAAGAAGTCAGGGCAAAATCTGTTATTAAAGTTCAATATGATCAAATTGTATTGAAAAACATGCTTAGTTATTTGACACAAGTAGCTTTGTTAAGCCAAACGAGAATACAAAATATCGTCATGGAATCAGAAAATGCACTTAAAGTATTTCTTGCAAATAACTTAAATGCTGGATATCAAGCATTAACTGATGGTACCGGATTTGAAACTCACGAACCAACATTGTCAAATGAAGAAATAGTTACAACTCTGGAAAAAATTCGGGAACATAGCGTACGTATAGCTTATACAAGACTCGGATTTGGACTGTGGTTTGTCCAGTTTGCCATTTTGCTAACTTTATTTGTAATAGGAACATAAATGTCACAAGAAGCTGCTCTACAACAGGCAATTAGTAATGCACCCAAGACAGTAGGATTAGGAAAACAACTAGAAAAACAAATTATTAGCAATTCACTTGAAAATAGAGAATTCTTTTTATATGCTTATGAACTTATTGAACCTTCACATTTTGACGATCAAAAAAATAGTGTCATATGGAGTTTCTTAAAGAAATATTATTCTACATATAAGATAGTGCCTTCCAGGCTTGTTTTGGAAAATGCATTATCAAAGAAAAATATTGATTTTGAAATACCAGATGTTGATTATAGTTCTATTGATTATGTCAAAGAAGAGGTCTTTAGAATCATAAAATTGCAGAAGTACGAACGTTTTTTGTTAAGTGCTATTTTACAGGCAAGCGAAACAAACCCGGAATATGACAAGTTATTTGAAGAATTCAAAAAAGTAATTCACATTCAAAATGAAATGTCTGCCGGTATTCAGTATTTTGATGTAAGAACTCGAATGGAGCGTGCTTCTCAAATGTGGAATGATAGAATTTCTTCAGGATTTCCATCGCTTGATATGCATTTGCCGGGTGGTGGATTCGGCAGAAAAGAAGCTGCTGCAGTCATGGCCCCGCCGGGTGTTGGAAAATCGTTATGGCTAGTAAATTTCGGCGCGAAGTTTGTTCAACGTGGCATGAAAGTCTTACATTTTACACGAGAAGTTTCTGAAGAAATTCTAAGTTTGCGATATGACAGTTGTTATCTTGGTAAAAATTCTGATGATGTACTAAGCAATATTGATTTATCTGTTCAACAGATTGAAGGGTTGCACAGTATTATTTCAAAAGAAAAAGATAAAAATCTGTTATGGGTAAAAGAATTCCCAACTGGTGCATCATCTATTAATGAAGCACAGGCTTATTTGCAAATGCTTAAAGATAGGTACAATTTTAAGCCTGATGTAATTATTGATGATTATTTAGACCTTGCGCGCTCTTCAACTTCTTACAAGTCTTCTTATGAAGAACAGGCAAGTGTTTTCAAAGAGTTTCGAGGGTGGATGGTAAAAGAGAGTATGTGTGGTTTAACCGCACTACAAACAACGCGAGAAGCGGAAGGGCTAGTGGAGCCCATTAAAATGAAACATACGTCTGATAGCTATCAAAAACCACGTTTACTTGATTTACTTATGACAATAAACGAGTCTCCTAATGACAAAATAAATAGCAAACAGCGTCTGTATTTAGCCAAAAACAGAAATAAGGCTGCTGATACCTCCATTATTTTTGGAGTAAATAAACCCAAAATGAGGGTTTTAGATCAAGGCGAAACATATGCCAACAGTCGCGCGGATGCGCCTAGAAGCATTTCGGAAAGGATACATGATGACACTCCATTCTAATATCGAAGAAGTTATTATTAATGTGCAAGTAGGTACTGACAGATTAAACCGTTCCTTGACAGACGATTTAAAGATTGACGAGGACCGTATTAATCGCTGGTTAATTGAAATTCCGTCAAAAACCGCTTATTGGGGTGCATGGTCAAAACGTGCAAAAATGGAACGACTAAGAGCGGAATACAATAAAGAATCTGCTCTTATTCAATCAAAAGCAATGGCTCGAAGTGCATTAAATGCTTCCAAAAGAGAAGACTTATTAGCATATGCCAGGGCTAATACGGAAGAAAAGAAAGCTCTTTTGAAACCAAAGGATGTTACTGAAACCGAAGTGACAGACTTGGCAAAGAATATGCCTGCTTATGTCGATTCTATAGCATTATATTTGAAAACTCGTGAAGCCGATGAGATGTTAGATGCAGCCATGGAAGCTTTTAAAATTTGTCATGGCGCTTTAATGACATTGGCAGCTAATATGCGTACCGAATACAAAACATATGGAAACCATATTAAGCGTGAAGATTCAGATTTTTCTGGTAAAAATACTTTAGCGAAAGCATCTAAAAATGCCGTAGAATATGCTACAAAAACTATAAAGGGAATACATGAATAAGTACACAAAGGAAGAGTTAGAGGTCATTAAAATGTGGGAATTTTTTCTTAATGACACTAGTGTTCCAGAAAAGTTATTGTATGAAAAGGCGATGGAATTGGAAAATATAATGAATGAAATGAGAAAAAATCCATGGTCGCTTTCTATTGAGCCTTTAAATGAAGTTTTTCATAAAATGCAATGTGATTTTCCAAAACAAAAAGAGGTAAATAATGAATAAGTACACGCACGAACAATTGATTAATTTTGTGACAAGGTGGTCTGAAATTCTTTCAAAGTTTGACATTTCGGAAGAGCAAATAACCGAGTATGCTGTTAGATTAGAAGAAGCCGATAAACTTCCACTTAATCCTCTTGGTGAAAGTGTTAATACAATTATGAAAAAAATGTACAAAGAGCTTCCACTTCGTAGTGATAAAAAAGTTCAAGAAATTGAGACTTCAGAAACTGAAAACTATGATTCTTTAAAACTGTTATTTGATGAGTTAGAGCAAAAACTAGAAAGCGCATTAAATAGAATTGTAAAATTAGAAACAAATTCTAATAGGTACGTTCACCCGCAAATGCGTAGGGACGGATATTGTGATGGGTTGAGGCGTAGAGGTGGGGGGTAGATAATGTCAAAGAAAATTATTACAAGAAGTATTGTATTTGTTGGCAATCGCGGTATCCCCGAAGAACTTGAAAATAAAACTGATATTAAGTTATTTGAATATTTGACTGACCATTGTGAAGGCACAATTGTTATGTTTGATAATATGAACCGATCTTGGCGTTGGGGCTGTAAAAAGCGGGAACGCATGAAAAAGTTACCACATGCAGTTACGCTAATAATTTAGGAGAACATTATGGGATTTTTAACAGGCTGGAATTTTGCAGCATTATTGATTACTGGCTCATTTATTTTTGGCATTATGGCCAAGCTAAAAATGGTCTTTCCGGCCTTTTTTAAGAGACCTCTTGTAAATAGGTTCAAACCTACGTACGCTATTATAGCGGGAGTAGTTATTTGTCTATTACCCGGAATATTGGAAGGCGAACTTCCGATACCGTTAAAAATATTCTTAGGTGCGAATGCCGGTTTATATTCGCACTTCTTTAACTCTGTTCTCAGAAAATTCATTCGTAATCAGGTCGCAACCAATTATATTAAGGCCAATGATTACAATGAAAATGAAGAAGATTTTATTTCTTCGCGAGAATAGTACGTTAAGATATAGAAATCCACTGTATGGATGATACTTGGGAACCAAAAACTGTTTGCCGAATGGCTTAACTTGTAACAATGTCTTGATACTTTTCATCCGGGTATCATGTAAAGAAAGAAAGAGAAACGAAATGACTCATGGCGTAGATATCAAAAAATTACTTGCAAACGCGGAAAACATGAAAAATGGCGGCGGGTTTAATAGTAATTTTTGGAGCCCTAAAGAGGCCAAAACAACTATTAGAATTATCCCGCCTAATCCTGAAATTCAAGGTATGCTCCCGGGCGTGTTCTTTGTAAAACACAATGAACATAATATCAATGGCCAACGTATTGGTTGTGCTGCCGAAATTCTTCAGGAAGATTGTCCTATTTGCACGAAACGAATCGAAATTTACCGCGAACGTAAAGGCAATCCTGCAAGCTGTACCCCCGAGAGAGAGCAGTTTCTCGCTGCAACTCACAGTTCAAGACGTTTTCTTGCCTTAGTTATTGTTAAAGGCGAAGAAGACAAGGGTGTACAAATTTGGAGTTTCGGCAAGAAAATGTTAGACAAGTTGCTTTCATTTTATGTTGATTTCTGTGCTGATGGCGATGATGAATTGTCAGACATGGACAATGGTCGTGATATTATTATCAACAAGACGATTATTCATACTGAAAACGGAAATTTCCCCAACTATGATAATTCCATTCCGTCTCCGAAATTAACGGCAGCCGGCACCCCCGAAATGATTGCAAAATGGTGGACAGAACAACCTAAATTGTTAGAAATTGCTTCTGCAAACATTAAGTCCTATTCTGAAGTTGCGCAGATTGCAGAACAACTCATGGAATCATTTGAGAGAAAGGCCCCACAAGCTCCACAAACGCCTCAGGCGTTACAGAGCTATGCTGCCCCTACCGCTAGTACTCCTGGCACCCCGCAATCAACTGTGGGCGGCCCCCCGGAACTTAGTATTGCTGGTGTACTGGGTGAGATTGATCTATCTAGCCCCGAAGCACTCATTGCTTTTCAGGGATGGCAAAAAAATGGCAATAACGATTTACAGTTATTGTTAGAAGTTGCCAATTCTTATCCTAAACCTGGTACAACAGCCGCAGCAGCGCCTCAAAAGCCAGCGGAAAAAGTACAGACAGAAATTTATGATGATCCCGAAGCATTGTTAGCTAAAATTCAAAACGAATTAGATGAATAATAAGTAAGGGAGAAAAGGGAGGGGTAATTCCCTCCCTTTGTTTCTATTATGCCAAAAAGATATTTTCAAAAATTTGCAAAGTATTATGGTAGTTTTAGAGGCGCTTACAATATAAGAAGGTCAATTACAGCTGACTTTGCCAGTGCATTCAATTTAACGCACGGCAAAGCACAGGAAATGGTTGACTTTTTTGTTGATAAGTTGTTATCTAATCTCTATAATGGCGTTAGAATCAGGTTTGATGATGTTTTTGTTATTTATCTGGAACCATATCATAGTTATATACACAAATTCTATAATTTTCAGATCAAACAAAATGACGAGGCACATAAACCATCGCACTGGGGACTAAAGATTCACTTATCGAAACCCGGGTTCAAAAAAATTAACGATTCTATGGGCATACCAGATGAACGTGATTTTAGAAGTCCGAACGAATAGAGGCGCTTATGGTAAAAAAAGTAACTAAAGCTGGAAAAAAAACAAAAACCCCGGTTAACAGAGTAACTGTAAATTCCAGTAATGTACTGGAAGAAGTAATGGGGCTAATAAGTAAGGACTATTCTTTTGCGTCTGTCAATGAAGAAGAAAAAACAAATTATTTGCCAACGGGCAATTCAGCTATTGATTTTGTTTTAACAAATAAATTAACTGGCGGTGGCTGGCCTATTGGCAAGATTACTGAATTATCTGGCAATAATGCTACTGGCAAGTCTTTGCTGGGGTTATTAGCACTTATTTCTACTATGAATGGTGCTATTAAAGACGAAGACGGTAATCCGCAACCAGGCATTAGCGTTTTGATTGATACTGAACGGGCATATAATGCAGAATTCTTTGAGTTATTAGGCGGAGACCATTCAAAATTAGTTTTGGCAACCCCCGAAACCGCTGAAGAAGTATATGATTTTGTTAAGAATTTCATTGAAATTACAAGAAAAAAAACAGATGTTCCCATTACATTTGTATTTGACTCTCTTGCTGGTACCCCAACTGCTAGCGAATTGGAACGTGGCATATCAAGCGGTGAGCGAATGGGTATGCGTGGCATGATTCATGGCCGCGGTATTCGACTTATTAAGGATTTAATTGCAGATGAAAACATTACGTTTATTGTAATTAATCAGCTTAGAAAAACGTTTGCTATGTACGGCGATCCTGAAGATACAGTCGGCGGGGAAGCTATGAAATATCACGCTTCAATGCGATGTCGCCTGAAAAAGGGCTATAAAATTTCGACCAAGAAAGGCAAAGTTGAAGCCGGGGCAAAAGGTGTCAACCTGCGTGATATTGTTGGCATTCAGGGCAGGTTTGTAATACAAAAATCACGATTTACGCGACCATTTAGAGAAGTAACTTTTGACATTTTCTATCGTGGCGGTTTATCTCCGGTGTCAGGACTGTACGATGTACTTACAGACTTCTATAAAGATACAAACGGTACAATTGAACCATCAACTGAATGGACTGGCAATAAACCGGGACATTGGAAATATAATGTAGATGCCGAGACTGTTATACCGTTCAAAAAGAGCAATTTTGAAGCTATGCTTAGAGAAAATCTTCACCTTATTGCACCATATAACTTTGAAATTGTTGACCATGTATTACCGATAGACGAAGTTGAAGTGGAAAACGGCATCGACGATCAAATTAAAAATGGTGATGATATTGACGATGATGATCTTGCCAATCTTATCGCACAGCCATTAGAAGACGAAGAGGAATAATGTCAGTTTGTTATATTGTAATAACGAATGTATATAGTATGTTTGTAGGGCCGGGCTTTCGCCCGGCCCTACGCGGTCAAGACTTAGTTGTCAATGGCTATTTACCATCTAAAGTATATAGTGCATTTCGTATTAAAAATCCTAATGCAACGTTTGTAAATGCTGCCCTAGGCCACGGAATGGGTACATATAAAGACTTTATCAGTCGGAAGACAGGAAGGTTTGGTACTGGTCTTTTTGATGACGTTTTGGCAGTTGCAACTCAGCTCGGTATTAAAGTCGAAGTCAAAGACATGCGTGATGACTTGCCAGTTGAAATGGAAATTAACGAGAATATGTTTGAAAACATAACATTGCGTGATTACCAAGTTGATGCCATTAAAAAATGCGCACAGTATCAGAACGGATTTATTCGCAAACCTACTGGTGGTGGTAAAACTGTCGATCTTGCTGCATTTGCACTAGCGTTTCAAAATAGAGTGGACGGCAAGCCTGCTAAAATACTGTATCTTATGGACCGTGTTGGTCTTGCAAGGCAGACGGTAAAACGTTTTATTGAATACGGCATTAAAAAAAGCGATATAACACTGATTACAGGTAAGGGCAAGACAGAAAAGAATCCAAGTCCATATGAATGGAATGAGACAAGTCTTGCTAATAAGAGAATTGTAATTGCAATCTGGCAGAACCATGAGGCCTTATTGCCGCATATGTGGCAGTTTGATGCAGTCTTTGTTGACGAATCCCATCATAGTCGTGGTAAAGTTATGCAGAAAATGCTGAAAAAGGCTATTAACGCCCGCGTACGTATAGGTGTGAGCGGTACGCCATTTACTGGTGAACTTATTGACGATTTACAACGCAAGTCGATGTTTGGTTCAATTATTTACGAACTTGAAACAAAAGAACTTATTGATAGAGAATTTTTAGTAAAGCCAATTATTAGATTTTTCCAGATTGCAAGAAACGACAGATACATGAATATCGCAAATGGTTGGCCTGAAATTTATGATGCCGGTGTTATTTCGTTTGATTATAGGAATCATTTGATTGCAGAAATGGCAAAAGGTCTTGAAGGTAAGACTCTAATTTTGTTTAAGAATTATGACCACGGCAATTTAATCATGGATAAACTTGGCATTAAAGATTTAGAAATTAACAATAAGTTTAATTTATATAAGACATTTCATAAGTCAAGAAATGGTAAAACCCTCGTAAAAGACTTATTTTATGTTGATGGTAGGTTTGACCCATCAGTAAGAGAAAAGGCCTTGGACGCATTTAGAAAAACTGATAATGCGATTATTGTTGCATCCGGAATTTTTGACGAAGGAATTGATTTTCCCGGAATTAACAGCTTAGTTATTGCAAGTGGAGGAAAGTCATTTGTTAAGACGATTCAAAAACTGGGTAGGGCATTGCGTCCTAATAATAGCGGTCTTGTGCATGTTTTTGATTTCATGGACATGTCGCATCGTATTCTCCGTAAACATTCGGATTCTCGCCTTGGAATATGGCAAAAAGAAGGACATAAAATCGAAATTGTAAAAATTACAAATAAAGATGATTAAAATGAAAACAAACAACAAACTTGATAACAAGGAATAATATTGGCAACTTTGGTAGAAGTCGCAAAAGAATGGGATTTTGATGCAATGGATATTAGAATCTATGATGCATCGTTGGCGTTATCTGCAATAGAATTCGAATATACAGAACGTTATTCTATGCATTTATCATATTCAACTGATCCAAGACACCATGCAAACTGGAAGTTTTTCAAGTCGGCATGTTTACTTGCTAATAACTTGGGTGTATCTGTTGATAGATATTTAAGGGTAATTTTCTATCGCGTTTCAGATGACGATTCAGACTGGACTATCTTCCCGAGTATGATTGCCAGTTTGTGGGCTGTAAACCGCCTCACAGCCTTCAATGAGTATGTACCTTGGGTTGTATCGTCGGAACGCAAGTCGTTGCAGGACCTAGACCTTATTGTAGCTAGCAAGTATGCCATTGACAGAATGATGAAGCGTGAAAATAGTAGTTGGAATTATCCGGAGCACTTCGAGTTATTTCTTAAATCTAATAAAGACCCGGTCCACCCTATTTTTACACAAATAATGTTTAACGTTATATCGCAGAAATTTTTATCGGTTTCAAAGACATTTAACGAATGGTCGTTAAAACTTCCAGCGGATATCGTACGTGAATATATTGATACTACTAAACTAGAGAAATTACGACTCGAGTTATTGATAAATTCGAGTATTCGAACCGCCTTACAAGAGGCATTAACCACGGACCTATTAGGAGAATTTTAACATGAGTGATGAGAAACTGAACAAAGACGTTAACGAAGCAACCAAAGACCTGAACACCGAATCAACTGAGAAAATGAAAAAAGCTGTTACCATTATTGAGGACGCACTTCATGGTACTCCGTATGTCTTGGTTACAATGAGTGGCGTTACTGCCCGTAGCGCCGGACATTCCATTTTGGATCAAGCATTTATGTGCAAAATGGCAAGCGAAATGATGGAATATCAAGCAAAGAATGGCTTTGCACAAATGGGATTTTTCGGTCCACCACCACAGCAACAAGGTGAAATGACTGCCGAAATTCAAGAAGCTCTTGAAAAGGCACAGCGCGAAGTTGCCGAAGAAGCTACTGAAACTGCACCTAAAGAAACAAAAGCAACTTTGAAACTGGTAGAAGCAAAAGACAGCGAATAACTAATGTGGGGTATGCCTTTGGGCATATCCCCTTTTTAAGGACTTATTATGGTAGAAGAACAAGATATTTACAGAAAATTAGGTATTCCGGCAAAAGCTGTAAGGCGCGCTATGCTTGATTCCGAGAAATTATCTATTGATAATAGACAGTTTTTTGCAGAACATAGATTTTTTTCTACAAAAGAACTTTGTAAAATGTTTGATATTTCAAAAAAAGAAGTAAAACAGTCAAGGTTATTTTACAAAATTCCACCTGTCAAAATGGGCAAATCATTAAAAGCTATTTTCGTTTATATCGGGGATGATGGTGGTTATGTGCCAAAAGATGAGTTGGGTTACTCAAATATTTTAGAGAAGGGCAAGAAATAATGTCAAAATCAGAATTTATCCCGGGCGCGGGAATGCTATCGGGGCCAAAGGTGACGCCCCTTACTGACGTTACAAAACAAAAGGCAGCTGACGCCTATGAAGTTCGTGAATTTATGAAACGTGCCGATACTCTGGGAATTGACCCATTAAAACTTGTTGTCGACATGATTGAGGCAAAAAATACAACATATCCGAAAGCCTATGAGACATACCTGATTGAAAAGGGTATGCTCACAGAAAATCGGGAACTTACCGATCATGGTAGACGAACACTTGAATTCCATGGGACCGTTTTGCCTGCAACAGGTGAAGGCATTCCCATTACTAGAGAGCCGGAAAATCCAGAGCTTACAGCTGCATACAAAAAAATGTCTGAAGATTATTTTGATGATAGCACTGTACGCGTCAATGAAGATACGCCTTCGATTTTTAGTCACAATACAGAAAATATTTTCCTGTGGGAACAGTTTATTTCGTTTTATCTTGATATTCATAAAAACTTATTATCAGATAGAACATCAGAATCTTCTAAGATTAGACAGAATATTATTGGTAAGCTAGCAAGATTTAAACTAGATGTTGAAAAGTATGGCGAAAATTATTTGAAGGAATTGGTGCTTAGATATCAAACTCACAATATATTTTTGCACAACAGATATCTATTAGGCTATTCTGACCATCAGATTAGTGAAAAGATGAAACAACTGAAAAGCGATATCGGTAGTATGACAGAATGGGTACAAACTAAAAAAGTTGAAGATACACCAATTAAAAAAGTCAAAAAGCCAAGCAGACCGAAAAAAGCAAAGGCTAAATAATGGAATTTCCAAAGAAACGAGATCCATTCTTTTCAATGACAAAGTTTACAACCTTTGAAAGTTGTGGGTATAAATATGCCTTTCAGTACAGGAAGCGCATTCCCCAACCCGCAAACAAGTATTTAATCGCTGGTATTGCAGTCCATGAAGCCCTAGAATGGGCCCTGAAGGAGTTTAACGACGGTGTTAAACATACGACTAAGGAAATTATGTTAAAAGCCCTTCAGCACGCTTCTCCGAGACTTCCAGAATTAATTGTGGAATCCCATAAACAGGACATTGTAGATATTATTTCAAAATCACTTCTACAATACGATGCATATAAGTTATTCAAACCCGATATGATACCTGAATCAACATTGCGACTAGAATACAACGATATTCCACTTGTGATGAAAGCAGACATTATTTATCAACCTGAAGGTTCTAAAAATCTTCTTATTGGAGATTACAAAACCAGTTCTGCCTTTCACAAGAAAGACGTCATTTTTCAAGCGTCTCTATATCATCATAGCGTTAAGCAATTGATGCCAAAATCTAACCCGACTTTTGCGGCAATTATGTTAAAGTTAAACAAAATTTATACAGTAGATCCGTGGCCAGAAGATAAGTTCTGGGGATATGTAACGCGCTTGACGGAAGAAATTCGCAAAGAAGACTGGAAGCCGAATACAAAAAGCTGTTTTGCCTTTAATTCGCCATGTCCATTTTCAAAAAGGTGTCCGTACTTTAGAAGCTAATGATATAGACTATAATTATGGGTAGTCGAGGAAACCCGGCTGCCCATTTTTCTTATAGTAAAGGTGAAAAAAATTTGCACTATCATAACGAGAAATATGGTATTACGTTATATTGTGGAAAATGCGAGGATATAGCCCCGCAATTTGACGCAAACAGTATTGATACAATAATAACGGACCCGCCTTATGGCACAACTGCATGTTCGTGGGATTCTATTATTTCGTTTGAAGAAATGTGGAGTTTTATTAACAAGGTAAAAAAAGACAATTCCCCAATTATATTAACGGCAAGTCAACCATTTACGTCAAGTTTAATTGCTTCAAATTATAGTCAATTCAAATGTTGCTGGACTTGGGTTAAAACTAATTGCGGCAACTATATGATGGCTAAGTATGTACCATTAAAATACACTGAAGATATAATTGTATTTAGTGATGGCGGTACAAATACTAATTGTACTATCCCTATGAAATACAATCCACAGGGGTTAAGGCGCATTGATAAGAATATCAAAAGTATTCCGGTCAAAGCCGAAGGTATTAATAGATATAACAGACTTGACCAGGCACGCGTACAGAAATTTACAAATTACCCTAAGAATATACTATATTTCGATTCGGTTAAAACTCCTGTTCACCCAACCCAAAAACCAACTACATTAATGGATTATTTAGTAAATACTTATTCTGATCTTGGTGATACAATTTTGGATTTTACAATGGGTTCTGGGACTACCGGTGTAGCTTGTATTAATACCGGTAGAAAATTTATAGGAATTGAAATGGACGAGAAATACTTTAAAATTGCAGTTAAAAGGATTGAAACTGCAATTGAAGAAGTTGAATTAGACATGTTTAGATAGGAGACATTATGAAAACGTGGAAAGACGGCGAGAGAAAAGTAGCAAAGTTATTAGAAGAATGGTGGGGCATTAAGTTTTATAGGTCACCAGAATCAGGTGGCATGGCAACTACAAGAGCAAATTCTTTGCCAAAATCTATGGTACGAAATAGCATCGGCGACATTATCTGTGACCAGTTAGATCCAACACTTGACCCTGTTTATGGGTTTCCGTTTGCAGTCGAGGTAAAATGTTACAAACAGATATCTCTATATTCGCTTATGACGAAGCCAGACGTTACCTCTAAGCCACTTTTAGAGCAATTTTGGGACCAAGCTATAGACCAAGCTAACAAAGCGCAACGTCAGCCGATTTTGATTTTCAAAGAAGACAGAAAGCCATTTTTCTGTGGCATTTATGCCGACCTGCTTTACAAGATTATTGAAGTTATGCCAGAGCAAACTGAAGACGTTTTGAATCACGTCATTTTTCACAAAGACATAGCATTAATGCAGTGGGCAAAGTTTTTTGAATATTTTCCACGAGAATTCGTAGAAATTACAATCAAAAAATATCAATTAGCAGTACCTAACATTAACATAGAACAAAACCACGAGACACTGGTATAGACATGCAAAATAAAATTATTTGTGCTGACTGTTTAGACATTATTCCGGGAATTGAAGACAAAAGTATAGATATTTTAATTACAGACCCGCCATACAAAATTTCAACACACGGCAATGGTTTGGCAAAAGACCGCAAAGGGTGGGTAAATGATATTAGAAAAGACGGGATCGACGTATTTGATCCAATTCCATTTTTAGAGGCTATAAAGCCAAAACTAAAGCTATTTCACGCATATATATTTACTTCAAAGAGTTTGCTAAGTACATATATAAATTGGATTGAAGAGCAGGGATATGGCTGGGATATGATTATTATGGCAAAATCAAATCCTATTCCTGCAAAATCGAATAAGTATCTTAACGATAAAGAATATTGTTTGTTTATTCGTGAGCCAGGCGGGTGCTATTTCAACAATAAGGCTGATTATAGTCTATATTATACCGTTAAACAAACTATATCCAAAAAACCTGAATATGGACATCCCACAGAAAAGCCATTACACATTATTGCAGATTTTATCAAACTGTCTTCGCGCCCGGGCGATCTTGTGTTTGATCCGTATTTAGGCTCTGGTACAACTGCTGTTGCGTCTCTTTTACTACAAAGAAATTTTCTAGGCATAGAAAACAAATCTAAATATGTAAAAATTGCAAAAAAACGCATTGACGCGCATATAAACGATATGTTTATATAAGTTTTGTCAATCGAAGATAACATTAAAGGAAGTTAATAATGAAAAAAGAATTATTTGTATTATTAGAGGGACCGAATAAATACATTGCGTCTTCTAGTATGTTTGCAAAACGCGATTTATATACAGCGTTTAAAAATGCTGGCATACTAAAAGAAAAATTTGTGAAAGTTGGGTTTTACGGACTTGGGTTTATTGGCCATGTTTCGTATAATGAATTTGCTCGCGCACACCCGAGGGCAGTAGCTGGAGAAATTAAACGTGATTGGGATAAACTTATTAGTAACTTAGATGATAAGTATCGTATTGTTTCCAGTGACAGAGAGGTTTATTTTGCTCCCGAAGTGGTATCGTTGCCGCAAGCGCAATGGGAGAAATTTTTTACAGATAGTGATAATTACGTAATAGTATAGGTTAATTATGAAAATAGTAGAAATTACAGCGACCGGGGATGTTGCACAATTTAGTCATAAATTACAGACAAGTCAGGATCCAGAGATTCGTCGCCGCATTAAAAAAGCGATTGCATTAATGGATGTAGATATTGATGACGATGATGACGATGAATTACAAGAGAGCAAGAAACATAGTTTAGACGTTTTTCTTATTTCAAATATCGGCGAAAAAGTTTTAGACGATATTTCTGATGGCGATATCATATTATATAACAAAAAACCGGTTAAAATAAAGAAACTTCTACTTAATTACCTAACAAAGAAAGCGACATTCGATTTAGCAAACGGTAAATATGCCGTACTTGATATTAAATAATGTATGGAAACAACAAAGGTTTATTATATTCACTATAGGGATTTCAAAGTTGACAAGTACCCCGTGATCTATACTTTGTTTTCAAATAACGAAGATACTATGGTACTTAACATTCATTATTTAGTAAAGATATTTAACCCTAACTTTTACAGACATAAAAACAAAACACTGGAACAAACCGTAGAACAACTGCGAAGATTGCGTAAGCATCCGGCATTGATGCGGTTTTTTCAGTTTATAGAATCAAGAAAATTCGATTCTATGAGTTATGAAACCCGCTATAGAATCATATCCAAACAGTGGCCCAAGATTACAAAAGCTACTATCCGTCATTATAAAACAAACAGAATAAGAGTTTTGTGGTCCGAAGATAAAGATAACTTGGATGTAAAACTCAACGAATATAAATTTTAAGGTTTTGATATATAATGGCCAATGAACTTAATATTAAATTAGCAATAGAGAACAAAAAGAAATTTACCAAAGAAATTTCAGATACTTATGAGTCTTTGTTTTCTAATGCAATGCAAAAATCAGTCAAAAAAATCAGAACTGATACAACATGGCTTAAAGGTAAACCGACAAAAGTAGATATTTTTGAGCATGTTGAACTTAAACCATCTAAGAAAATGGCCGGTCAGCTTAATGAAATTTTAAAAGGGCAAGCAGTTACTGCATTTGAAGCTAATAAGAAACTATCTAAAGAATATGTGGAGTCTATAACTAAAGATTTAAATTTGGCAAATAAGTCTATTTTTAAAGACAATAAATCAATGCAGGGTATGTTGCTTGCACAGGCACAAAAATCAAAAATATCAATTGAAAAACTACAAAATGAATATCTTACTAGCTTAAAAACTATGTATACAAAAGGCACACAAGATGATATATTATATGCTGAAACTGCATGGCAAACATATAATTTGTTGCTTGAAAGGGCAGAACAAAAAATACAGGAATTTGAAGCTTCAGGGGAAACAAGGGAAACACAAGAAGAAATTATAGAGAAAAGTTTCTTTTCGAAGCGCAGAGCGGCTGTTATTGAGCAAAGTATGGATATATATAATTCCAAAATTGTGTCATGGGGTAAGAATTTAGTGCAGGCCTATTTATCATGGGAAGCCATTAAAGGTTCTATTGTTGACGTTGCAAACATACAATCGAAATTAACAATTCAGGCTATTGCTGCTAATAAGCCCATTAGTGAATTATATGACAATGTTGAGAGTATCGCCCAAGCTACATTGGATTATGATGCATCTGCAACTCTTGTGGGTGTTTTTGCAAATGAAGGCCCAAAAGCAAGTATGGCACTTGATTTAATTGGGACGCAATTAGGACAACTTTCATTTTTAGGGACGGAGATTAGAGATGACGTTGCCGGTGGAATCGGGGCGATTGTAAGCCTGTCAAAAGACGGCGGCGCATCCTTGGGTGATTTTGCCGATTCCATTTTGAGCATTGCAAACACAGAAACGCGCTCTCAGATATTCTCGAACCTTATAAATACTTCCAAAACAATGGGTAAACAGGGCGTTACATGGCTAAAGAGAGCTGGGCGTGGATTCTCACAGCTTGAAAAAGTAATGACTGGTGTTGGTATTTCGTCCGGTGCAATTCGATCTATCTTTTCGGATATTGAGAAAATCAAAATACTTGATCCGACTTCTCCAATGGGGCAACTTATTATGCGTTTTGGAGGCCGGGAGTCTATCTTTGAGATCAAGAAAGGTAATATTAAACCGGCATTTGACGCAATGACAAAATTTGCGCAACAATATCGTTCAGCGTTTACGATGGATACACCAGCAGCCATTTTACAACGAGAGCAACTTGCCGAAATGTTTGATTTGACGCCAGACATTATGGAAGCAATTTCTCAGCTTGCAAATACCGGTAGTTCTGCTTTGACAAAACAGCTTAAACTAGCAGAAGCACAACGTAAAGGTGGTAAAGAACTAGAAAACATTTATATGGAATATGCTAAGACTGACCCAACTTATGGATTAAAGTTATTTGCCCTTAAATTAGATGACATGCTAAAGAGTTTTGGCAAAGAAATAGTCCCCTATATTCCTGGCATTATGAAAGTTATGAATGAAACGTTTACTCAACAGAATATGAAAGATGTTGCAAAATCACTTGCAACGTTTGCAACTGTTGGTGTTCCTCTTATTGTTGGGGCTCTTAAAGGCGTCGGCGCTTTGTTTGGTGGCCTAGACTTTATAACTGGTGGTGGCGGGAATGCTATTATGGGCGGACTTAAAACACTTATCGGCATTAAAATTGCAGGGCTTTTCAAATGGATTTTCGGTAAAAAGTTATTAATGAAAGTTCTTAAAGGTGCAACAGCAAAGACAGCGGTCGCATTTTCTGGCTTATTTACCGGACTTTCGCGCGCATGGGATGCGACAATGAAAAGCGGAAGCATGTTACATTCTATAATGGCCTTTGGTGGTGGATTTATTGAGGGGATGTTTAAGTTCTTTTCGACTATCCCAACAATGTTATTTGACGCTTTATTTGATACTAATATTACTGGGTTTGTTGATAATATGTTTGACAATATGCACAAATCCATTGACGTTATTTTCCGGGATGGCATATTCGGGTTCTTCCAAGACTTGTGGCGAATTGTACGCGGCAAAGTTACGGAAATGGCCGATACGGCATGGAGTATTGCCAAAGCCGGTGGCGACGTATTGGCAGTATTGGGTGCAGCAGGCGCTCCTATGGGCCATAAGGTTGCCGGGCGCGAAAGGAAACGCAAGAAGACGTCGAAAAGAGCCCAAGACCCTCTAATTGTCGGGATGGCAATTGGTGGAGCCCTTGCAGTGAAAGAATCTAAAGGTGCCAAAGGAATGCGGGGATATGAGCATTTAGGCATAAAAAACAAAAAAGGCATAAATGTCAACCTTACAAAATCTTTTGGTGACGATTTACAAAGCGCACTTGATGGAGTGCCGCTAAGCATTAAAGACCAATTACAAATAAATTATGCTTCAAGAAGTGGCGCTACACAAATAAAATTGTTTAATGCAGCTCTTGAAAAGGAAGGCTATCCTGCATATGGCAAACCGGGTTCACCTAAACATGCAGTTGGTGGAGTAGCGTTCCCGGGCACAAGTCGCCATGAAAAAGGTTTGGCTGTTGATATAGGCGGTATAGGTAGTTTGAGCCCGGAAGATAGAAGGGTACTATTATTAGAACTAAAAAGATATGGTCTTGGCCGCGGGCAAGGCCTTGGTATTGAAAAGCATCATATCGAACGTATTAAGGGTGGAGCTGAAGCATCATATTTAAGATCAGCACAAAATTCATCTAGGATGACCACACCAGCATCTATGCCAGTTGCTAGCAATCAGTCAACTTCTAATGCTAGTATGCAATCAACAAATGAATTGCGCGGACAACTAAATCGCGTTGTTAATTTATTAGCAAGTATTGATAATACTTCTACAGATGCAAACAAAGATAATAAAATAGCTAATGCTTTAACATCGGCTAATATCGAATTAACAAAGTTAGTATAAGGTAAACATAATGCCTAGTTATAGAAATTCAGTTAGAGGGTTTATACTACCGATAAGAAACTTCTCGGAAATAGGAGTAAGTAAAATAGCACCTATCTTTTTCCAATCAAATCCACAAATAACAGATTCAAAATCTGCTAGTTATGGTGGTGACACCCCAATGGGTAGAGCAGAAGGATTCTTAAATTATTCTAGTAGTACAAATAGATCGTTTAGCCTTACATTACAATATACGGCAGTAAGTTCCGAATATGATACATTATGGGTAGCTCAACAAGTTTCACGAATAAAAGCACTCGTATACCCTATATATAGTCGTAGCAATAGAACAGCAAAAGAAACTTTTGCGACTCCGCCGATGATTCTTTTGAATTATGGTCTGCAATATGTAAATATTCCCTGCAAAGTTTTAGATTATAGTAGCAATATTGAAGATGGCACCCCTATTGATTCCCGTACAATGTTACCATATGTTACTACAATAACTATCAATTTACAGACGTCGTATCCATATGGATACGTGCCTGGACATGATGACATTGCAACTAAATTTTCAAGTGATGATCCTAATGGCGACCGTGGCGATTCAATATTGCCATCTATCGGAGTACCTAACATTGAAAATAGTAGATATGAAAAGGAAAGTCCATTTCCTAGAGGTATTAGCGCGGATAGACAAAACATAGCTGCACGATATAATGGTACAAATGCAACCGTGGCAAAGACTCGCCCACTCGGGTCTTTAAAGTGGGGTAATTAATATGCCTTTTTCACAAAACTCAAAGTATACCAGGAATAGTGTTAAGTATATTGATAATAACAATAAATTGCAAGTCTGGTACAATAGGCCAACTATTGAACAGCATAGTACTGATGAAGTTATTATGGTAGAAGCTGGTGAGCTTATGAGGCCGGACAAAATAGCTAATAGAATGTACGGAAAACCCAACTTATCTTGGGTAATTATTCTGACAAACCAAATTTTCGATATTAGAGAATTTTATGTTGGACGTCAATTGCGTATTCCCAAACTGGAAAGGATTCAGGGATTTATATTATAAGCATCTAACCCTTCCAATACGAGATTAATTAAAACTTGACATAAAAGCCAAAGTGTGGTATAGTATTCGTGAATGAACAAACCTTTTCACGGAGTACAGTATATGAGAACAGTTATTTTCCACCATGGCGACCTTGACGGCTATGCTTCCGTCTGGGCATATTGTAAAATTACATGCACACCACGAACCGATATTATAGCAATTCCGGTAAATTATGGAGATACCGATTGGAAGAACTACGACATGGAATCACTTAAAAACAAAAAAGTTTTTATGTTTGATTTTTCGGTATCTAAAGAAGTAATTAGTGAAATTGAAAAGGTTGCGGAATCTTTTCTTCTTATTGACCACCATCAAAGTGCAGTAGAGCTACTTGGTGGCCTTCCCAATTGTCATATTGATACAAATTTCTGTGGTGCTGTAAACGTATGGCGCTATTATTCCAAAACAGAAATCCCCCCATTCCTGCAATATGTCCAAAAATTAGACCTTTGGCAATTTACCAATAGGCAAGAAGAATATATTTGTATGGGTTTATCCCAGATTGATCTTCGCTATGATGCTATTAATGAAATTGCGGAAAATTTTTACAAGTTTTCATATCAACAAGATACTATTGCAAAATATCTTGCAAAAATAGGTGAAATGAAATACAGCAATGTACATAGGAGGGCCAAAAACACACTCAGGAATGGCCCGGCGTTCTATCTTGCTAGTACGGGTAGCATTTCCTTTAAAAAATACCACGAGGACGATATTCCGATGTTTAATATTCGTGATATTTTGTGGGCAAGTTCGGCGCTTTTCAAATATTCAGATTATAACCAAGTAGGATCTTTTATAATGAAAAATGACATTGTTTTGTTTTCCCTAAGAGGTATTGAAGGACACGAAGTGCTTCCGATTGCCAAAAAAATGAACGGTGGTGGACATCCAATGGCGTGTGGGTTTGAAATGTCTATTTCTGAATTTATTATTAGTGTGAACGAAGCTTGTCGTGAATACTAAAAACTACGGAATTGACAATATTAAACATGTAGGCCATTATTACCATGATCATTATATTGTTATTCTAGATGATATAGGAGAGCAAGAGCAAAATCTTGAAATTGAACCCGGAATGCTTGCCGTTATTACGACGGATGGAGATAGGATTATGTCGGAAATTCTCGACATTGAAACATTTTGCGGAACGTTTCAGGACAAACATGATGACCAATTTAGAATCTACTTTTTCGGAAAGGCATAATGAAATGTATTCATGTGATAGTAACCATCAAAAGCGTATTATGATTGTTAGGGCGATTAACCAGGCAATTGTCCCATTTAACGTTCATAATAGAAATCAAATAGCAATGCCTTTGCTATATGTTTATACACGATTTAATCGTGATTTTGAAGAAATTTATCCTGATTTTATATATAACAAGTGTAATGTTGTTAGTCAAAAAGCAACAGATGATATAAATAAGTCTGTACTGTCAACTACTACAATGTATACAAAATATACAAAAGATATTATGAAAATAAAACATTTTTGTGCTGATACTGGCATAGGGATGACAACATTATCGCAAGTATTATTTCAACTAGAAGCATCAAGAAAATCGCCTATTTTAGACAATATGTTACCAGAAGACAATGATAAAGTATTACTATTTTTATGGGACATGGAATATAAACGTCCTGCTACACAAACCATTAACTAACAAAGGAACAAAACGAAATGATCTACAACATGGACAGATTATATGCCGGGCTACATTATTGTGGGGAAATTCGCGGCATTTTCAGGCTTTACAATACTTTTTATTTAGCAAAACACTTGACCGGTTATCCACTTGTTTATGAATGGATTCCAAGTAGCCGTGGTGCAAGTAATGGCCCGTCAAGCTATTATCTTGGAAACGATATTATTTTCTTGATTAGGCGCGGCTTTGTCAGTCAAGATATTTTGTCAGACCGTTCTGTGTCATTTAAAGCCATTAATAACGAATATTTCAAAAAATCCAAAGACATTGAAAAGGAAACGGCATATTACAAGAAATTTTTTAAAATTATTAGTGGTATGGACTGGCAAGTTGTAGCACTGGCAGCAGCTTATATTGCAGAACGTAATAAGCCGGACAACGATCTTGCACTGGTTAATAGTATTGTGGCCGAACGTAAACGTAGTATTTATACGACTGAAAGGATTGTCCAGGCAATTAACTTTATTAGTGAGATAGAAACAAAATCTATCTATGCAAAACCCGAAGATAAATAGAGGAACAAAATGCAGGATTTTAGTCGCTATATAACACCAACAATGGCGGGGTATTACCATGAAAGAACAGCACGGCATATTAATCTTGTAAAGCAAAATGGATATAACGTTATCAAACATTTGCCAATGAATATGAAAATGAAAAACGAATTGGCGGCAAATTTGCAAAAACACGATATGTCAAAATTTGAAGATCCGGAAAAAACACCATACATCTTGATTACATGGCGATACCATGTTTTAGAGGACGAATTTAGACGTTTGAATCTTACAAAAGAAATATTAGCAGATATGTCTGATATTACAGAATATCATGTTAAAAATAACAAACATCACCCTGATTATTGGGATGACACTATAACAAGTAATTTTCTAAACCCTAAAGATAGAGATGCGCCGGGTGAAAAAGTTATCAATGCAACAAAAATGCCACTTGTAAGCATTATCGAAATGGTTTGTGATTGGTTTGCAGTTGGTCAGGAACGTGGAAATACCGCAAGAGAATGGGCTGGCCGTAGTATCGGAATACGCTGGGCATTTACAGAGCCACAAAAAATCTTTATTTACAATATAATTGACATTTTGGAAAATATCTAATGAAAAAGATACAATTATATGACAAATTAGATATCCTTTTCTATAATGATGGCATTCAGATTTTTATGGCCACAGAATTTACAAATAGAAGGTTTCTTGGTGTTTTGATAGATTCTGGCGGCAAAGATAATACTTATTTGATTATGGAACCTGACATTATTGCTTTTAATGAATTTTTAGCAAGTAAAAGAGACTTATTAAGTTTAATGATGGGTTCATCTATGCATCAGGCAACTATAAATACCGATAAAAAACATTTTTGCTTACATACTACCTACAAGAAGATAAATAAGAAACTGTTGCCGGAGAAAGGGCAAACAAAATGGAACTAGAGAACTTAGTAACCGATATAACGGAAGCTAAGAAGTATGCAAAACCTGCAAACTTTATGCCACCGTTAAAAAAAACAGCAGCAACTTATTCGGAGATTTTAGCAAGTGCCTCCAAAGCCGCTGCACTGGAATATGCAAAAACAAAAATAAACCCTAAAGTATATTGTGCAGTCTTGCTAAACTATGGCATTGGCGCTAAAGTAACAATTGGGAAACTTGCAGACGATGTTAATTTTATTTCACACCTCCAATTGGAGGTATTAGGAAGAGAATATGACGTCCGTCCTGTTGATTCAATGACTATTTATGTTGGGTATCCATCTGCTTCTATTGGTAGAATCCCGGATATGATTCTCAAAGAAATTCTAAACGCCCCGATATGGCAACTTGTATAAGGATTAAATATGTTTTTTACAAAGTTATTTTTCAAATTTAAGCATTGGTTTTTTCGCGCATGGACACTAGACTATCAAGCACGGGAAAGGGATTATTTCGGTACACCACACTGGCATTCATTAAGTCCGAGTTCTGCAAATATTATTATGTCAAAAATAAAATGGACAAAAGACGGATTTAAGGAATTGTGGGATGCATCCCACCATCCATACTATTCCGATTATATTATTAATTCCATTTTGTTTACCCAAAATGTTGATATCGAAGCTGCAATCAAAATTGCAAAAAAAAGTTCATCTGAATTTTCGACTATGATGCAGCCAGTAAAAACCGGAGTCGGACAACCGGAAGGCTCATTTGATTGTGACGATTATGCTCTTTGGGCAGCAACGGCAATTCATTCACGCTATAAACCTATTGTCCTGTCCGTATTTTTCAAAACAGGCTGGTGGCCATGGCAAATTGGCGGACATGCTGTATGCATATATACATACAATAAGAAATTCTATCACATTGGAAATTGGGGGAAGTCTAAGGGCTATAAAACTGCAAAAGCACTAATTGACGATATTGTTAGCAAAACTGGCAATAAAAAATTAGTGGCGACGTATACCTATAAAATTAGCGACATTACAAACGATTAAGAGGAATCATGGAAAACAAAATTTTTGTAGAAGTTGAAGGCGTGGATTATTCTGGCAAAACCACTTTGATGGGGCACTTAGTAAATAGACTTGGTATTGTAGACCATTATTTCACAAGAGAACCATACAAAGGAGAATACCGCAATCTACTTTTAAATGCACCTTTGAAGCGCGATGAAGCTCTGGAAATTTTTGTAAAGGATCGCATAGAACACGTCAAAAGGATGAATACGTTGCCACATAAATATATCTGGTGCGACCGATATCTTCTCTCGACACTAGTTTATCAAACGGGGACTGAAAAAGAAATTGTGGAAATTATGGAAATGCATAAAGAGGAAAATCTTCCACTCCCAGATGTTCTGGTTTATTTATTCTGCTCAAAAGAAGTTGCCCGGCAAAGAGCATCAGAACGGCCAGAAACTAACCACTATGACGAACACCACCGAGAGAATGCTAAAAGGTATAGGAAAGTTTTATCAAGCGATTCTACGCCATATTACAAGACAATTCCGGTACTGGAGTTCGATACAAGCGTACATGGGCCGGAAGCAATTGCCAAACATGTTTGGGATTCGGTCAAGAAGAAAATAGTATTCGCAAATGAATAAAGAAAAAGCCCCGATTAAGGGGCTTTTTCTTTGCTCAATTATACTTTTTTACATATACGTTTCAAGTTTGTCAATATGTTCCTGAAGTCGCCGGCATTCAAGCTGCTATTTTGCTAATTAGCATGCACACAAAGCCACAAACTCATTTTTTGTCAACTCAAAGACAATATTGTCTTTAGTCCAAGTGTTGATGCATGTTAAAATCCACATCGGCAATGCTATCACGGACAGCATTGTATGCAGCGGCTTTAAGATTCATTCCTTGTTCCATGGGCCCATTCACCAAGGGTCCAAGCCACAAAGTATATCCGGTTCTGTAGCTGTTTTTCCGAATGGCAATACCGCCATATTCGCAGACGAACTCAAAATAGCCGGAACGTTTTTCGTTCGCAACTTTTTTAAATTCGCTGATGAACTTGCGATTTTTGCCGGAGAACTCTAGCCAAACAAAGCCACACAGTTCGCGAAGCCGACCGACAACGCCACCAATTTCGCCGCCTAATTCGTGGATACTTTGGCTAGTAGTGTTTAGCCCGATATCCTCGACAACGGCATAAGCAGGGCCGGCTTTAAGAAGGACAACGATATGATTATGGGCTGCAATTTTAGCGGCTTTGGTGGCTTCAACGATCATATCTTTGAATGTATTTTTCATTGTCATTCTCTGTGTTAGTAGCTTGTCAATCAATCATAAGTAAACTATAGCATAGAAAATCATAATGTCAAGGAAAAAATGAAAAAAACTATTATACATTACTTTATCTATCTCCTTGCATAAGGTCTTTAAATTCGGCCTGTGTAATAACATTTACGTCTGTAACACATTTTTCTTTACCGAAAAATTCTCGAAAAGTTTTTCGGTTACGCTGGAGTTTTGCATATTTTTGTGCAACTTTTAAAGTATACGGACCTGCAAAATTATGAAAAAACTCTCCGCTATGTTTATTTGAACGTAATGCCATTTTAATGTGCACTATGTAATTTTTTTTAATATGTTGCGTCATTTTTTTCCTTTGTTATACATTTTCATGTCAAATTCTTAACAAGATACATTCATTATGTGGGGTAAATCCTGCTGCATCAAAACAGCACAAAGACTGTATTTTTCAACGCCCAGAATGGTATTTAACATTTCGTTAATAGCCTTTTGAGGGCTTTTTCTTTTGACACCGAAAAGCTGGCATGGTTCAAACACGCTTGGCGCATAAATGCCATAATAAAACCCATCGGTTTTTCTGCTGATTCTGCCAAGTTCTCTTGACAATTCTTTTTTGTTACAAGGAACATATGTAATAACAATACTGTCCTTAATAACACCGCCCTGAATGAATATTGTGTTATTCATTGTGTACTCCAAAATTCCTTTCACAGTGCGAAGCACTTGAAATACTATCATAATTGTAAATTGTGTGAAAGCACTTGTATTCGCCGAGATCATCTATATGAACACAATTCAAAATAATTTTGGAATTATCCCATTTTGTAACCTTGCACACCCCATTGCCAGAAAAAATCTTTTCCGGTACTTCGAGGGAACTTACCTTGACAGGATTGGCTCGATCTTTTCCCGCTGCGATCAAAAGCGTTCCGAATACTCCAGTCACTGCCAATAGCACAAAAATAATCATGGAATATGCAAACCATTTTGAAACTTTTTCTTTTTTGCTGCCATACAAATTCATTTTGTAAAGACTTTTAATTTTCGGCATGTTTTTTCCTTTTTCGTTTAAGTTAGGTTTTAATATATCACAAACCCCTAACTTTGTCAAGTTTTAAATATAAAAAATAATCGTACGAATATATATATGGAGGTACATGATGAATGACAATTTAATTTATATTATACTCGGTGGATTTGCTTTTGTTGGATTTAGCTCTTTGGGGCTAGGGAAATTATTATCAAAACTTTTTGGTAATAAAAGAAAACAAAAAAATACTCATAGCAATCCAAGATTACCAAAATACTCTAACCATAAAAAGGAATACGAAAAAGATGAAGACACTATTGATAAAACAGTGGGCAATCTTGCTATTGACAGTTTACTTGACGTCATTGATGCCTCAATTAGTAATGGCAAGCGAAAAAAATAAGCACTCGGAAACTTTTAAAATTCCAGGTGTTTGCCACACTATGATATGCGGAGAGGAAAAATGCGAATGTATTATTCCCGAGAAATTTGAGTATGCTGTTACAGAAGACGTCATTAGGCAGTTTGTCAAAGAGAAAATGGGCAAAGAAGCGTGCAAAAATGAACTTGGGGACTGTACAAGCAATTTACAGGACTGTAAAACTCGGCCAGCAGAGACAAAAGTTATTGTAACGAATGAAATTCCGAATTGGGTATGGTATGTTTTTGCGGCCGTGGCAGTTGTTACGCTCGTAGGTGGGGGATATGCTGGATACAAATTGGGTCAGTTATAAATGTCAGTATTCTTTTATATTCACTGTCTTATTATCATTTTTATGATAATTGGTTTTCTGTGGTCATTAAAAAAAGATCACTTTTCGTACGTAATACTTTGGTTATATATTATTGGCTTTGTTTTCACTATATTTTGTGGAGTTTTCTGGCATGGATAAAAAACATTTAATTATGTATACATTGGGCAATAACATTTTGCACGATCCAACAATTTCTTTACTTCCGCCCGATATTCTAAAAGAATTCGCTATTAGAATTTTGCGGTCCCTTGACGTTAATATTGATGGTGACATTGATATCGACAAACTTTTCGAGGAACTGGAACTTAGTTAATGACAATTAACTGGACTCATTTACATACACATTCGGTGTATTCCGTTCGCGATGGGTTATCGTCTATAAATGATATCGTCAATAAGGCTAAAGAACATGGATTTTCAAGCGTTGCTTTGACTGACCACGGCACGGTTGCTGGTAGTTTTCAGTTCATAAATAGTGCTAAAAGCGCCGGAATCAAACCTATAATCGGTTCAGAGCTCTATATCGAAGCTGTACCAAGGAAATTGATTAAAAACCGCTCTGAGATAGACCACAGTCGTTATAAGAACGAATACAAAAAGTCAATCAATAGGATGCTGCGGTCCAATTACCATTTAGTTGCTCTTGCACAAAACTATCAGGGATATAAAAACCTTCTTAAAATTACAAATAATTCTATAGAAGAGGGCTATTTTTACAGGCCCTTGACTACAAAAAAAGTTCTTTTTGAAAATAGCCAGGGAATTTGTGCTTCTTCGGCATGTTTTGGTGGTGAAATAGCCCGGATGCTTTATGCTGGCAATACAGCACAAGCTGAATATGCTTTATCGGAATATAAAGAGGCTTTTCGGGGCAGATTCGCCATAGAGCTAATGATAATTAACTTCCCAAGACAAAAACAGATAAATGAAGAACTAATAAGATTAGCACATAAAACTAATACCCCTACAATTATTACTTGTGATTCTCATTACACTAATCAGAGTGAATATGACTTGCACAGAATTCTGCTGAATATTGATAATGTACGGCAGGGCATCAAGTTAGAAGACATTAGTAATGGCTGGGAATTCGACGCCACAGACTTGTTTTATAAGTCCTTAAAACAAATTATGGAAGACTGGGAAAAGCAACATAAAAGTGATATATTTACAAAAGAAGTATTGCTTAATTCCATTCGAAATACGTCAAATATTATAGATTCTGTTGAAGAATATACACTCCAACACGTTCCTAGGCTTCCGACGTACGATAATGGTTACGAGGTGTTAAAGAAACGCTGTGTTACCGGGCTATATAATATGATACAAAACGGTATTATTGAAAAAACAAGAGGTTTTGAATATCAAAAAAGGCTAATATATGAATTAAAAACCATCAAACAGTTAAATGCAGTCAGCTATATGCTACTGTTCGCCGATGTTACAAATTTTTGTGATAATCCTTTTGACAAAACAATATGGAGCGGGCATGAAATACCCGAAGAAATACGAGATTTAATTCCGTCAAGCGGAACTATTCCGCGTGGCACAGGTCGTGGATCTGCCGGTGGTTCTTTAGTTGCTTACTTATTAGGCATAACCAAAGGTGTTGACCCGCTTAAATTTGATTTACTATTTGAACGCTTTCTTGACATTAATCGTGTCCCGAAAATGAAGTTCTAAGGAGACAAAAAAACATGCAAAAAATTAATGTATTCTCAGTCGAAGAAACTAAAATTCCTAACGCGCCTAGACAAGGCAAAGAACTTTCCAAAATGCCTACAAAAGGGAACTATTACTTTTTAGTAAAACTCTATGATAGTACTGGCAACTTTATCATGGCTGCGCATGGCAATGATTTACTAACAGCCAAAAAAACATTGGTAAATGATTTTATTGCGTCCAGATATTCCACTAATGCATTAAAGGAATATATTGACGAACTTAAACAATATGCAGAAACAGCATAAAGACATAAAAACAGTCATAGACTTTTTAATGACGTTAGAATGTCATGATAAGCACCGAGACTTTTTAGACAGCCTCATAAATTACTATAATGTAAATGGGGGGTTTACTGACAAACAACTTGACGTATTAAAAAGCATAATGATTTCCGAATCAATATAAAGAAGAGGCCTAGCGCCTCTTTTTTTTTCAAAAAAAACTTGACAAACGCAACAAGATATGTTATAACATAGACAATTGATACAAAAAATACTTAACGAAAGGACAGCAATGAAAAACATTTTTGTTTACGGCACATTAAAAGGTGTTGGTAAACAGCTTGTCGGTAAAGATATCAAAGCCACTTTAAAGGGATGGGACCTTTACATGATTATGGACTGGAATGGAAAACCGACTTATCCGACTGTTAAATTATCTTCCAACCCCAATGCTATTGTACATGGCGAAGTTCTTACCGATCTTGGTCCATTTGAAGTTGCATTTTTTGACCGATATGAAGGTTTTGAATCGGCCGAAAGTGAAACCAACCTATATAACAAAAAAACAGTAATTGCAACACTTGAAGACAGTTCAGAAATTGAAGTAGATGTATACGAGTTTAATAGTGAACTGTACGATGCTGACTTGCGAAAAATCGAGGGAGGAAAATTTTGACAGATATTTTGGTACAATGTAAAAGTGTAAAAGGTGTTGATCCAACAGTTGTAACTTTCCGTGATGTGGAAACTGGTGAAGAACTTATTGAACGTATTTATACGGGTACTATTAAGCAAATTACCAAAAAATTGGGCGCGCCTGACAGGTGGAAGCGTAGTATTTTTCGCCTTAAGGTTTCCAATTACCAACATGTCAATGCCGCAACAAAACACTCTAGTCGTTTTGTTCAGTCTGTGAACCCCGCATCCTTTGGGGATGTAAAGCGTATTTGTGACGAACTCAATAAAAAGAAAGAGGAGAAAAAATCCAATGCTGTTTAAAGCCGATTATGAAAATGGTTGTTTTGTTTCTACAAAAAAATTCGCAAAAAAATATGCCGATTTTATACGCATGTTGAATACTTTTGTCATTTCGGATGGCAAAGTTTATGTGCCATTTACTGCACAAAAACTGGCAAACGAATTCTTTGAGAAAATGAATGCAGACATTGAATTTGAAGACATTGATGAAAAGTATCATGTCCCCTATGTGCAGATTGATGGCGATAATATGTTGAAAGTATATGTCGCTACTTATAACTTGGGATCTATTCTTAGTTCTCATTTTCTTCGTGAAGATTCCAAAAAAGGATTTTTCAAGATCAGAATTCACCCCAACTATAACGAACTTCTTGAAAGTCTGAAAAAAGAATTCGGCGGCTTTTCCGCAGATGAAAATTTTTCCGATACAATGACAGAGTTGGTCGCTAACCTTAAAGACTTGGGTGATGAAAACGATTCCGAAGACGAACGGACCCGAAATATTATTCGGGCCATGATTGTAAGAATCGCAAATCAGGAAAATATTGAACTGAATGCGGCTGGAAAAGAATATGTGGAAGGCCTCAAAGAAATAACCCCTAGCCGTTACTGGGACTTTTAATAACAAGCCGTTACCAAAACTTTTAATTAACTAACAAAAAGGACATACAATGTGTATTATCGGACTAAAGACGATCGGGCAAGAAACCCCCTCACTTAACACACTTCGCGGCTGTTTTAATAGCAATCGCGATGGCGCAGGAATTGCCATTGTACGAAATGATAAAGTGGAAGTTCACAAAGGATTTATGAACTGGGGAGACTTTGAAACGGCAGTAAATGTACTTCAGATTGACAAAAATGAACTTGCCATGTATCACTTTCGTTTTGGTACTGCAGGCGAAAATAACCAGGCAAATACCCACCCTTTCCCTGTTTGGCCTGTGGACAAGACGCAATTGCGATGGACAAGTTATACAGCAAAAGCTGCAATGTCGCATAACGGCATTATGAGCAAATACGGTGGCTATTGGAAACAAGGCAAAGTGGATGAATATTCCGACACTCAGCTTTTTGTATATGACCAGCTTCGCCACTATACCTTGGCTGACTTATATACCAATGAAACCGTCAAGGAACTCGGTACCCTTATTAATGGTGGTAACAAACTGGCAATTATTACCGAGGATAACAAGTATATTCTCGTCAATGAACAGGCTGGAGTTTGGGACCAGGGAATGTGGTGGAGCAACCCCGGATACAAAATATACTGTTGAATATATCGCCTCAGATTTTGAAATAAAGTAATATTATAAAAACCCTTGACATTCGCTGTAAAGTGTGCTATAACAAAGTCATAACTTAAAAAGAAAGGAAATTTCATGGAACAATTTACTCTAAAATACTATCCCGCTATTATAGGTATTCTAGCCCTTTGTTTTACGGTTTATGGATATGCAGTCAGCACTACGATTGTTTACTATAGCCCGACTACTGGAAAGCCAATAGCATGTCTTTTTGAAAACGCAAAATATGAAGCTGATGCCTTTGTTTGTCAAGAGGCAATAAAAGGCATACATAGACGTAAATACGTTAACCCCGATTTTGCCATGGACCAAGGAGAATAAAATGTTTGACAAAAATCATTTCGACGCCCGTTCAATTGTATTGTCTATTGCAGCAATCGCGATGTTTGCTTTTCTTTTTCATATAATTCTGTCTATCCCTACTGTATATGTTAATTCCGCCACTGGAGAAAAAGTCGGTTGTAACATAAACGGCAAACAATATGCCGCTGCTTCATTTATCTGCCAGGAGGCCGTAAAAACAAAATATACTGTTGAATATATCGCCTCAGATTTTGAAATAAAGTAATATTATAAAAACCCTTGACATTCGCTGTAAAGTGTGCTATAACAAAGTCATAACTTGAAACAAAGGAGAACAAACAAATGAAAAATACAGCAGTCGAAATTGTTAAAACGCTTCAAGATAGCGGCTTTGTTGCTGTCTTTGTGGGCGGCTGCGTGCGCGATATGATTATGGGCAATACTGTAAATGACTATGATATCGCCACTAATGCCCTCCCTGAAGAAGTCAAAGAAATTTTTCCTGATACATTTAATGTTGGAGAAGCCTTTGGTGTGGTTTGCGTGAAAAAATCGGGCCATGTTTTTGAAGTCGCAACGCTTCGGACTGAAACTGATTATACCGACGGTCGGCACCCCGAAACCGTGAAGTATTCCAAGTCACTACACGATGACATGAAACGGCGCGATTTCACCATTAATGCAATTGCGTTTGATCCGATTACTGGAGTTTTCTTCGATGCCTTTAATGGCATGGAGGATATTAAGCGTGGTATTATTCGATCTGTAAGTGGGCCCGGAAGTAGTGCTGTACAGCGTTTCAAAGAAGATTATCTTCGCATTTTGCGCGGTATCCGTTTTGCGACACGTTTCAGCTTCAAAATCGAACCCGATACAAAAAGCGCAATGTCTGTATGTATTAAAGGCTTAAAGGAAATTTCCATGGAGCGTATTGCCATGGAATTCCGAAAAATGTTTTCCCATAAAAATCGTGCTGATGCTTTTTTTATGCTATACGATTGTTTTGTATTTGACAGTCTTTTCCCCGAAATTATTCGGCTTGAAGACACAGAACAGAAACCGGAATATCACCCCGAAGGAAACGTTTTTATTCACACGCATATTGCAGTTGCATCGCTGCCCAGGGATGCAAGTTTTGCCGTTACCATGGCAACTATTCTGCACGATATCGGCAAGCCCGATACAGTTGATGAAAACCTTTCCTGTAAGGGACATGCAGAAGTCGGCGCAGTTTTGGCAGAAAAAATCTGCCATCGTTTGAAACTTCCCAGTACGGAAATTGACTTTATTGTAAAGGCCGTTGGTTCGCATATGCGGTTTTATTCTGTCAAGGAAATGTCTTTGGCAAAACTTCGCAAACTCATTGTCGATCCGGACTTTGAAGATATGCTGACTATTCATAAAGCCGACATTGCAGCCTCTACTAAGGATCCATCCTTTGCCGATCATATCGAAAAAATCCGAGTTCAATTTGAAAATGAGCCGGTACTTCCGGCGCCCTTGGTACAAGGTCGTGATCTTATTAAGCTGGGATATAAACCATCAAAAAAGTTTGGTCCAGTATTGAAAAGTTTGTTTGACTTGCAATTGGAGCACGGCACGGAACTTAACAAGTTGTTAGAAATTGCACATAACAAAATGAAGGAGATTACAATTACATGAAAATGCTACACGACAGCGGCTCAAAACTTGCACAAAGTCTTAAAGACTTGAGGCCATGGCTCGATACTTATGAAGGGCGAGATTCTCTTTATCAGCCAGCAGAAATTGATAATTTGCTGGAAGAAATTCCACTTCTATTTGAACTTTCCCATGGTAAAGAAACTGCCACTTCGTTTGCTTTGACGCATAACGAAATTGAATTCATTGATGAAAGTTACGACGGGTTTGACGAACTGGAAATTCTGGAGCGCTGCAGCCAATATGATGCAGAATTTAAAAGAGCTACCGGGGTTGACATTGACCAGATGACTATTGCTGAATCAATTAATCGCATAGAACAGTTTCTTAATTCTTTGGGCGATACCATCATTAACATTAGAGATGAGTTTAATACTGTTTGTATTGGAATTTTGGACTGCCAAAGTGGCGCGCAGCACTTCCATTGTCTTGATGAAGGAGATGTTACAGTATGTCTTTCAGCACTTCTTATGCTGGACAAACTCGAATTAACACACTTTGAAAATGTTATACTTATTCTCGACGAATATAATACCTTGGCCAATTCAGAATAGTTGCCATGGCAACGGCAATCTGGCAACTATTTCAAATTGGCAGCGCCGCGATGTTGACCCGGAATATGACGAAAACGAAGTTGAATATCACCTTTATCCGAATGATGAGGGCGATTCCTTGTGGCTTTTGAACAGAGAACAACCCATTGAATCGCTCTTGGAATTCGGTGGAGAGTTCGAATACCGGACTGAATACGACTGTCCCACCGCTTACGGATACGAAATTAGTGCCGATACCCATGAACTGGTAGAAGTAAACACTAGCTATTAAAAACTGCAATAAATAAAAAAGATTTTTTTCCTCCGAATATATGTACGTTATACAATGTAACAACATATACCGGAGGTTTTTTATATGATGAAGGATATTATTAACACACCAAAACAGGATTCCCCTGTGGAGGTCGTAGAACTTAACAGTAAGCGTGTAGCAGTACCGTTTTTGGTTCCATCTAAAGGTAAACTTAGTGGAAACAATTTTGATGGGAATATTCGCTTACTCCCTATGACAGCGTCACATTTATTGATGCTATTAACGCCAGCCCTATATAACAATGACCTTGTTTTTGTAAACATCCTGAAAGATTGTGTACTTGACTTGCCTTTTGACGTCATTGAACTTTTGACCCAAGACAAAGACGCCATTATTATGGCAATTAGGGCAATTTCCTATGGTAATGACCACAAAATTACAGTTGAATGTGATAGCTGTGGCCATGAATATATTACCAACGTCAACCTTGAACGTGATATTAAAGTGGATTATCTGGAAAGTGATAAGTTGAAAATGCCTATCGAAATTCCCAAAACTCTGTTAAACGAATCGAAAAGCGTCAACCTAAGATACAAGACATGGAGGGATAATATTGCAGTATCGAAAACAAGTGAGGCGCAAACTAGCGATTCACTAGATTCCAGCATTTTAGACTTTTTAGAGCTTGTAATTACTGAAGTTGAAGGTATTGGCAAAAATAGTCTTGACATCAGAGAATGGCTAAATGGCATTAGCGCCCACGATATCGGTGTGTTACTCAGTGTTGCCAATTCTGAGAAGTTTGGTATTAATGCCGAATTTACCCCGGAACCGTGTCCAAAATGTGGTCATGTATTTAAGACAATTTTTAGAACAGACCCGTCATTTTTTCGGGCAACCGCACCTGAAGCCTTCCTTGAGGGCCTATACTAATCTTCAAGATTATTATGACGCCACTTTTCAGTGGATGCGGAAACTAGAAAGTCAAGAAAAGGACCTGTATAAACAAATTCATATTTTGACGCGACACTGCCGATATGAATCGGATTTTTTATACAAGATACCGTTAAAACACTTCAATTACATTATGGATTTCTGGAATGAAGAACAAGAAGCAAAAAAACGCGAACAAGAAACTAAATAGCGTCGATACCGATGGAAATATTTATCGTTTGTATCATGATATTAATATGATACACGAAACGCTCGATAAAAATGACGTCTTCGAAGAAGCCATGGTACTCCACCAAAAAGATGAACTCTCGAGAACAGTAATCTATGAAATTTCTAAAGATTCTTATAGAATTATCTGGAAAAACGGGGTTCCAAAACCAAAAACGTCATGGACACCAAAATCTTTTGGCAAGAGGAGAACAAAGTGAAATCAAACTTTGGAGGTGACATTATTGACGTCGCAAATTGTTTTGCCGAATATTGGCATTTTAACAAGAAGAAGTCTATTATTATAAGATTTTACGAGGATGATGCTTTTATTGACGTCAGAAACTATAATGTTAGTCCGAGTTTGTCCCCCGTTCAAGTTAAATTGTTTGTTGAAAACAGGCTAAATGAAGTATTGCCATCACTATGTGCTAGCGATAGTCGATAATGGGCCGCAAATAGCCCTAGAATCAACTCTAATCAGTTTTTTACAACAGATAAGCATAACAAAAAGAAAGGCCCTAGCGATTAAGCTAAGGCCTTTTTTCTTTTGTCATGATTTCCTCTTAATCTTCGCCAGTTATGGCATTACGCGTGATTTTCTCCTAGGAATAGCAAAGGTCAGTAGGAAGAAGCTGCCGTTTTTTGGACAACGGGTTTCTATTTGTTTCGGATTTTTAAGTAATACAGTTTCATTTTTATTTTCCCTTGCAAAGATGACAGTTGGGGTGAAGTTTGCCATGGCGAATTTCATCAGTAATATCTCTCATATTAAATGGGTCCACACAATTCCAATATGGCTCGAAAGTAGTTCCAAAATTGACTGCCAAGCCACACCCTTCACACTTTTCCCGTTTTTTCCCCTGTATGATTTTCAACATTGTCACAAGGCCATCAGCGGGGTGTGATTCATGATTTGCCATTATTCGCTACAGGAAATGCATAAACAACCATAATTATGGCGAATATGCATGTTAATACTTTTTTAAAAATTGTCATTACTCCTCTACGCTAATCTCAATGTCGTTAACATCGGCTTCGCACCGGTAGCCCTTCGAACCAGCCCAAACAACCGTCGGGTCTTCCGACGGCATGTAGTTATAGTCTCCGGGCTTAAAATTGCCCTCAATACCAGGGTGGAATGACTTGACAGTAATAGTCGTTGCTCGTTTCGAAATGTAATCGCCGGAAGACCCACAACTTTTTATATAAACGCCTTCGGGAATCCGCACTTTCATACCCCGCCGAATACCGGGAATTGCAATTCTTCCGTCCTGCCAATAGGCACCTTTAAGTGTCGAGTAAACATCGGTATACTTTTTCCAAACTTTCATGATTTCCATAATTAGCTCCATTCATTTGTTTGTTTTTCAATCTTGAATAAACTATACCATACTTTTAAAGAATGTCAAGGAAAAAAACGTCTTTTTTTGCACTATTCGTGTTTTTTTTCTTGTTTCTTATAATTCAGCTTCGAATAAGCTACAAAGGGCGTTACGCTGTATACCGGTAAAAGTGTTTTCGCGTGTAATTTTGAACCCCGAAACTAATACTAACCTTACTTTATAGTTATCACTATTACGCGTGATTTTCGCATAATTATACTTTTTGCTTCCGGTAAATCTGAAACCCAAGGCAATTTCTTTTGTTCCGCAAGTAGATACAATTTTGGCATTAATTTTGCGCATTAAGCTATTTCCTAAATCGCTGCTAATGTCATTTGTTGGTTGCAATCTCTGCCTTAAAATATAACTCATGATTAGCCTCGTTCCAAATAGTTTGTCAATCAACCATGAATAAACTATAGCATAGAAAACCAGAATGTCAAGGGGGAATTGCTATTACCATAAAAAATGTTTTATTTCGAATTTCATTAATGGTATTTCTGTCAAAAATGACAAAATCAAAATACCAAGAAAAATATACATATTCATTTTTGTTTTCTTATTCAGAACAACATTATAAATGGCACACAAAGTCAAAAAACTGGTAAACACTGTTAGCGAATTCCATCTACCCATATCCCAAGCCACAAAGTGCAAAAGTTGTGGTGAGAGCGAAGACACAATAGAAAACGGTATTTTCCAAATCATTTTATTTTGTTTTAACAAAGAAGTTGATAACCACATCATATAAAAAATGAGTGGCAATATCCCTGCCAGTTGAGGCAACAAATTATTTTTGTACTCTTGCCACATAATAATGTGCTTTACTCTATTGTCAGACATATCACGAGTGATAACGTCAAATACATAATAGTTTATACGATAATCTGTTTTTTGTATTATATTTGCAATCATTAAATATTTGTCATGTTCTAATACTGTAACTCCAGAAACCCACAATGTTAGCCCCAATACTGCTATTGCTATTAAAACAATAGCCAGCATTCTTTTGTATGACATATCATATACTAGCAGAGACATAAAAGCAACGGGGGCAAAAATAACAATCATCCCTTCATGAACGAAAACCAAAGCAACAAATAATATTAACGTCAATACAAGTTTAATCATGAAATTTCTGTTGAGTAATATTATCAAAACACATAATAGACCAATGTGATCAAAATAACCAATTGTACTAGCAAAAAACATTACTGTTGAGCTTGCAAAAACCACAAAAGATATTAGTGCCATATTTCGACATTGTTTAAAATACGATTTTATAAACATAAATAGTAACAAAATGCTTAACGCCGATATAATGTGAGCAACTACACTAACATTCCAATCGTATCTATCAAAACACAAATTCAAAATATAACCAACCAAACCTCTTTTTGCAAAACCGACGTCATAATTGATTAACATTTGGGTTGCCGGCCAATCATGAAGGCCATCATAACCGGACCAAAAAGATATACAAAAAAAAGTAATAGTTGCAATAAATAGCCACTTCAAATTGGCACTGGAAATAATGGCAAATACACGCACTCTGTTTGAAATAAGCATATATCCTGATAACACAGATAAAAATATTGATATTACTATCATGTTTTTGACAAGTTCCATATCACCGCTATACAAAACTATTTTCATGCATAATATAGTATACGCAACTATACAAACAGTGATATATTTATTGTTGTAGTATTTGTCATATTTTAACAAATACAAGATTGATGATGCAAACATAAAAAAATAAATGGGCTGAACATTACAACAATCGCCCATTATAATTGATAGCAGCCACGATATGGCATTATTCAAAAGGAATAAAGCTGCCGAAACTAGCAATATTTTCACTACTGCGATTTCTATTCCATTGTATTTGCAACTCATAGTATTTACCTTTTGTTTGTCAATCTCACACTTACAAACAAACTATAATACGTAACGCCACAAATGTCAAGAAAAAAACCAAGTATTAAGATAAAAGATTAGGGCTTTAAAATTTCGACGGGCCACGGGTTTCATATTATTTTCCAATCACAAAAGTCAAATTAATGCAGTCGATATCTTCTTGACTGTCAAGATTGTACATGTCAATTTGATGGCCTTTCTTTGACCGAATATACAATTTTCCGCCGATCATTTCTGCAATACGAGAACCTTTTCCGTTTGCAAAATACAATTTTACTTGTTTCTTGTTAGCCCCAAAAATTCGTTTCAATTTTTCAACAGTATTCAATGTCTTCTCCAATTTTACACCATATCTTTTTAGTAACCGTCTTACGTTCAATTTCCGTACAGACTGCACAGACTGCCCAGCCATCATCTGAATTTTGATAATCAAACTGAATATCATTATCGCCCGAATCGCGGTAGAAAGTAACGCCATTAAAATATATTTTGTCCTTAAACATAAAAATCAATCTGACTACGCCATAGTCAAAATTATGAAAAAATAGCATTCCGAAAAGTCTTATTTTTGAGCAGTGCCATCCACATTGAGCGGTTGCGCGATTCGGCAAAAAGCCGAAATTTCAGAGCTTTGGTAAGCCGGATACAATCTCCAAGACGCGGGCGGGCTTTACACCACGATACAGAATCATCTCGCGATTACATTCCGCGTAATGTACAGCCCAAGTCATAGCCTCAATATACTTTTTCCCCATTTCGGAAGCCACAGGCAAATGGTCTAAATTGCCCGTATAAATTTTCTATTCTTTGCAATAGTCAGCAGCCTCCTTAATAAACATTTTTGCAATTCTCAAGCCAATATTTCGGCTTCCACTGTGCAACATTACCGAAAGTTTCCCATTGCTGTCTTTTTGCAATTCGATAAAGTGGTTTCCGCCACCCAAAGTACCAAGTTGCGAACGAGCTTTCTCCGGCCATTCATTATAGTCTCTATGGCCAAAGAATCCACGGAAAACCTTTTCAAATTCGTCTTCAAGCGCTTCAGGCATTTTATCCGAATGGTCGTGGCCTGCGAACCCAACAGGAACATTCAAATAGACTTCTTCGATAATTTCCTGCACATCTACCGAATCAGCGTCGAGGTCCGTCAGGGCCCACGCCATCCCGCAACCTATGTCTACCCCTACTGCAGCCGGGACAACGTTCTCACGGCAGGCCAGGACTCCACCAATGGGCATTCCCATACCGGGGTGACCGTCGGGCATCAACGCAACGTGGTGAAATGCATCGGGCAGTCGAGAAAGGTTCCCCATTTGTTTTGCAAGGTCGGGATGACCATAATATTCATTTTCGGGAACCCAGATTTTGATGGGCACGCCACCGGCAGTATATTCAAACATTTTATTACCTTGTTTCGTTAAGATTTAATTTCTAAGTAAACACTAGCACATTTTTTTCAATATGTCAAGGTTTATTTTAGTCTCCTGCCGAAATATTATCATGTGACAACCATTCCGTTTTTTCACCGGAAATGATCGCGGGGTCGTAGGTCGATCCAATGGGATGTTGGTTGTTAAGTGGAGTTGCCCGCGGGGTATAAGCGCAACTACAACTATCCGAATAAATACACCATATAACAATTACCCAAAAGATTATGCTACCAAGTGAAGTATTGTTTATCTTTGTTTCCCTTTTAACTCCCCTTTTAACTAATTTAGCATAAATCCTTCTTTTATTTCTTCTTCTATTTGACATTTTTACTTCTAGTCATCATCAAAAACTTGTACAAAACGGCATTAAAATAAAGGTCAAACGGAACTTTCGGGGTTTTGAAATTTACATGGAAGTAAAAATATGGTGCCACTAGCAATCTAATTATTGTCGTTATGCATAACGATACCATATAGGACCAGTAAATTACTGCAAAAGGTAGAACTAAGAATAGCCAGCTAATGCTGACTATCCCTGTAATATTCGCAATAATAATCGCAGCAATAAGCCCAAAACAGAACCGGATTAAATTGGCATATGTCATAACATAATCTGCTGTGCCATGTCCATGGCGGCCGGGCTTGTATTATCGGCCAGATCCAAGAGCCGTTCTCTGTTTCCAACAATGTCAAAACAAAGTTCAACATAACACCTTGCATCGAAAAAATCCATGATATCACTTGCGTGAAGGGTTTCTTTTCGCCATGCCGGGGACAGACTTTGACAATAAGCGAATTTTTTCAGATCATTGAGTTTTTCCCATTCATCGACGGAAAACTTACCACAAGTTCTTTCAGTAGCGCCGAGAAAAGTTTCAATTTTGCTAATCATGTCTTTCATTTTATTTTATCCTTAGTTTCGCATTAGGTAACTCATTATTGTTGTACTATACAGCATAGATCTTTTTTTGTCAAGTTTTATTTTACTCGTGGCGGTTTCCGCACATCGGACAACCTTCTTCATGTTTAATTGTTATAATGATATGCGCCTTTCTTAATGAGTTCGGGATAATCGAAGAAAACCTGCGGCAAAACTTCTCGGCCTTCATATACTGCCCTACGGATTTGCCGTTTATGCATTGCGCACACATAAGCACGATCAAATTTGCTGTTAAGGTCGATGGGCTTTTTGCACAACTCTGAAATTTGTTCCGGGCTGCTCATCAAAGTCTCGTGAGACATCTGATAAAATTTTGTTGCCGGGGCGATAGCCTTTTTAATGCGTTTCAGAAAGTTCATTATCGGTTCCTTTCAAGTAGTTTATCAATCAATCTTGGGCTAACTATACCATAAAAAAATAAAAACTTGACATAGAATCAACTTTGTGTTATAGTGTGTTTCAGGAGAATAGAATGAAATTGATAAGATTTTACATTAGAAAACCAAACGGAACTTTGCTAAATGGATTTCGGGTAAAGGGGCCAGAGTGTCCGATACTAAATACCTTACTTTATATTGATTGTTTAATGGGGGTGGGAGGACTATCCTTTGACGAATCGGCTCGACATGCTATGACAAAGATTAGTCGTGCATATGTTTATATAGCATTATATAAATTACCCGGCAATTATAAATTGTTTCAAGATATATTTAAAGGGATTACAGATACAGAAATAAAGTTAACGAAAAAATATAAGAAAAGATACGGACATATAATGCGTAACATAATACATAATACATGGTCTTGGTCCCTGAAAATGTCCTATTTAGCACGCCAATAGACTACAAAACTAGAAAGAAGCTTCATGAACTTTAGAAATAATTTCTATAAAATGCCGGATAGCTCGACTGTTACTACAGGCGTTATTGTGCCGGGGTTGACATATCTAAATGCTTTTATTTTGATCGAAATGATAATGGCACGTGACCATTCTCTGGAATATTCAGTAAAATATGCTCGCAGATATTTTGCAAGAATCAATATGTATAAAGCATTGTGTAAATTCGATGATCACCCGGATATACTAGACTATTTAACTAATAACATGGATCCTTTTGTACAGTACCGTTGCATAAAAGAACACAAAGAATTATTTGACAATATGGTTTCTGAAATACAAACCCATGCGGATAAAATGGCGCTTAATCGTTTGCTCATGAAAATGAATAATCTTAGAGAATCAAGCTCATATTATTATACTGCAGGTACATGTGGAACAACAATGGCAACAATACCGACAACAACATCAATTACTTCAGATACAATAATAACTAATAATAGGTATAGATAATGTTAGATTTAAGTATTTATGACAAATACGAGACTATACCGTGGCGCATATTATGTTTATTGGCACAATATGACCAAAATATTGATAAACTACTGTCAATTCCCGATCTTATAAACTATTTATATGCACAGAATATTCATTATTCCATGATTTTTATTTTTTTGGGCATTTTTCGTCAAGATATTAGAAATTATATTATCGCAACAGAGGATTATGAATATTTATTTTCCAATGTAAATGGTACCTGGGCGCCAGTAGTCAGACAATACTGGAAGACATATGTGCGAATAAATATTGAAGCTGATACTGGTTTGCCACTAGTTGATTTAGACTATTTAGGGGGGATTTAATGTCAATATCTGACATGAGAATGGAAATGATACGCAAAGTAAAGTGGATAGATATATATTTATCTGACGATGCGCCACCAAGAAGTTTTCAAAAACTTTATGATACCTTAGATATATGTTATTTGTTATTTGCGTTTGATGTTTTAGACAGAGAAGATTATCCTCGCTCTCTTATCGTTGACATTATAACTACTTATCTTTTAGTTCAGCCGATATTGGCTCATTTTATCTTTGCAGAATGCTTTGAGCTAATAAGTATTGATGAAATTAAGAATATTGATCCTTTTGATTCAAGTTGTGACGATCAAATTGATCTTTTTCGGAAATATTTATGTGAGGTAAACGGTGTTACGTGAAATGTGTCCGATAATAGTTGAATCACGTCATTCCGTTGGCGAATATTTACAATATACGCATGCATTTGAAATACTCTATATAATGGATCATTTAATTGATATATACGGGTATACAGAGAGTCTTGAAAAGTGTTTTTATTATACGGAAAATATTCATCCCAGAATCCTCTGCAAAGCCTTTATGGGACTATTGCCAGACCTTGAATATACTTTGCTAGATAAGCCCTTTGCGAATACGCTAGAAAATGTTATTCAACTTAAATCAAGCAATCTTATCTGGAGTATCGGATATAAAATTATATCTAAATTAGACAAGGAACTAGATAATGCCAAACCTATTTAATGTTCCCTTTTGTTATGCATATCCTCCTGATGAACGCAATATGTGTGCACAAATTAGCGAGTATTTAACACGCGAAATATTCCCAAACTGGGAAGTTTCAAGCCCTCTTAGAGATCAACACCATATTATATTAAGAATATTAATAGCATATAATTACCTCAAAGAACAGAAATTTTCAGCAAACGACATAATATACTATATACTTCGTCAGGAAAATCACACAACTAACACAAAAGAATTGCTATATTTTACTATAGGTACAATAGACCGCGAAATATGTTTAGACTTGAAAAAAACAATATAACACACTTTTCTTACAAAAATTTACTATTTAACGAAAGGCGATGTATTAGTATATTTCGTCAAATAAGTATGGATATAAGTCTACATGACCAATTGGAGAGATATGAATAATATAGAAATAGAACGACGTTTTTTTGTCAAAAATGGTATTTTGCGCAAAGAAGATTGCCCATTTTATTTTGAAATAATACAAGGTTATATAGGTACTATACAAGATATAGACAAAATAGTCAGAATACGCAAAACTTTAATGTATTGTGGCGACAAAATACATGAAAATTCTTATTTAACAATAAAGGGTGACAAAATAAACGGCAAAGGGTACGAACTCGAAACGCGAATACTTGACAATGTAGACGATTTTTTCAAATTATGCCCAAAAGGGACTATTTTGTCAAAAACTCGGCTAATTGTACCATATAAAAACAGACATTTTGAAGTGGATTTATTTCATGGCAAATACGAAAATTTAATAATAGCCGAAATAGAGCTAGATGATATTAATGAAGACGTCGAACTGCCGTCATGGATAGGCCAAGAAATAACAAATAATAAACGATTCTCTAACTATAATCTAGCAATGGCACAAAAATGAATATAACTTTTCAACCATTATATGATATATGCCCAGCAGGTGAAGTTATAGGACTTGAACTTATATTGCCAGGCTCCTTTACGCGCGACATATCAGGGGAAAGATTATGGATATTTAACGAACTAAATGACATAACATTACAATATAAAATCCATCCAAACGTACCAATAAGGACAGCATTCTCTATTTACGAAAAAATACCAAATACTTATAATGTGCTAGTAATGTTTGAAACACTAATAAGTTATGGGTATACAACACAAAACGCAATAAGATTTCTACAGAAATATATGCACCCAGTATCAATATATATAGCATTACATGCAATAGTAAATGAATACCTACTATATAATGTCAAAAAGGATGTCCCATCTGCCTGCATGAACAAAAATTCGAGAGCAATCTATAGACGAGACCACCACTCAATTGTAAATAGATACGGAATGCACAACGACCTGCGAAAAATTGCTAATAAAAGAGCGCTAAACAAATAAGGATGCAAATAATGTCAAGCGACATATACCGCCTAAAACAAATAACTAAGAAATGCCTGCAAAATAATCAATTCATCAACTTTATGATCCCAGACATAAAATCTTACCACATGAAATTTATACTAAGAATATTACTGGCTTATGAATACTTAATGACTAAAAACTATCCGCCCGAAGTAATAGTAAACTATATAATTTATCAGGAAAAAAGTTCGAATAATATATACGAAATAATATACCACACTATAAGACAAATAAATAATGAAGTAAAACAATATTTACTAGATAATTATACAATACGAAGCAAAAAATATCTTGAATATCATATACGTCAACCCATCATACAACTTAACAGTATAATTGGATTAATCATACATAACACCATTCATCACAAATAAAAATTGACCCCCCCTCCGCAGTGTGGGAAAAATCGTTTGTTATTTGTAGGTACCATGTATAGCATCATATACCGACTTATGGTCCGACTTATGGTCCGACTTATGATCTGACTTGATTGAAAACGAAACTCGGAAAAAGAGACAAAAAAAAGTCCTTTCAAAAAAAATTCTGGGAAATTTTTTTAGACTTGACATTTTTCTTGTTTTGTGTTATACTAGTTATAACTTGAAAGGAATATTTATGGTAGAATTTTTTATGATGCTCGGCGCGGTTATGCTCCTATATGTCGGCATAATACTATTTTCAATTGTATTTTTAATAATCATAAACTTTATAGCGCGCCTTGAAGCGAACAAAAAAAGATACATTTATTTGTGCAATAGCAAACTAATTATTACTGACCATTGGTTTAAGAGACCACTTTTTTATACTGGCAAGCGTATTCATTGGCCTAAATTACATGCTAACAGCCAAGAGCAATTAGTATTTACGTTTGTTCATTTAATGGAATTCGGCATAGATTATTTTATAGACCATTTAATGGGCAGAAAAACAGCATATTTTATGATTGGCGGGATTAATATTAATATTGGCAACTATATAACAAGATATAGTCAATATCATTATGCTAGTTATCTAGTATGTTATTCCAAACTAAATAATATTTTAGCTAATCTGGAAAAGGAATCGGAATATGATATTATATAGCATAAAAAAACCTTTTGGGGAGCCGGTCATACAACGATGTTACAAATATTTTAACTTTGTGAAATTCATGGCTTTTTTGGGTCTTGTAAGGTATGTAAATGTCTTATATCCGTTCCCTGACGGCACGAAACATGTAAAAAATAACAAAGAAATTAGGGCATATATGGTCTATTATGCTTTATTATATGAAAAATTTGACAGACGTTCCATTATTGAATTTCTTATTGTTTGGAATAATTTCGTATATTATGATCCTTATTTGATATCGAACTTATATTACAATATAGGCGCATTCGATGTGAAATTTAAGACTGCATTTGAAGAAGTCGTGGGTGGAGACACTTATTTACGAACTATTTTACGTTCTTTTCATTTTTCAGAACATAGTTATTTGTGCGCACAATCCAAAATAGTGCGAGAAATTATGACTGAATGTGAAATGCCGTATCATATGTCACGCTTACAAATAAATTTGTATCTCTTCTGTTGCGAACAGGAAAAAAAGACTGGTTCGAGTGGAGTAGGCGACAGAATTCTGATAGATTTCCTTATTATGGCAAAGAAAAAATGATTTTTTCTTGACAAATGAGTGACTATGTGCTATAGTATTTATATTGAGAAGAATCTAAACTAACAAAGGACTATTAAATGTCAAGATACATAGAATTTACAAGATTGGGGCGCATTGAGGAAACTGACGAATGCATTTTAAATAAATACTCGTATGATCCCAATGTTGATCCGTGTAAACGATGCATGTTAGTTAATCCATTTACATATATTATTAGGCCTACTGCTCCAGACATGTTTTCTATGGAACATACAGTTGGTAAATCAGGTCATAAACTTGACTTACTTATTATGTTAGAAAAAATACTTACAAAATTGCCAGAGCACCAAGGTTTTGACAATTTAAGTGTGGTAAATTTTTTCTGCAATCGACTTGTACGAAGCGCCTCACTTACACGATACGTGGTATATGATTGGCTAGGCTTACTAATGGCAGATGTTAAACATTTTTGTTTTTATGGGGATGAACCAACTAAATATTATTCTGCTATCGCAAACGAAACAAAAAATTATTTGTCTTTGCTAGATCAGAGGAACATAAAAAAATGAATAACAAAAAAATAATCACAATAATGAATAATACCTTTTTAGTTCCCGATATTAAACTCGATTTAGACGGAATTAGGTCGATATTTGACAGACAAGGATTTAATCCAAACATCAAATTGCTTATGTTATTAGATGTTTTTTTGACCGCAACGAATGACGATGAAAAAAAGGTAACAACTTTAATTGCTTCGACTTGCGGAATTGCGAACTTGCAGATCGCAGATATAATTAAAACACTAAAAGGGAAAAAAATGAATATGTACTATAACCGTGACTCGTGGCCCATATTTTTTGCTATTAGTGACTATATAAAGGAAATAGAATTATGATTGAAACACTTCAACACGCAAAAGAAAATCCAAGTAATCTTTATGTAGTTGTGACTGCAAGAAATAACATTATTAACTATGTAACTTCAGCAGGTTCTTCAATTAAACTTGAACTATCGAAAATGAATGTCGTATATCCAGTACTTACAGATAATATCAACTGTGCTAATTCGTATTTACTAGATGTATTATTTATACTTTTGTTTTTAGTAGAACGTCCAACGTTACGCAATCAAGCTATTGCAGAAAAAATATTATGTAACCCAAACAGTTTGAGTGTGCGAGGATATAGCTTTGCAATAACAAGATTTAACTTGTATGCAGAAAAGTTTTACGATATTGATGATTTTTGTTCCCATGTTTTGAAAGGAAAAAAACTTAGATAATGGACAAGAAATGCTAGTTATTTTAAGCAACAAACATCGGGCTGTCACGGGCCCATGAAATACCTTATGTATTTTGAGGCTTTAGCGCACTTAGAGGTAAAGGTAGTGAAATAGCCCTTTGGGGTTAGGCCCATTTCCGCCGTCAATTTGTAATTATTAGTAAATAAGGAGAATACATGAAACATTACTATATAAAAAGTATGCCTGACGGCAGTATAAGATCCGTATCTAACTATAAATACGACAAAAGTTCATATTATATTGTAAAAAAAATCTCCCGTCTTTATGGTGCATTTAAGGCAAAACATTATGATCTTAATTATGTCCCTAATTTACTTGAAATATTAACATGGGTAGAACAAACCATAGAATTTTGTCCAATGGGCAAACAATTGAATTTTCTTAATTCGATTGGATATGATATAGCTTATCTTGTGAATATTTTGAGTGTTTTGTTTCCCCGAGAAGCTCTTATGATTTCTCAATCGCATATGAATTATTTTAATGAGGCTATACTAATAAGGTGGGAATCTTCTCTTTTTGTATATCATAACAAGATATTATGCGATATAAAAGAGGATATAGAATGGCGTTTAGGAGAAAGTTCATGAATTATTACTATATAGTGAGTGCTCGTGCATATGGTTTAGTAAAAATAACTCAGTATGAACCCGACTTTGGCAGTGATTATATTGTAACAAAGATAATTAATCTTCGTGATGCATTCCGTTCAATAAAATCTGATATGTGAGTTCCAGCCGACTTAATAATTTTATTATCACTTATAGAACAGACGACGTCAATATTTTCACCCAATCGGCAAATGCATTTTCTTAGTTCGATGGGATATGAAAAAACATATGTTATAAATATTTTGAGTATTTTATTCCCTATTGACGACCTTTATCTTACTAGTGATGAAAAACATTCACTTGCGAAATACAAAGGCGAGGTGGAGCCTTTTAATCTTTTAGATATATACAATAAAATGCTACATAATATAAAGAATGATATAAAATGGAATACAGCAATGTCAAACTGGAATAATTGGGTTAAAAATCGAAAATAATACTTGACATATTGCGTTTTTTATGTTATTATGATCATAATGAGTTGTTTATGTTAAAAAAACGCAATAAAAGGTTAATTTATGAGGAAAGTGGTTTTATATCGAAACGAGAATGCGGAGAATATCGGAAAACGTCTAAAGTTTTTTCTGACCCCGGCAGAAGATGGGGGCATTGAAGGTTGGGGCCTTATTAAAAGCTCCCATATGGGTTTATTATGTTAATTTATGCATATCGAAACAGCTTGACCAATAAAATACTCTTTTCTGGTTATTCGCCAGTTAATGGGTTTAAACGCGTGTCCCCGGGTTTACCACTCATTGGGGCAAAAAGATTTGGAAATTCCCACCTTAATCATATATTAGACTTTCTAATTCGATATAACACATATTGTAATTATTTGACAGATAACGAACTAATAAATTATTTTGTAGAAAACCATACTTATGTATGTGGCCCCGATGTTAGGTCATATAATAGAAATTCTTTGGAAATTATACTTATGGAAATAAAGGCCGGCCGTGTTCTGCCGCCTTCAGAGGGAGGAGATATGCAATTTCGAGATAGTTCGCCTCTTGTTAAATCATACCGAATTTTACATTATATTCGTATACTGTTACAACAAATAATGGGCTCGGATAGACATGAATGCATTAAAGTACGCTATATAAACGACGATACCAAAGAAGGATGGGTAATTATTCGTAAAAATAAAAGTGGCAATGCATTTAATGAATAATTTTTACTATATAAAAAGATTTGAAGACGGCAGCATGAGTAGGCCCGAACAACATCGCCCTGACAGTTTTAATCAACAAGTGGGTTTATATCTATTTACAATAGAAAAAATACCCATAATCCACTGTTTTTATGCTGATGCTGATTTTGATACTGGTGATGAAAGAGCCTCTTGTGCTTTTCTGGAATTGCTAACATGGATAGAACTCACAATGTCATTCTCTAATCCTCGAGTGCAGATGACTTTTCTTGTCCATAAAATCGGTTTTGATAGGCATTGTATTGTTAGGATACTAGAGGCCTTATTTCCCGGTCAAAATAGTATAGCCCTTGAATCACTTGAATATGCAAAAGATCGCAGCGGCATATCAAATGACCTCGCCAATGCATTAAATGATTTTAAACAAATAATTGAAAAGCGAAGTTAAAAATGCTAATATATATATATAGAAGAACCAATAGCGAAATATTTGTTTCAAAAAGTCAGCCACACGTTCTTACATCGTCGTCAAAAACAAAATTTGTTTGTTCAATCCCATATATCTCAAAAATAACTCATAGTGGCATGTCACAAATATTAATCTTTTTGATATGGTACGAATTATTAAGAAATACCTGTACTGATTATGAAATTATTAATATGTTTACCAGAATAATTGATACTATACCCGACCACGACAAAAATTTTACCCAATTCACCCTAGGACAAATAATTTATAACATAAAAAACCCTCACCCCCCTCACAGAATTTATTCGAAACAAGAGACGCTCGAAAGTATAAAATTTAATAAATCATATTGCTATTTAGACTTTACTAATATAACTTTAAGACAAGTATACGGGCTCGAAAGGAATGGGGTGCCGTTTATTCATAAAGGCGAAAATTATCTCTGGCAGGTAGGGTTTACGGAATATCCACACTATAGCGTATAAAATACTTGACATATTGCAAGTTTTATGCTATTATAGTTTCATAATGAGTTGTTTAATGTAATAATTGTGAAAAGGCACTTAAATGCATTATGTTTGGTTAAAAAACGACAGAATTCAATTAAATCATAGTAATTCTATAAGGCCGCCTAATTCTGTTCTTCTTGTTAAATCAACAGAAAGCATTTCGAGAAATGATATTCTTTTTCAGGTTCTTACATATTTCGAGTGTCTTTTTGGTAATTTTTCACAAAAACAAATTACCCGTTTTTTTGATGAAACTTCGGGATATCACAAAACATTTATAACTAATGCATTATTGCCAAGTGTTCTGGGCCGTGTTCGCGAAGGGGTATTACTTACTTCAAAATATGACAACAATATATTAGTAAAAGCAAGGCTTGAAATAGAAAGGTATCTGGGATAATGTTGATATTTGTTGATAAAAAAACCAATAACATTGGGTTTTCAAGTTATTCTGGGGTTTGGGCAAGACCCATCATATCCCAAGCTCGAATGGCCTGCAATTCAAGGTACTGATATAAAAGACCAAGATGATATAGCTATAAAAATAATACTTGTATTAAGCTTTTATGAATTTATTAGTGAACATTTTCCCGAAGAAATGGCACTTCGTTCACTAAAATGTAATCATGATGAGCATTTTGTCTATAAAGTATTTTCACTTATAGATGACAGTTTGGCAGAACGTTTCATGTATAACAATGAAGTCGGATGTGAGTCTAATCGCGAAATAAGATTTTCAGCTTCTAACCAAGTAAAGTTATTAAAAATAATAAGAAAAATAATGAGGAATTTATCATTATGAGCAAAATATATTTATCGAAAAATAACAGGATTCATGTACGAATGAAGCCAACAAATATATGTGGCCCCGTATTCGATTGGCCCCATCTTCGCATTATTGGCTGTCTAGCAACAGAATGGACATTTCACATTTTAAGAGGCTATGAATTTATTAGTAAAAAATTTTCTGAGGAATGTGCCTTTCATTTTTTAACACGCACGTATGGATTTTTCCAGTCGGCGAAAATCTTCACGATTGTTGATATGAATGTTGCTCATAGATTTAGTTTGTTTCACAACGCGCAATTACCCATACTTGTACTTGGAAACAAAGATTTAAAAATTCAAGCTATAATTAAAGACATTAGGATGAATTTAAATGCATAAACGTATGAGAGCATATGCAAGACACAACCCCCATACCAACCGGGACGAAATTCATTTTGGGAGACACGATGACAAAGAACCGAACCATCGGATCCCCGGCACTCCCATAGTTGATTGGGTTAAATTTCGCATTAGTACAAATTCGTGTACTTGCGAACATACATTAAAATTGCTTATGTTTTACGACATACTAATTAGTAATTTCCCTGAATACTTGGTATTTGAAAGTATATATCTTAATATTGGATTTAAATACGCATTTTCTATTTTAGGACCTCTTTCCCGTATTGATTCATCTATTGCCTGTAGATTCTTCGATACAACTCAAGGTAAACACATGTTAGAAAGTTATGACCCTTATGATATTTTGCCGGGCTATTCCCATTATATAAGAAATATTATACAAGATATAGAAAACAGAATATTATGATGTATTATTATGTTTTGAATACAAATGGCAATCTTAAAGTGAGTGCAACAAAACCGCCGATATCAGAAAATTATGTGACATTGCCTGTAAGGCTAAACCGTGCCAATTTAATAAAAAATATCGAAACAAAGCAAGCACGGCGTATTGCCGGAAAATCTCCAGATAATGATAATACCTGGCAAATGGTTATATTATTACTTGCATGTTCCGACTTATTAGGTGATAATTTTTCGCTGGAAAACATTGCTAATTATCTAAATAAAGAGTGTTGTTTAAGAAATAGTTTTGTCGAAATGATAATAAAAACAGCATTACAAGAGGAATATATAGTAAAAGCGGATATACAATGTGAATTTGACATAAAATGGCAGAATAAAATTATGGAACAAGTTGCTCGAATAGAGGAAAATATTTAATGTATTATTGCTATATTCTAATTAGGAGCAAACAAAATATATCGAAGTCCCAACTGGTAATATCTGTATTGCCTTGTGGGAATTGTGATGATGGTGCTTGCCCATGCAGCAGTGTATAAAATGCTCAATAATGGGCCACAAATAGCCCTTGTGGCCACGAGTACTGTATTAGGCATACTATCACCATGTCGGCCCTGGCTGGCGCCCCGACCTGTTTTGTATTTGCCATTACTCAGTGCAAATTGATGGGACACGTTTTTGATAATACGGATACAGACGAATTTTTTTCTTGACAAATGACAAGAAATATAGTATACTGTTTTTTAGACCTAAACAATAACTAGAAAGAAGAAATATTTCATTATGAAACAAAAAGTGGAAACTATTAAAAGCAGAATTGATTATCTTCGGAAACTCAATCTTCTGGCGGCGAAAAATGTCAAAACTATTAAATCCATCGGAATTAATATCCTGAAGACGGGCCGCGAACTGATTGCAGAATATCCCAAAGACAATGATGTTGTTGTTTCCGGTCGTAATATTATCGGCGAAGCAAATCGTCAATTTCTCCGAAAACGCAGTGCAGCCCCCGGGGGTCGCGCCATTGCTCTGGCTTATGCATTCACCCGCGGGAAACGATATAAAACAGTAGAGCCCAATACTGCCCAAATGGGCGTTGTTGCCCTGTCCGTTTCCATTGCCAGACTTGTTGGCGCCACTCCGGAATGTATCGTATTCTGGTTTGAAAGTGATAAAAACATGTACGAAATTATTCCGTTTGAACATCAGCTTACACAATTCAAGCAACTTGCCGTCAAAATTGAAACTGCTCAGGTTAAATTTGAGGTCACAAAACGTACATGGAAAAAAGCAAAGAAAAAATCTGAAGAAGATGAGGGTAACGAAGAATTAAAATCGCAGAAAAAGAAAAGTTACAAAAAATATCAAAACGCAAAATATAAGTTGGAACAACTTGTTGCAAATTATTTAAGAGCAGATATGGTTACCCCCGATTCTCTTTTCTCAGAATCTGAACCGGTTGACAAAGTTGCTCAAAAAGCAAAGGCAAAAGTTATTGACAGCTTAGTAACAAGAAATACAAAGGTTGCAAAGTAATGTCACACTCGATCAAACAAGTCAAAAAAGACAAATGGCAGATTTTTGGGCACAAACACGAATCTATTGTACAGTCTTATATTGTTATTGAAGACGATTACTGCCGAATTAGTATTATCGGCGGCAATCCAAAGCAGAAAAAGGATGTGAGGTGCGAATTAGATAAAAGTTCTGTCATTAGAGGCTATCTATCATATATTATGTATGCAATTCGCAAGCTCAATGATATGGAAAAAAAACTTGACAAAACAGGATAAAACAAAAATGATTGTGAGACTGTCCCCCAAAACTCTGCGGTCCTACTGTATGAGAGAAGATTTTATTGCAAAATATATTGAAACTTTTGGCAATACACAATATATTTTCCCTTGGGATATTGCTTCTCAATGTTTTTTTCTATCTTCTTCTTTCCCGGATATGATGGCAAAACTGCAATTACCTTTCCTGCCCATGGAGAAAACGAATTTAAGAGGGCTGCAAATTTACAATACTATCCTTAAAAAAATTAGAATTACAAAGTCAAGTTTGGAAAATTCGAGTTTTAGAGAATGTACTTTGCAAAAAGCTGTCTTTAAAAATTCCAACATGGAAAATGTAGACATGCAGAATGCCAACATAACTAATGCAATTTTTGATAACACCAATCTTGAAATGTCAAATTTTGATGAAGTAGAAGCCGACAACTCCGAATTTGATTTTTCAAATATTCGGTATGCCAGTCTTCATGCAGGCGGGTTTAACAATGCATCGTTTAGAAATTGCGATATTTCTTTTTCTGACCTTGGAAACGCAGTAGCTAATCGGTCAACTTTTGTAAAGTCATATATTAATAATAGTTCGTTTATAGGGACAAAACTTAATAATTTATGTATGCTAAATACCGATGCTGCTCAAAGTAATTTTGAACGTGCTTTCATTCTGGATGGCAACATAAAACAATCGTATTTCAAAAATGCTGATTTTTCATTCTCAACGTGTAACAGAATTTATTTTCAAGGTTGTGTTCTTCGAGGCGCTTCTTTTGAATCAGCTACTCTTAATGGGGCGAAATTTGAAAATGTAAATTTTCGTGATGCCAATTTTAATAAAGCTATATTGCGGCGTGCTATTTTCAAAAACGAGGATTTAAAGAATGCAGATTTTTCAGGTGCTGACTTACAATATGCAGATTTTAGCGGTGCAGACCTACGCAAGGTAATTTTTAACAGAACAAATCTCGCAGGTCTCCAATACAATAAATCCACTAAATGGTGGTAAAGCCGACTTACTTTTAGCTTCTAAAATACAAATGTTACATTATAATATATGAAAAAGAACCAAAGGCAAAAAGGACACTGAATAAAAAAAATCTTTTTTTGATGTTTTTTTCTTGACATTTTTTTTTCTTGTGGTATAGTTAGTCCAAGATTGATTGACAAACTACCTGAAAGGAACTGACAAATGAACGACATTGCAAAAAAAATTATCCCTTATACCTCCAACCTGATGGAAGATTTAACTTTCGGTGTTGAGCTTGAAATTTGTCTCCCCCGCAGTGCTAACCTTCGCGACATGATGAAGGATGCCGGCATCCCAAGAAACAAATTTAATTCCACTGCAGATTATAGCAGCCAGGACTATGATATATGGCAGGCCAAAAACGATTGCAGCCTGTCTTGTTCCTCCGGCTTTTTCAATATCGAAATTGTAAGCCCCGTCCTTTCCGGTACTGCTGACATTGAACTTGTCAAAAAAGTTATCGTATCCATCAAAAAATTCGGCGGTGAAGTTAATGAAACTTGCGGCGTTCATATCCATATCGGTTTTGACGGTCTTGTCAAACCCGGCAAGTCATTTAACGCGCCGGAACGCACCGCCCTTGTAAACAACCTTGCAGACATTACAGCGGAATTTGATCAGTCTCTTATGCTCATGGTTGAGCGGGACCGCTGGAGTCAGGCTTGCTGCAGACGCTACAAAGACTATTCGGAACACGAGACTTACGATATGAATCATCAACGCAGTAAACTTGCCTCCAGAGATTGTGCAGTTGCTTTCGGTTCTCACTCTCAGATTATCAACGCGAAACGTTTCCTGTCTAACTTCGAAAACAAACGAACCATTGAATTTCGCCTCTTGGAAGGCTGCCTTGACGAAAACAAAGTTGCTGCTTGGATCTGGTTCTGCCAGCGGTTTCTCCATCGTGCATTTAGCACCAAAGTTCGCGCAATCGGCCGCACTCGCAAATTTACTGACCTTCTGAGCTTCCTGCGCTGTGACCGTGCCGACGAAAAACGCGGTTTTGATCGCAACGAAACTACCAAGGGTTATGTGGACTGCCTTCGCAAACTTGCCAAAAAACACAACAGTAGCAAAACCCCTTATTATCGCGCACATTGCAACTTCCACAACTATGTGCGCCCGCCCAAAGCAATGATAATCAAAAATCTTGCAGCATAAAAAATAGGGCTTCGGCCCCACCTTAACGGAGAAAAAAAATGACAAACGCAACTACCAACCCTGAAATCATTTGCGCCGAAACAGTTAATGCGGACGTAACCGAATACAGTGTACGCCTTGACGGCAAGGATTATGGGTCTATGTACCAAAAAAATAATATGTGGTCATACGATCTTGACGCATTAAATGGCAAAACCAGCATAGTCCGCGTATTTGACAATCCTCTGGACGCCGCAAATGACACTATCCGGATCACCAACAAATTAAACGATGTATTCCATTTCATGGTCTAACCCCCCACAGGGGCTTCAGCCCCTAACAAGGAGAATGACTATGGAATATAAGAAATTGGGTTCATGTTGCGAAGCGTCACGGAATCGAGGTGATCCCATGATCCCAATATTCTCAGATGAAAAAGCGGTAAAACAGTGGGCAAGACGGGTATTTGACCCTTTTTTCTTGACATGTCGAAAATTTTATGTTATGGTATATCCATAACTTATAAACCTGTGATAATTTAACGGAGAAAATTTTGACAACATACTGGCAAGACTATACGCCCAATTTTATGGAAGATGTTGGGTTTGGTATTGAAATTGAATGTTTTATTCCGGACACAACAACAAAACGGGCTGTTCTGGAAAACGCAGGCATTGCGCCTGAAGATATTCATGACCGCTATGGCAATTACAATAAGTGGCAACTCGAAACCGATTGTAGTTTGAATTCAAAAAGAGGTTTTCTTAACACCGAATTTGTAAGCCCCGTCTTGCACGGTCAAGAAGGTCTCGAACTTGTTCGTAAGGTAATCCGCTCCATTAAAGAATCTGGCGGAGTTGTAACTAAAAGGTGTGGAATTCATGTCCATTATGGGTTCAAAGATTTTTTAAACCCCGGCATCGACACACCAATTAAAACTTCAGAGCGGGTGAAAATTTCGAACAATGTTGCAAACATGTTTACCGAATTTGACCAGTCATTTATGCTTATTGTTGCTAAGCATCGTAGCGAAGACTGTCATTATTGTACACGCAAAAAAGACTATTGCGAAGCGGATGGCAAAAGGGCCATTGATAACGCACAAAAACACTTTGAAAGTGACCGGTATGTTGCGGCCCATACTTCTCACGGCTGGGCCCTGAACCTCTATGCCCTTACTAATTGGTCTTGTACCCGTCCAACTGTTGAATTTCGTCTCCTGGAAAACTGTCTTGATGAAGACAAAATCGTCACATGGATCTGGCTTTGCCAAAGGTTTCTCCACCGGGCTCTTACCCATTCCACAAAGAAGTGCACTCGTACCCGCAAATTTTCAGAACTGATCAAATTTTTGGATTGCACATACAGCAATAAAAATAGAAATGAACAGACCGCCGGATTTGTAAATTATTTAAACAGAATGGCAAAAAAGCGTAGTTCAAGAGAACATCCATACAATGTTCCCCATTGCCATTTTGCAAACTATATCCGCCCCAAGAAATTCCGAACCATTAGAAGCGAAAGTTGTTAATTACCATAGAAAATGCAGGATTAATCGAAAAAATGGCCATTCATCTTGGCGCTACTGCTGACAAATTTTGGCCCGAGTGGGTCAAGTATGTTGCGGCCGAAGAAATTTCTATTGATATCGGTTTGATTGTATGTGGTCTTATGTTTTTGGCCGCGGGTATTTATATCGTGCGGGCAATTAAGAAAACCGGCGAATTCAGATGGAGTTCCAGACAATATGATATGTCCGAAGATATTGTTTTTTGGGTAATCATCTCCGGAATTTCTTTCTTGGTTTCTATGTTTCTGGTTTATCAAGCAGATATTGTACCTGCCATTGTGGCGCCGGGGGGATTTGCCTTAACAAAATTCTTGGCTCAATGTAAGCGATTGTAATACCGTAACTGCCCGGTGTAATTTATATTCCTTTTGATACTGTCTAAAACTCAAAACAAAAGCCCTACTTGTATTCATATAAGTAGGGTTTTTTGCTACAATATCGCGCTGTAAGCGCTCCACCAACAAAAAAGCATACTCAGCGATGGGTTTCGGTATAAAGCTCGATAGAATGCGATGTCCCTCCAACATTTCGCGCCCTATTCTATGGTCATCCGGGAACCCTATTAATCGGGCAACTTCACGCAACGTCATAGGACGATTTTTAATGGGATGGATAAATTTTGGATCCGAAGAAATGGTTGGCGCAGGCATGTAGCGGTCAAGTCTTATTGGCATTTGAGTTTTCAATATTTTGCCGTCACGCTCATGCCATATTGCCGGGCGTTTTTCAACATTGTAGAGTTTTTCGCCTTCTTTTAAAAGGGGTACTGATTCCCACAGTAATCTATATTTAAGTTGTTTCGCGGGTAATTCTGGTACAGCATGTCCATCCAAAAATATGCGGCCGACCTGTACGGCGCCGGTTTCTGATGGCAAGACGTCAACTAAATTTCTTATGAACGGATAAACTACCGGAATATCCTTTATCTGTTCAATTTCAAACGAATTTAATCGTGGTGATAATCCATTTTTGTTACCTATGATAATTAAATATTCAGCATTGATCGGACTGCCAACAGCCATAGCATTGACTTGTGCAATTGTCCATTTATATGAACTATTTAGACTATCAAACCAATCTGTCCAATATTTCGGATTATGTTTTGATGATATTCTGGCGGGAACTACAAATAAAATGTTTTCAGTTTTGAGCATGTTTGAGGCGACGTCAACTGCAAATTTCAGTTCATAGTTTTCCTGACGCCCGGTAGTATTCGGTTGTCCATAAACAACGTCATACTGTTCCCTGTGCGTTTCCAGGAATTCTGCCAAGTCAAAAAAATAAGGCACCCGGGTATATTTCATGTTTCGTTTAGCTGCTGCAATAATTCTTGAAAATTTTAATTTCTTCGTATTTTCATATACTGCATCTGTAGCGACGTCAAACCTCTCTGCTGTTATTCTGAGAGATTGCGAATAACAAAATATCCCGAGTGCCTTCATATTACTCGCTTAATACTTTTAGCAAAATTTCATCCATGTCTTCTTCTGGCTGCTTTATAATGGTTGAAATAAATTCCGGAGTACATGAATATAATGGCTGTCCGCATACTGTAAATGAACTTGCCTGTGTTAGCGACACCCACTGGCCGACTTTCAGATCAGCGCCAACCAGATTGCCCTCTCTATCTTTTGTTTTGGCTACGTTGGGTCCAATAGATACAATTTCCATAATTTGTTGCATAAAATTTTTCAATCTTGTTTCGGCAATCGAACCGGGCAACAAAATACTGCCAGCTTTCCCAAGGGATTCTTTGGGCGGAGCATAGTTCAATTTTTTGGTAATAACATAACGATATCTTGCAGCAGGAATAAGTTTTTCCGGTAAACCGTCTTCCTCTAAAGATTTAATCATATCTTCTCGTGACTTGTCTTTTTCCTCTAATGCTTCAATTTGAGCAGAAGCTGAATCGTAACTCGGGCTAGTAATAATTTTTGACATTATCTGTCTCCTATGTTAATTATATTGTTAACCACACGCACTAAAGCCACAACTTGGGCATTTCATGCATTTCTCTTCATAAACTAAACGGCCATTACATCCCTGATTGGGGCAAAGCGGTCTAATTATATCGTATACTTCTTTAGGAACATCTTCTTTTTCAGCACCAGAATACCTTTCTGATAATAACTGTTTAAGAATTCTGGAAATTTGATACGAAAAATCCATTCCGGACGACGTCTTATCAAACTGCTTAATCAGTTTATCAAGTGGATAGCCATGTCTCAACAAAATACTTGCAAGTCTCATTGACAGGTTGCGCAATTTAAATGATGATGCATGCCCGCTAATCTCTGTTCCGAACTTAACAAATAATTCAATAGGATAATTGTCAAGTAAAGTGGTAATTAGATATACCTCATCACGTTCATTTTCAGGTAATTCTGGGTCTCTAAAACGAAATACCTTTGCTTCATCTTGAGTTGTCAATGAAACTCGTGGTGGTTCTTTTGGTACTACTCGCGATGGTTCATTAGTCTTTGTAAGATTAATTATTTGTGTATATTTTGAACCGTCACGATAAATGGTCAAGCCTTTGCATCCCGAATTATATGCGTCTAAATATGCCTTTATAATGTTCTCTACAGTAGCATCATGAGGCATATTGATAGTTTTGGAAATGCCATTATGAATAAATTTTTGGAGTTCTGACTGCATTAAAACGTGTCCCTCAACTCCAATATCCTGACTTGCCTGAAAAAACTCCGGCAAATTGCTTTTCTCAATTTTTATAGTACCATCGTGAATTTTTTCAATATCTAATCCCAAAACAGTTTGTGCATATTCTTCAACTACTCTCGGCATATACATTTTAGAAACATATTCCGACTCGCCTTTGTCAGTAGTTTCTACGTGTTTGCGCTCAAAAGGCTCCAGACTAGTAAGCGGTTCGCAACCAGAAGAATTAATAGAATCACAAATATAAGACGTTGTGCCTGTAGGCATCAAGAAAGTAGTATGAGCATTTCTAATACCGAATTCTTTAATTCTATTAATAAGTGATAACCACTGTTCTAATGGCAGATTTCCGTAAAGACACATATCGGCCAAAAAGTCATTATATCCTCTAAATAACTTTTCATAATGCGCCCGCGTTTGCTGAGTATTCGGGCCGCCGTCAAATTCTTCTCCAAAATCAAGAGTAGTAAGATCCCATTTTGAACCCTTAAATGCAGGAAATGCTCCACTATATTGTAAGTCGTTAAATTTGTCTGACCACGGAACTAATTTTCCGACTGCTGGAAGTGATGGGAAATTAGCATCGCGCGTACCCGAAGATTCCTTTTGAATTTCGATTGATTCCAACTTATTGTTATAAAGGAATGGATCACTACTTGTAGCATCATAAAACAACTTATTTGTATTATATTTTTTCATTGCACCAAAAACGGCAAGATCATTTTCTTGATTATCTTTGGCAATTGATACGGATTCATCCATAGACCAATATGTAACACGTTCTGTTAATTCACTTGCAAACTTTCTGCCAGCGTAGCTTTCATACTGAAGTTTTAAGTAAATAAGTACATTTGCAAGGCCGAAATAACCTAACCCGAGAGGACGTGAAGCCAATGTAACAACTTTTGATTGTTCGTTGGGCAACTTATTAATGCTTACAACACGATCAAGCGCGCTAGTCATCAGCCTAGTCGTATTTTCGAGTTTTTCCCAATCAACAGAATAATTCCAATCACCTTCACGCTTTTTGATATGGTTATTTAGATTAATTGAACCTAGATTGCAAGTGGCATAAGCCATACCAAAATGCTCGCCACAGGGATTTGGATTTCTAATGACGCCCATGTTGCTTACATAATTATATTGGTTTACTCTATCTACAAAAACAATACCCGGATCACCGACCTCCCAAGCTGCCTTGGCAATTGCAGCAAAAACATCTCTTGCCTTGTAAATTTCATAAATTTTTTTATCCCAATGGGTACACCAAAGCCCTTCTTTCACTTGTCTAACAACTTTGCCCCCGTGGAGTCCACGCAGCCTAAGAGCTTCTCTCTCACTAATAAAAATCCAATTGTTTGGTGTAATGTCGGAACCATCGGTATAATCACTTAAACAAGTTACCCACTGATCATCATCCGTACTACCCTCTAAATTCAAAATATCGAAAAAGACGTCGGGTGCAGATACGCTAAAATTCAAATTTGAGAATTTTTCATAGTCGCCTTTTTTCTGGGCATTAGTTTTACTCCAGATAAAACTCATAATGTCCGGATGATCTAGCCTTAAAAGGCCCATCTGTGCCGCTTTACGGATTCCGCCGCCCTGAACCGACATACCAGCAGCATTAAAATTTTCCATAAAACTGAGGGGACCTGTGCTTATCCCTTGAGTACTTTTAATTGGATCTCCGGCCGGCCTTAATGTTGAATAATCAATTCCAACACCGCCACCCTTTTTAAACGTCATAGCAGACATTTTCACAGAATCAAAAATACAATCCATGGAGTCTGCTATTGGGTATTCAAAACAGGAGGACAACATGCCTAATCTAGCCCCAGCATTAATAAGTGATGGAGTTGCCAAAATAGCGTCTCTATTGAGAAACATTTCCAAAACAGCTCGTCTAATAGCAGTATCGCTCTTTAGCGGGAAAAGAGCATTTACTACTCGCCTATTTAGCTTTTCCCAGTTTTCATCTTTTAGATAATAACGTTCGTTAAGAATATTTTCAACATGTGGCTCCAGAATAATTTTAGCCATGACGTCCTCCCCATCGTACGCTCGTACTAAATCGCGATTTTCTAGGGGTGCTATATCTCACAATGTGTACGTCATTGCCATATTCTGTATACAAAAATTTTCTTAGATCATTTAAAAGTTGAAAACTTTCCTGATGATTAAGGGCGTCAAGACGATTCGAAATGGGATCATATAACTTAAATTCAACTACAGTTTTGTTGTCCTTAATGTCATAACTTGATTCCCCTTCTATAATACGTGGGCCTAATATTTTTTCAAATGTGCCAACTTCATAAATGCCGGAGCGCTCACCGCGTTTAATAATCGCAGCCCATCTAGTTGCCTGTATCATGTCTTTATTGTAACCAAAATGCGAGGCCAATAATGCAGCCTGTCGTGGTGACGGAGCATTTTTAGCTATAGTAACCA